AACACACTTATTCTTTGTTGACGCTGACATTGGTTGGGAACCATGGCACTTGTTGGTACTATTAAACCGTGACGTTGATGTTATCGGTGGATTGTATCCAATGAAGACTATGCCAATCAAGTGGGTAGTTAATGGATTTGAAGGTGCAGAAGAAGGGGCTGATGGCTTACAAGAAGTATCTAAAGCAGGTACAGGTTTCTTGTTAATGAAGAAGCATGTATTTGAGAAGATGAAATCTCATCCTGCTGTTAAGCAGTATAAGAATGACATTGGTTTAGATCCAAGATTCGACCAACACTTGAAGACCTACTTTGATACAGCAGTTCGTCAGAATCGTTACTACAGTGAAGACTGGACGTTCTGTGAAAACTGGCGTGATATCGGTGGACGCATCTGGGTTGATAAGCGTGTATTGTTACGTCACAGTGGTTCATATGTTTTCTGCCAAGAGAACCAAGAACACTTGATGAAAACAATAGGCCCTATGTTCCTAGAACAGCAACAACAAGCTGGATTAAAACTAGTTGACAAAGACGGCAACGAAGTCAAATCAATTAAAGCACAATAAAACAAAAGCCCCGAAAGGGGCTTTTTAACGGGTAAAATAATAACCATTTTGTAACACAATTGTCACAATTACTGAAGTAAATACTTTGTAATAAACACACAAGGAGACTATTACATGAAAAAATTAACCGCATTCGTAGGTGGATTGTTAATATCAACAATTGCATTTAGCGCAGACATTACAGGGGCAGGGGCAACGTTCCCGTTCCCAATCTATGCCAAGTGGGCTGAAGGCTACAAAAAAGTCACAGGTACAGGCATGAACTATCAAAGCATTGGTAGCTCAGGTGGTATTAGACAAATCAACGCAAAGACAGTAGACTTTGGTGCCACAGATGCTCCAGTAAGCGGAGAGAACTTGGACAAGATGGCGCAAGTTCAGTTCCCAGCTATTATCGGTGGCACAGTTCCTGTCGTTAACTTAGATGGTTTCAAGCCGGGCGAACTACGTATCACAGGCCCAGTACTGGCTGAAGTGTTCATGGGCAATATTTCTAAGTGGAATGATCCTAAACTTGTAGCACTAAATCCAGGTAAGAATTTACCTAACGAACCAATCACAGTAGTCCATCGTGCTGATGGTTCAGGTACAACATTTAACTGGACAGACTATCTAAGCACAGTAAGTCCAGAGTGGCTACAGCGTGTAGGTCGTGGTGCCGCAGTTAAATGGCCGGCTGCTACTTCAATAGGTGGAAAAGGCAACGAAGGCGTTGCAGCCAATGTGAACCGTGTTAAAGGTAGTATTGGTTACGTAGAGTATGCTTATGTTAAGAAAAACAATATGACATTCCTGCAACTACAAAACAAGTCAGGCAAGTATGTTAGCCCAGATGACTTAACATTTGCCGCAGCCGCAGACGGTGCTGATTGGTTCAGTGTTCCTGGCATGGGGTTGAGTATTGTGGATCAACGTAATCCTAATGCTTGGCCAGTAAGTTCAGCAAGTTTTATTATTATGTATAAGAACCCTGCCAACAAAGCCAACAGCGATGAAGTATTAAAGTTCTTTGATTGGGCATTTAAGAATGGCAAGAAAGATGCCGCAGACTTAGACTATGTGGCATTACCAGACGCATTAACAAAACAAATACGTGAGCGTGTTTGGACACAAATCAAGTAAAACGCACACAAAATAGAGTGTGACTGGAACTCGTAACCAGTACTAAGAGCCGAAAGGCTCTTTTTTAATGCTAGCTATAAATTGGATTTGATAAATACTTAATGAATTTAAAAGAACTTGATTCCTTCCGTATTTCCGACGCTATTAGTTTCCATGACAAATTGAACCCTAAGTTATGGAATAATAATAAATTGCGTTCTGAAGTGAAACAACAATTATTAATCATAGCAGAAGATTTTTTAGAAGAATTAGGCATTAATGGTTTAGATGTAGCAGACATGACTGTATCTGGATCTAATGCCGCATACAGTTATACACCTAACAGCGACCTAGACTTACACATATTAGTTGATATGAGTAAGTTGCCAAACAATGAAGTTTACAGAGAATTATTCACAGCGAAAAAATCATTATACAATGACAGCCACGATATAAAGATACATGGGATACCAGTAGAGTTATATGTACAAGACGCCAGAGAACCAGTCGTAAGTCTAGGTGAGTACAGTCTCAAAAATGATAACTGGCTTAAAATCCCATCAAAGCGCAGAGCAAATTTTGACCAAACCGCCACCAAAACAAAATACGAAAAGTTATTAACATTAATAGAGCTAGCCCTCAAATCCAGAAAATACAGTAAAGTAAGTAACATAATTAAAACAATCAAAAGATATAGACAATCAGGATTAGATAAGGGTGGCGAGTTTGGTCCTGAGAATTTAGCATACAAAGCATTAAGAGCGCAGGGATACATTACAAAACTATATGATTTAAGAGACAAGTTACATAGTGAGAAGTTGACTATTGAAACGATGTATCAGCCTATAAATGATGACTATCATCCTAATGCGACTCCTCCTGGCCCTGAGTTCAAACCCACGATGCCTGCTGGTACTGTTAAAGTAGATGTAAGTGATGTGTATGATTGGTATAAGCTAGGTCAGCATATCAGTAATCTTAAAGGGTTAGGTAAGCATGATTTCGGTGCAGGTCCACCAAGTACTATTTTCTCATTCGGTGATGAAGATACTGAACATGAATATATTAAAGATTTAGAAAAGACAGGATTAACAACTACCGACATTGATCCAGTTGACCCTAATCAACCAAAAGGCATGAAGCGTCAGAAAGTCGATCCTACATATAATGTTAGTGAAGCATTTGACCAACCCTATAGACTTAAATGGGAACATGGTGATTACGGAGATGTTGATGCGTATGCTAAACTAGATGACGGAACTTATCTAAGTATCATGTTCAACAAAGGATATAACCAAGATAAAGAAGAAGCATGGAATGTTGAATTCTATAGAAACAACAGCCAAGAAGTAACAGGTGAGGGCGATGCTCAACGAGTATTTGCTACTGTACTAAGTGCTATTCAAAAATTTATTAAAAAGTACAAGCCCAATCGTGTAATCTTTTCAGCTAGTAAAGAAGTCGAACAAGGACAAAACGCACAAAGTAGAGCAAGACTATATGACAGTTTGGTACAGCGTTATGCTAGAGCTTGGGGTTTTAGAGCGTTCCGTGCAGACACTGGCAACAAAGTTATATACGAGTTAAGTAGAATAAACAAGTCAGTAGCAGAAGATGATACTATGCAATATGCATCAGAAAAAACATCCGCAGTAAATCCATACGGTGGTCTTGAAGATAATCAATATCGTGGATCAATATCAGAAGCCTCAGGATATATTCCCTCAGAAAAAGAGAAGAATGATCCTCGTTTTAAGACAGCATTAACAGTAGATGTTCATCCTGATAGTATTAAAAAGAACGCAAAAGCGTTCGGATGGCTCACTAGCAGAGCCGGAATACCACCAACAGCGAGAGCAAACGGCAAAATCTGACATTAATTAATTCCTTTTTGAATAAATACAAGTATCAAGGGAATTCTTTATGCCAATCGCAAATAGTTATACTACTTCAAATGTTACTCCGACAGTAACATCTACCGGACCAACAACAGTCAATCAAATTCAAACTAATAGTACATCATCTGTTACTTCGGCAGTAGCCTCTATTAGACCATCAGTAAATCAAATTCAAACTAATAGTACGTCATCGGTTACTCCAGAGGTAAGAAGAACAGTTACGACAAGCCCTGTACTTACTACTACTGCATCTAGCCCAACACCCCCTATCGTACCGGGACCGGGAACAGGTACTAATCCTCTTCCTCCAGGACCCGTATTCCCAGATCCTGCAAATCTTGTAGTTCCTAATGATGAAATTCCTGAACCAGTACCTCAAATTGAGTTCACTGTACCTACCCCAGCTAATACAGTGGTTGGTCCTGATGGATTCTTAAATACATTAGTAACAAATGAAGCACTTCCGGTTGATGAAGGTAACATTATTAACGTTACCAATGTTTACAATACATTCCTATCTAACGTTGGAATATATGATGGAAATAATTTAATATCTAATGCTGTACAACAACTAATATTTACTGGTGATGGAGTTACAGTCACTGGTAGTAACACTGCCTATATTAATATTCCCGGCGGTAACAGTAGTGGTAATGGCGTACCGGGTGGTAGTAACACTCAAATTCAATACAACAATAGTGGTAATTTTGGAGGAAACAGTGGTTTTACATTTGATTCAACAATTGGTGAATTAAGTGTGCCGGGTAATATTGTAGTTGGTAATGCTATAGGCGGCAATTTAACAGGTGCTAACGTTATATTCGCTAACTCATTTACTAGTAATGGTGGTGTTGTAGATTTTGCTACAAATAATCCAGATGTATTGTTGGGTAATGTAGGTAATATAACTATAGGTGGCGGTACTGCTAATTATGTATTGACAACTGATGGTGCTGGTAACTTAAGTTGGGTAGCACGTGCTCGTGGTGTCACTGTACAAGAAGAAGGTACTAATGTACTAGCAACAGCAAATACAATCAACTTTGTTGGTAATGGTGTTACTGCAAGCAACGTGGGTAACGTTGCTACTATTACAATTGCCGGTGGTATTGGTGGCATTGCGGTTCAAGAAGAAGGTACTAATGTACTAGCCACAGCAAATACAATCAACTTTGTCGGTTCAGGTGTTACAGCAAGTAATGTAGGTAACGTTGCTACTATTACAATTACCGGTGGCGGTGCAGTTTCTGGCTCTAATACACAATTACAATTTAATGATGGTGGTAACTTTGGTGCAAGTTCTAACTTAACATTTGATAAAACAACTAGCAATTTAACTGTTGGTAGTAATGTTCTTGCTGTTAACTTTATTGGTTCAGGTTCAAACACACCAACAGTTACCTCAGGCACTAATTTAGATTTGATAGCAACTGCAGGTGTTCGTGTTCCTTCTAACATTAGTTTATATGGTGGAAATGTATCATTGGGTGCCGTAGCTAATCTACATATTACCGGTGGTACTGCTAATTATGTATTGACAACTGACGGGGCTGGTAACTTAAGTTGGAGTGCTGGTGGAGGTAGTGGTGCTAATGGTACTCCAGCCGGTTCTAATACACAAGTACAATATAACAATAATGGAAACTTTGGTGCAAGTTCAGGCTTTACATTTGATTCAACTACTGGTTGGTTAAGAGCTCCTGGTAATATTACTGCAAACTCAGAACTACATTTTGGATACGATCAAGGTTTTTCTAATGTGTCTGATGCTTGGGGTCGTTTACGAATGTTTCCAGGAAATGTTCAAAATGCTAATATAAACACAGGTTATGGATTTACATATCAAAACACAGGATCTGGCCCGGCATATTTAGCGTTAACAAATGAAGAACGAAATTTCAATCAAGCACTTATTATAGCAGATGGTTCAATAGGACCAGGCGCAGGTAATGTACCTGTAACCGCATTTGGTTTTAGTATAATTGACAGTATTGCAAATACATCACCTACTACAGGAAATGAAAACGGTTGGACTCCTTTATTAAACCTAGATTATAATGGTAATTTTACTTTACCTGGAATCCCCAGTTGGACAAGTAACTCTGGTACAGCAAATGTCGGTAGTCTATTGGTCAGAGGCAGGTCTAATTTAAACAGTGTATCAAATATTACTATTACTGGTGGTACTATAGGTCAAGTGTTGACTACTAATGGTAATGGTAATTTAACTTGGAGTAATGCAGGAGCTGGACTTTCTGTGCGAGATGAAGGAGCCAATGTTTTAACATCAGCAAGTATAATGAACTTTGTGGGTGCAGGCGTGGTTGCAAGTAACGTAGGTGGTGTTGCTACTATTACTATTCCAGGTGCAGGTGGAAACGGATCACCAGGTGGCGCAAATGGTCAAGTACAATATAATGATAATGATATATTTGGTGGAAATCCAGGATTCACATTTGATGAATCTAATACTACAGTAACAGCTAACAATTTTGTTGCTACAAGCACAGCTAACTTAGGTGATGTTGCTAATGTTACAATTCTAGGTGGCACAGCTAATTATGTATTGACAACTGACGGCACAGGTACATTAAGCTGGTCTAACTTATCTGCTACAAGTAACCTTGCTGCCGGCGGTGCAAACACACAAGTTCAATATAATGATGATGGCATATTAGGTGGAAATCCAGGATTTACATTTAATGAAGGATTATCATTAATTACTGCTAATAACTTAACTGTAAGTAGCAAATCTAATTTAAATTCAGTATCTAATGTAACTATCTTAGGTGGTACTAATGGTTACTATCTACAAACTGATGGTTCAGGTAACTTAACATGGGCTCCTGGAAGTAACAGCACAGGTAATGGTAGTGTTGCTGGTGCTAACACTCAAGTTCAATTCAATGACGAAGGAAACTTTGGTGCAGTTGCTGGATTTACATTCAACAAAACATCTACTACATTAACAGCAAACAACATTGTTGCTTCAAGCACAGCTAACTTAGGTGATGTTGGTAATGTATATATTGGTGGTGGTACTGCTAACTATGTGTTGACAACTGACGGTACCGGCACACTAACTTGGTCTAATCTATCAGCAACCAGCAATATTGCAGCCGGTGGTGCAAATACACAAGTTCAATACAACGATGATGGTATACTAGGTGGTAACCCGGCGTTTACATTTGATGAAGGCACTACTTTAATTACTGCTAATAACCTAACAGTAAGTTCTATTACTCGTTTAGGTAACGTTGGCAATGTTCACATTGACGGTGGCACAGCTAATTTTGTATTGACAACTGACGGTACAGGCAACTTAAGTTGGACTAGTGGTAATAGTATTGCCAATGTAGCCGCAGGTGGCGCAAATACTCAAGTTCAATATAATGATGATGGCATATTAGGTGGTAACCCAGCATTTACATTTGATGAGGGATTATCATTAATTACTGCTAATAACTTAACAGTAAGCTCTATTACTCGTTTAGGTAACGTTGGCAATGTTCATATCGATGGTGGTATTAACGGATACTTCTTACAGACAGACGGAACAGGTAACTTAGTATGGGGTGTTCCAATTGGCTTACCGGGTAACGGACAAGTTGCAGGTGCCAACACTCAAATTCAATTTAATGACGCAGGTAACTTTGGTGCTGTTGCTGGTTTTACATTCGACAAAACAACTACTACGTTTACAGCAAATAATATTATTGGTAATAGTACTGTTAATTTTACAACAGCATCAAATGTTAGTTTAGGTAATGTTGGTAATGTACATATCGCAGGTGGTAACGCTAATTTCATATTGACTACTGATGGTACAGGTAACTTATCCTGGGCTAACTTAGCCGGCGGCGGTGCTGGTAATATTGCGGCAGGTGGTGCAAATACACAAGTTCAATATAATGATGATGGCATATTAGGTGGTAACCCAGCATTTACATTTGATGAGGGATTATCATTAATTACTGCTAATAACTTTGTAGCAACTAGCACAGCTAACTTGGGTGCAGTTAGTAATGTTACAATTACCGGTGGTACTAATGGTTATGTTCTACAAACTGACGGAGCAGGTAATTTAACTTGGACAGCACAAACAGGCGGAAATGCAGGTAATGGAATACCAGCTGGAGCAAATACACAAGTTCAATTCAATGATGCAGGTAATTTTGGTGCAAGTGCTGGATTTACTTTTAATAGTTCAAATACTTTACTCACAACCAATAATCTAGCTGTTACGACTACTGCTAACTTTATATCAGCATCAAACGTTAGTTTAGGTAATGTTGGTAATATTCACATTTCAGGTGGCGGTGCAAATTATGTATTAGTCACTGATGGATCTGGTGACCTAAGTTGGGCTAATTTATCAGCAACTACAATTGGCATTAAAGCAGGTGGTGCAAATACTCAAGTTCAATATAACGATGATGGCATAATAGGTGGTCACCCAGCATTTACATTTGATGAAGGATTACAACTAGTTACAGCAAATAATTTTGCGGCAACAAGTACAGCTAACTTAGGTGATGTTGGTAATGTATATATTGGTGGTGGTAATGCTAATTATATATTAACTACCGATGGTACAGGCACGCTAAGTTGGGCTAACTTAGCCGCAGGTGACGTTGGCAACATCAAGGCAGGTGGTGCTAATACTCAAATTCAGTATAACGATGACGGCGTATTAGGTGGTCACCCAGCATTGACATTTGACGAGGGATTAACATTAGTTACAGCAAATAACTTAACAGTAACTTCTATTACTGAGTTAGGTGACTTAGGTAACGTATATATTACCGGTGGTAATCCGTTTGATGTTATTGCTACGATTGACGGAGCAGGTAATTTAGGTTGGGCAACAATTACATTTGAAGCCGGCGGTACAAATACACAAGTTCAATACAATGATGATGGTTCATTTGGTGGTGATGCGACATTCACATTTGATGAGACATTAACATTATTAACTGTTAATAATTTTGTAGTTACAAGTACAGCTAACTTGGGTTCAAATGCTAATGTTACTATTACAGGTGGTGGACCTGGACAAGTATTGACTACGGACGGTACTGGTAATTTAAGTTGGAGTGACGGGACAGCTAATACTCCAGGAGGTTATTATCTACATACACAATCAGTTGCAAGTAATGTTTGGACAGTAACTCACAATCTTAATAGAACATATGTTGTAGTAGAACCAGTTGATGCTAATAATAATTCTTATAATGGAAGATATGATTTCCCAACAATTAATTTTGTAAATGCTAACACATTGACAATGACATGGACTACCGCAGTAGATGGATATGCAGCCGTAGTAGGTGGAGGTATAAGTTATTACAATGAAATTACTGGTATTACTGTACAAGACGAAGGTTCTAACGTATTAGCTAATGCTACTACACTGAACTTTGTTGGCCCTAGTGTTACAGCAAGTGATGTAGGTGGTGTTGCTACAATTAATATTGCAGGTATACCCGGAGTTATTATACAAGATGAAGGTAACGTTGTAGTTGGTTCAACTAATACGTTTAATTTTGTAGGTGCAGGTGTTGAAGCAAGTAATGTAGGTGGTGTTGCAACAATCACAATAAATGGTGGTATTACTGTATATGACGAGGGTGTTCCTTTTGTTAGTTCAATTGGTGCTCTTAACTTTGTTGGTCTAGGTGTTACGGCTACAGTAGCGCCGGGATCAGGTATAGCTACTGTTACTATTCCAGGCTCTAGTGCAGGTGATACTATTTACGACTTGGGTAATGTTTCAGGCACTACTACAATTAATATTAACAACGGTACTATTCAAACATGTACAATGACAGCTAATACATTCTTTAACATATCATCAGTTGCATCAGGACAGAGTATTACATTGATAATAACACAGGGTGTAGGAGCCCCGTATCTTGCTACTTATGGTAGTACTGTTCTTTGGGCTTCTGGTTATAAAGCTCTAAGTACAACAGCTGGCGCTGTAGACATGGTTAACATGGTCAATATTGGCGGCACATATTATGCTACATTAACAACAGGATATGCGGCATGAACTTTGGTGGGAGTAGATTAGGATTTTGGTTTAGACCCCCAAGTCGGATCACAAAAACTAAAGTATTAGTGTTCTATGATCCAACTACCTATGTGTATTCCGGAGGGGGTGTATACAATGATTTTTATAATCCCGAGTACGGTACACCAGATCCCGCAACAGCAATTTATCCTAATATACAAAGTAGAGAAATAGCTGCCGGATATGAGCCGGAACTAATTGTTGGATATGACAATCTACCAGCAGACATGAGTATCTATTCTCATGTATGGGATATAGGTTATGTGAGTCCATATAGCATTAATCCATTGACGGATCCTACTAGTAAATTAACTACATTTCTTCAAGGTGGTGGTTCTATGTTCATGCTAGGTGAAAATTCTGGATTGAATCAACCCGGACCTTCTCCAGAACTTACCAGGTGGTCAACTATTAAAGAATTTCTAAATGTGTTGGGCGCAAATACAGGTCAACCTACAGTTTTGTCGATGGATCCTACATATTACGGCATCATTACTTCTACAGTTAAACCTGAATTTTTAATAGCTAATAATAATAATATAGTTACTTTGTATGCCCCGGGCGGTTGGCTTAATATAAATCAGGGGACAACGATGACAACTCCGTTAACGGGCGGTAATGCATACCCATCAGTTATGTGGGAGACAGGTTCGCTTCCTAATGCAACGACAGGCGCAATTATATCAGTTTTAGATGTTGATTTTTTGACAACTGATTTTCTACAGGTTGATTTTATTGACAACATTATTGCATCATTAATGCAACGATAATAGAATTCCGTGTCTATATAGATTTTTGATAAATACTATATAACATTGGAATTCCATTATGCGTTTCACAGAAATATCAGAATCTACAACATCAGGCTCAGTATCAACTGTAGCAATGCCATTAGGCAAAACTCAAACAAGAACTCAAGTTGCTGGTCTACAACCCGTACAAAAAGTAATGGGTGGTGCATCAAAGAAAAAAGGCCCTTATGGTAATAGCATCAATGAAAGCGCAGAACTTAGTGAAGCTGACCTACAAGAAGATGATATCATTTTAGTTCCCGGACAAGGACGCAAAATGAAAACTGGATTTGTACCACACGGCCAAAGTCGTTTAGACCACGAAGTTGAAATGGCACGTAGTGATTTGTTCAGTGCCGCAAAGAATGCTCAACAAGTCTATGCTATGATTAAAGATGTTAGTGAAGATGAAGGACTTGAAGGTTGGGTACAAGAAAAGATTATCAAAGCAAATGATTATCTAAACACTATACGTGAATATTTAGAAGGTAAACGGATTCAACAAGAATCAGTAGTTGAAGGTGCTAAAGTTGACCGCATGGTTAAGCACATTGAAAAATCAGAAAAGAAATTAGGCAAGAGTAAAGACGAAGCAGAGAACATTGCTTGGGCTACAGCTAACAAGCGTGGCATGTTAGACAACAAGAACAAGAAGAAATAATATGAGCAATATTCTAAAAGGTTTACAATTAAACGAATTGTCTAATGAGAAGTTAGGACAATATAAAAAAGCCGCTGGTGCTGATGCTACTGCCGCTGACAAGGCAGGTGATACTAAGAAGGCTGACAAGCGTATGAGTGGCATTGTTAAAGCAACTAAGAAACAATTTGCTAATGACGAAAAGAAAGAAGTAGACGAAGCATACAACAAATATCAATCAAATCGCACAGGTTTTAGTCGTGGTCAACGAGATAATGAGCGCCACGATTTAGATGTACCAGGACAAGATCCTAGAGAACTTAGAATGTACAATCTTACTATTGATGGTAAGCCATTAAATCCTAAACCAATTATGGGTCGTAGCAACTTAATCAAATTTGGTAAACAACAAGCCGCCACTGGAGTTGATCTTTCTAACGCTATTATATCTCTAGTAGATGAAGGTGTGGCTGAAGGTAGATATGATTTTAGCGATTACCATGATGCTAGACTACGTGGTGATTATGGTATGGATCTTCCTGCTAACACTTCCGGAAGTACATACAAAGAACTTAATAAAGGTGATGGCGCTGGCGAACGAGGAAGACCACAACGACTAAAAGGTGTTTCAAAAAAATTACCAGCTGATCCGTTTGGTCGTACTACAGGTGAAATTCCTAAAGGTAAGCCAGGCACAGTTCATAGTATGATGCGTGACATTGATGAAGATGAGTTAGATGAGAACTGCTGGAAGGGATATCACAAAGAAGGTAACAAAAAAATGTTTGGCAAAACTGTTCCTAACTGTGTGAAGAATGAAGGTGTAGCAGAGGGTTGGCAAGAAGAATCACAAGACTTAGAAGACTGGTCAAAAGAAGTCAACAAGAGATTGTATAGAGCACATGAAAGTCAGCGCCCTGCATTGGCAAGACAATTGAGCAAATTAGAACAAAAGAATTTTGGCAGTAGTCTAAATAAAGGATCACTTACAGAATTAGTTCATTCAGCATTGATGGCAATACAAAAAGGTAATATGGTTCACTATGATCCACAGAGCGTAGGTTCAATGCCGTTTGGTAATATAGTAGGTGATGATGCTAGAGTCATTGCCAATTCGGGATTGAAAAAATATGATGTAGATGGTTATCGTGGTTTGAAAAGAGCAGGTATAGTAGATACTATTGAACAGTTTCTACATTTACGAGACCTCGCTGACAATCAAGGTCAAGCAATAATGAAGTATGCTAACATGCCACCTGTAGCAGCCTGGATGCAATTTATTAAAGATATCGGTTGGTCTAAAGATGATATGAACGAAGAAGTACAAGCCAAAACTGATGATAAGTTACTAGCATATTACGCACAGCGTAAAGCAGAAAAAGAAAAACAACAGCAAGGTGTAGTGAAAGAACAACATAATTGCCCACACTGCGGTGGCGAATTGGTCAGTGAAGAACTGATGAACGAAAAGAAAGATGCTTGCTACTATAAAGTTAAGAGCCGTTATAAAGTATGGCCAAGTGCTTATGCTAGCGGTGCTTTAGTTAAATGCCGCAAGAAGGGCGCAGACAGTTGGGGTAATGGTGGAAAGAAGAATGAAAGTTCTATCTTAGAAGGTATTGAACAAGTAGATGAGAACTTAAATAAATGGTTCAAAGAAAAATGGGTTCGTTTTGGTCCTGATGGCAAGATCCGAGGCGACTGTGCTAGAGGTGATGATAGTGAAGGTAAACCAAAGTGTTTACCACAAAGTAAAGCGCAGAACTTGGGTAAGAAGGGTCGTGCTAGTGCCGCTCAACGTAAGCGCAGAGAAGATCCTAATCCAGAGCGTAGTGGTAAAGCAATCAATGTTAACACTAAGAAAAAGTCAAACGAAGGTTTGGACGAAGGTTGGAAAGAAAAACTAGGCGCAGCCGCATTAGCAGGCTCAATGGCACTAGGAGCCGGTGCCGCTCATAGTCGTGTAACACCTGATGGACAAGGTGGATTTACTGGTGGATTAAAACCAAGTGCAACTGTGATATCACCGTCTGATGACAAGCCGGCTGCAGAAGCACCAAAGGGCTTTAGTAAAGAATATCTACAAAAAGCCGCAGATCCAAATCGCACTGGTAGATATATGATTAGTGTTGAAAAGGCACAAGAATTATTGAAACAAATGAACGAAGATCAACTTGATGAAAAGTGGTCACAGAAGTACAAAGACAGTATCAACTGTAGTAATCCTAAAGGCTTCAGTCAAAAAGCACATTGTCAAGGAAAAAACAAATGACAGATTTTGAATTTTATTGGAATAGAAAAGGATACCCTATATAATGTTATCAGATAACTTAAAAATATTATTAGCAAGCACCCAAAGTTTTGCTATCAAGTCACAGAATTTTCACTGGAATGTTGAAGGTAGTAAATTTCCAGAATATCACAAATTTTTTAACAAATTGTATGAAGATGTAAGTGACACTATTGATCCAATCGCCGAATATATTAGAATCTTAGGTCATTATACTCCTGGTAGTTTAACTCGCTATGCTGAGTTAAGTATCATTCAAGACCAAACTAAAATTCCACGTGCTGAATTGATGTTTGCTGAGTCGCTACAAGATTGTGAAACAATGCTTCAATTAGTAACAGCAATGTTTGATGAGGCCGCCAATGAAAATCAACATGGTATAGAAAACTATATGGCTGAACTACAAGACTTGTATGGCAAGAAAGCATGGTTTATTCGTTCTATTCTTAAAACAGAACGTGAGTAATATAACATGAAAAAAATTATAACAACATTATTATTAACACTATCCGTTAGTGTATTTGCACAGAAAACTCCACAAGGGGTAACATATGATGCAAACATTTTAAAAGTAAGTGACGGTGATACCATAGTTATTGCCGCACCATTCTTACCAGCGCCACTAAAGCCGCAGTTAGCTGTTCGTATATTTGGTGTTGATACCCCTGAAAAAGGCTTCAGAGCTAAGTGCGAATCAGAAAATCAACGAGGCTTAGCCGCTAGTGAGTTTACTAAAAAACTAGTAGGTAGTAGTCAAAAGCGTCAAGTGATATTATATGACTGGGATAAGTTTGGCGGCCGTGTTCTAGGTGACATTATATTAGACGGTAAAAGTCTACGCCAACAACTGATTGCTAATGGCTTTGCCCGTGAGTACTTTGGTGAAGCCAAGCAATCTTGGTGTTAATTCTTAGTGTAAACAAAGTATAATCTATCGTTGGCATCTTTCTTAAAGGCATCTAACTTTAGATTGTACTTCTCAGCAAACTCATTTACAACTTCAAAACTCCAAGGGAATATATCAACATAAGGCCCTGTCTTGTGCGGAATACCTGGATTAGCTCTTAAATAGAATTTCCCACCCTTTTTCAATAGATTGACACAATGTTCAAATCGTACTTCAATCTCATCCTTACTGTTAAAGTTAATTGATCCAAGTGCTAGTATTACATCATATGATTTTGGTTTAACTTTATACTCTAAGATATCAACTTCATAGTCAGCTTGATTGTTGTATGGATCAATACCAATCAGATTCTGAATGCGGCCCTTGAACGGATGATATCCACAACCAACATCAAGTACTTTCTCTGGGTTTAGTTTATTAACTTCATCAGCAAGTTCCCAACCAGTATGCTCATAGTCTCCTGTTCTTGGCTTCCAAATCTCACTAAAAAATCTTAGGATATATCGTTCTGATAAGTCACTGACAATATCTTTCAGTGAACCCACATAATCACAGGGTAGTTGTAGTTCAGCTTCTACTGCATCCTTAAATTTACTATATCGTGCGGGTGTCCAAGGTAAGTCTTGTACAATAGTTTGTTCAGTTATAGAAATTTTGGAATACTTGGGTAAATTAAACGCAAGTTGTAAATTTTCTTGTAAAAGATTAAAAATTTTAGTATTCATATGATTTTTTATAAAATGGACTAAATAATAGTCACATCATATTTATTCTTGGAGGAAAGATGAAAAAAATATTAGTAACATTATTCGCATTATTCACGTTGTCAGCATTTGCATGGCAACCGACGAAACCAGTCAAAGTATTAGTAGGTTTTGCACCCGGATCAGGTAATGAAATCTCATTTAGAAAAGCATCAAGTATCGTGGAGAAAAACAACCCTGGCACAAATTTCATAATTGAAAACAAGCCCGGTGCTGATGCTGTAGTTTCACAGAACTTATTATTTAACGCAGAGAAAAATGGATTGACAATCAGCGTTCCTAGTCATATGAGTTTATTTATAACTAATGACATTTGGCAACAGGATGTAAAAAAGTTTCAATATAATTCTTTTAATAATGTGGTAACGCTTGGACAAAGTCCATTAGCATTAGTAGCTAATAAATCAAGCCTAGTTGACACGCCACAACAATTCTTAGCAACAGTTCAATCTAGCCATAGAAATATAAACATTGCTGTAGGTGGTGGAGCACATCAAATGGCATACGAATACATCATGCTAAAAACAAAAGGTGACAAAGACAAAATTCGTGCTGTAAGATATGGTGGACCTCAACAAGCAGTTACTGCTGTAGCCGGCGATAAAGAAGTAGAATTTGGTATTATGCCAATAGCTATAGCAAGACCATTAATTGACGCAGGAAAAGTAAAATTGGTAGGTCTTACTGGAGATAAGGTTCCTGGAAAAATTGCAGGTGCCCCTTTACTTGAAGATAGTATCCCGGGCATTAGTGTTTATGCTGGTTGGATGGTGAGTTTGCCTCCTGAAACACCTACGGAGATATTAATCTGGTATCAAATTGAGTTTAGCAAAGCAATAAAAAGTGACGAGTATAAAGAGTGGGCTTACAATAATTATATTTTGATTGACGAAAAGCAATTAAATACAGACGGTGTTAAAGCATATGCTGAAACATTAAGAAAGAATTTTAAACCTATCATAACACAATTAAGTAAAAAATGAAATATATCTTTGTAGCAGGTGCCCCCGGTAGTAAGTGGAGTAGCGTAGTAAAGAACATTTACTATAGTCCTAACGTAGACCAATCTGATTACAGTGATAGTAGAACATACTACCATGATGCATCTGGTAAAAATGAACTAATGCATTTGGGCGCATACTATGATCCTGGTATGGAGTTTGGTAAACTGTTCCATCGTCTACCTATGTATGACAAAGAAACATTAGAACGTGACTTTGATGAAGCGTTCACTGGTGAAGGAGTTCGTATCGTTAAAAGTCACGTGTTTAGTAATCACATTGATTTCATAAAAGAAACATGGCCTGATTGTCCTATCATTTTAGTACATCGTCCTGATGATGCTTGTTTAGGATGGTGGGTTAAATGTGGTCACTTTGACATTACATACCCTGACTATAGTGAATACTATCAGAACTTAAAAGTAATGGCTACTAAGATTAAAGAACAGAATCAAGGTATCATTAAAGCAACATATAAGTATCCTAGCAAACTCCCATTAACTAATCACATGCTATGTAAGATGCTAAATATAGAACTACCACCGAGCGAGTATGAACAAAGCTACGGGGCATCAGATGTAAGGGTAACAGTAATATGATAAGTAGTTGGGAACAAAGTAAAAAACGTAGTAATTATCATTTTGATAACTTTAAAAACGATTCACAAGTTGATAAAGTAATTAAGATTGGTAAGATTTTAGCAGACTATACAGAAGATGTTAAACATGCAGTAAAGACAGCTAAACCAGCAACATGGCGTACACGTGGTGCTGTAGGTAAAACTAGACCTGAAGAAGAATTAGCCGCAGAGGACTATGATTTAGAACGATTCGGTTACGGCAAAGATTATCAAATCACGCACTTGAATTGGGAAATAACTCCTAATCTAAAAAAGATTAGTGACTTGTTTGGACTAGATGATTGCATGGAACGTATTCACGTACAGATGCCCGGTGAAGTTTGGAACTTACATTTAGACAAATTAGAGAAATGGTTACCAAATGAGCCATGGCGTGTAATACGTATTCAAGTAGCATTAACTGACTGGGAACAAGGACATTTCTGGAGTTATGGTAATTATAATCATCAACAATGGCGTGCAGGTGATGTAACAACATTTGATTGGCAAAATATCCCTCATTCTACTGCTAATGCAGGTCATAATCCTAGAGTTACATATCAGTTAACCGGTATTATCACAGAAAAAACTAATGATTTCTTAAAGAGATTAGCACGTTTTGAAAAACACGAATTAAATGAGAGATCAAATGATTGGTAAGAACACACCTTAGGACCGGTACTCGTTACCGTGGTGTAGCCGGCTGCTGGCTTGACGTATGAATTCGCTACTCAGAAGTCTAAAGTGAGCTTTAATGATAAATACTATACTAAGGAGCATATACTATGCAACAACATGTCTACACCTCATCAAAGGGCGAATCATTCCTATCATGGGACGACTGGGCTCACGCAACTTTATCTCCTGCAGATTTAGAAGTTTATATGGATCCCGTTACTGAGGGCGCACCGATGCCACCGGAAAAACTAGCACTATATAGTCGTTGGGTACAAGAAGAACAAATTATCTCACACGTTGTTATGGAAGATGGTGCTGTAGTAATGGAATATGATATCTAATAATTTTATAGCAGAATCAGCCGCAGATGAGTTAGCTAAAAAGCTACCCTCATTAGCTAAACACGACTATGATACCATTGACAAATTAATGAGAAGCATTGCCAACCGACATAGTATGAGCGGTAATGCATTACATGACTTATTTGTAAGAAAATATAAAAGAACGCCTGATAATTGGATTAATCATAAATTAGATGAGGGTGATGATTCTGATTTGCAACAAGAAGTTGATAAATTCTGTGATTGGGCTTGTAAGCGTTTACATATAAAAAGTAAGCCACATATCGAACTAAGTATGGATACTGAAGAAGCACAAGATAATCATCATACCGGTGGTCATCAAATGGGTGCTGACAGTATTTGGGTATATGTAAATAATCGTAACCTAGTAGATATACTACGTACAGTATTCCATGAATTAGTTCACGTTCGTCAAGGTGAACTAGATATGATTAAGCCGGGTGATAGTTACCCAGGTAGCCCAATTGAAGCAATGGCAGATATGCTTGCGGGCAAATACATCAAAATTTACGGCGAACAGAACCATCATATCTTTCAATAAAACATAATCTATGCTATAATGCATAGATGATCAAGTTAACAGTCCCATTACCCAAACAAGTTACCGTAGCATTTAGTGGTGGCGTGGACAGTTGCGCTGTTGTTGACTTCCTAAGCCGTAAGCATGATGTGTCTTGTGTATACTTCCATCATGGTACTGAACATAGTAACAAAGCATTAGACTTTGTATCTAAATACTGTGAGGATAGAAATCTACCAATGTATTTGGGTATATTAAATCGTAAAAAACCTAAATCAATGAGCCAAGAAGAATTCTGGAGAGAAGAACGCTATCAATATTTTGCTAAACATGGACCAATCATTACCTGTCATCATTTGGATGATTGTGTTGAAACATATATTTGGTCGGCACTGCATGGCACACCCAAAGTTATTCCGCTCACACGTGGTAATGTATTGCGACCGTTTTTAACTACCCGAAAACAAGATTTTGTATATTGGTGTGAGAGCCACAATATTGAATGGTGTGAAGATAACTCAAATAAAAATCCCAAATACACACGCAACTATATCCGTAATGAGATGATGCCACATGTATTGAAAGTCAATCCGGGTATTCATACTTTGGTCAAGAAGATTGTAGAAGGAAAGAAAAACACTTGACTTCTCTACATAACCCATGTATACTAACTAATTATTTAAGGAGAACCTATGTCAGACTATAATCGTTCGTTTAACAACGAAGCTAAAATCAAACTAACACAATTGGTAAATGAGGGCATGACAGTCCTACATGAAATCGACACATTGAATGGTGGTTTGAATGACACTATCAAAGCAGTGGCAGAAGAACTTGAAATCAAGGCTTCTACATTGAAAAAAGCAATTAAGATTGCTCACAAAGCAAGCCTAGGTCAAACTAACAAAGACCATGATGAACTCAACACTATCTTGGAAACAGTCGGCAAAACTCTATGAGTCGATTGATTACATTCGGGTGCTCATATACGTATGGGCATGGTTTAGAAGATTGTCATATTGAACCTAAATCCCATGGCCCAAATCCTAGCAAATATGCATGGCCTAATTTGCTAGGACAAATGTTAGGATTAGATGTAGTTAATTGTAGTGACCCCGGGGCAAGCAATATACATATATTGTGGAAATTGTTAAATTTTGACTTTACAGATGATGATCTGTGTGTTATAATGTGGAGTCACTTTGGTAGAGAACCGTTTAGTAATTTAAAATACGATTCGGACAATATCGATTGGGATAACTATGAAGATAGCGTAGTAAAATCACTACCTACTTTAAGTAAGGAAAACATTGTTATCAGAAACATTATAGATATCCATCATGGTTATTTACATTTAACAAACAAAAATATAAAACATTTGTTTATTATAGGGCCGATCGATGTGCTCTTGTATAAATTTCCGAATATAGAAATACCAACACTAATGAAAGATATTTTCATTAAAAAATATTTAGTTGATAGAGCATTAGACGGTATGCACCCAGGCCCTAATACTCATATGAATATTGCAAAAGAATTATTGGATAAAATAAATGTCATACATTGATGCAATTCACAGTAGGGACGAAGACCGTATCTATGTAGTAGAACGGGATAAGAATGGCAAACGCCAGTACAAAGAATACCCTACTAACTATGTAATGTATTATCCTGATCCTAAGGGTAAGCATCGTAGTATCTATGGCAATCCAGTTAGTCGTTTCAGTACACGCAAACGCACAGAGTTTGAAAAAGAAAAGCGTATCCATTCAGGTAAAACATTGTTTGAATCTGATATCAATGTAGTCTTTCGTTGTCTAAGCGAGAACTATCTTAAAGTTGATGCTCCTAAACTTCATACTTGTTTCTTTGACATTGAGGTGGACTTTGATCCTGTTAAAGGTTTCAGTCCAACATCAGACCCATTTAATCCTGTAACTGCTATCAGTTGTTACTTAGATTGGCTTGACCAATGCATTACTCTTGTTGTTGCGCCCAAACACATGAGTCCAGAGACAGCACAAGAGATTGTTAATGAATTTGAAAACACAATGCTATTCACTGGTGAAAAGGAAATGTTTGATGTTTTCTTTCAACTAATTGAAGATGCTGATGTATTAACTGGCTGGAACTCAGAGGGCTATGATATTCCCTATATGGTCAATCGTGTTACTAGAGTGATGAGTAAGGATGACACACGCAAGTTTTGCTTGATGGGTCAACTGCCCAAGCCTAGAGAATACGAACGATTCGGTAAAAGTGAAACAACTTATGACTTAGTAGGTCGTATTCACATGGACTATTTACAGTTGTACAAAAAGTATAACTATGAATCACGCCACAGTTATAAACTTGACTCTATCGGTGAGATGGAGGTCGGTGAAAACAAAACGCAATATGAAGGTACTCTTGACCAGTTGTATAACAAAGACTTTAAAAAGTTCATTGAATACAACAGACAAGATACGATGTTGTTGGTGAAGATTCACAACAAACTTAAGTTTTTAGAATTAGCTAATCAACTTGCACATGAAAACACAGTACTGCTCCCAACAGTTATGGGTTCAGTTGCAATGATTGAGATGGCAATTTTTAATGAGGCTCACGAACGTGGGTTAGTTGTTCCAGATAAAAAACGAAAGGTTGAAAATGCAGAAGAAGTCCAGCAGGCAGCAGGTGCCTATGTTGCTACGCCGAAAAGAGGAATGCACGAATGGGTCGGCGCCGTCGACATTAACTCACTCTATCCCTCGGTTATTCGTGCCGTCAACATGGGTGGAGAAACGATTGTCGCACAAGTCAGACAAACACTAACTGACCATTACATGAAAGAAAAAGGTCGCAATCTCGCTGAAGGAAAGAAATATTTCAAAGAAGGCGATGAAGATGTGACTGGTGCTATATTATGGGAGAACCTGTTTGGTTCACTAGAATATACTTCTATTATGAACCAAGAGCGTGGCACAATGCTAACTGTAGATTACGAAGATGGTCGCAGTGAAGAAATGTCAGCCGCAGAAGTATGGAAGATGGTCTTTGATAGTCATAAGCCCTGGATGTTAAGTGCTAATGGTACAATCTTTACTTATGAAAAAGAAGGCGTTGTTCCTGGTCTACTCAGTCGATGGTACTCAGAGCGTAAAGAGACACAGAAACTTGCTAAAGAAGCGTACGGAACTGACAAATATGAATATTACGATAAGCGTCAGCTTGTTCGTAAGATTTTATTAAACTCAGCTTATGGTGCACTATTGAATGAACATTGTCGGTTCTATGATAAGCGTATCGGTCAATCTGTTACACTAAGTGGTCGTCAAATTGTTAGACACATGATGAGTACCATCAATGAATCTGTGACTGGTGATTACAATCACGAAGGTCCTGCAATCGTATATGGTGATACTGACTCATGTTATTTCACAGCATATCCTGCTCTTAAACCTCAGATTGATAGCGGTGAATTGACTTGGGACAAAGAAACTTGTATCGGATTATATGATGGCATTGCTGACCAAGCTAATGAATCGTTCCCAGCATTCATGGAGAAAGCATTTCATGCTCCAAGAAAGAATGGTGCTATCATTAAAGCTGGTCGTGAATTGATTGGTGATCGTAGTATCTTTATCACTAAGAAGCGTTATGCTATCAACATCTTTGATAAAGAAGGCAAGCGTAAAGACAAAGACGGTGCATTAGGTGATATCAAGGCTATGGGTCTTGACTTGAAACGTGCTGATACCCCTAAGTATGTGCAAGAATTCTTAATGGATGTGCTTGAGATGGTTCTTCAACGAGGTAAAAATCGTGAGGAAGTCATTGAGCGTGTTAAAGAGTTTAAGCGTGTACTAGTTGAACAAGACAGTTGGACTAAGGGTTCACCTAAATCAGTTAACAACTTGACTAAGCATACACAAGTGTTTGAAAAGACAGGCAAGTGTGGTGTTGGTCATGCACGTGCCGCTATTAACTGGAACTATCTACGCAGAATGAACGGTGACAATTACAGTCAACAAATTGTTGATGGTATGAAGATTATCGTTTGTAAACTGAAACCCAATCCATTAGGCTTCAACAGTATTGCTTATCCGGTTGATGAATTACGATTGCCTACTTGGTTTAAAGAGTTACCATTTGATGATGGTGCAATGGAATCTACTCTAGTGGATGAAAAGGTTGACAACTTACTTGGTGTTCTTAATTGGGACATTAAGAGTAACATTGATGTTAAATCGACATTTGATGATTTATTCTCATTTGGTTAAATTGCTTATTGACATTCGCAATAAATGCCATTATAATACACAGCATAACTACCTAAATAGTACTATACATAAAGGAAAAACATGAAAGACTATCTTAAAGACTTAATCGACCATACACATGGTCTTGGTATCGATTTGATTAAAATCACAGGTACTGACACAGAAACACAATTCAATGCTATTGCAGAAGATAAAAGTGTTATTGTTAGCGGTACATTTAAAAACCCTATTCACGACTTCATGGGTGTGTTTGGTATGCCTAACTTAGGTAAACTAAAAACAATCGTTGGATTTGATGAGTATGATGAACATGCTAAAATCAATGTGTCTAAAACACAACGTGATGGTGAAGATGTTCCCGGTGCAATTCACTTTGAAACAAAGACAGGTGACTTTATCAATGACTATCGTTTGATGTACAGAACAGTTGTTGAAGAAAAGATTAAATCAGTTGGCTTTAAAACTCCACCATGGAACGTTAGCTTTGAGCCTACAATCGCAGGTGTTCAGCGTTTGAAAAAACAAGCACAAGCTAATAGCGAAGAAGAACATTTTGTTGCTAAAACAGATGGTGATGACTTGAAATTCTATTTCGGTGATCCATCAACACACAGCGGTAGTTTTGTGTTTCATCCACAAGTAGGTGGTACATTGACTAAGAGCTGGTACTGGCCCGTTAAACAAGTCATCGGTATTATGGATCTAGTCGGTGATAAGATTGTTCGTATCAGTGACGCTGGTGCAACAGAAATTATCGTTGATTCAGGTTTAGCTACATATTGCTTTAGACTCCCAGCACAAGCAAAATGATTGATCACGTATACGGTGGCGAGTTCCTAAATGTTAACAGCCATAGGGGTTCAACTCCTTACATCAATACTACAAATCCTATTACTGGTATGGTAGCGTATGATGGTATTAGTCAAACTATGAAAGTGTTTGATGGCACTAATTGGCTAACATTAGGTGGAGGAGTTGCTAACATTCATTTGACAGAAAATGCTGTTAGTATCTTAAAGTGGGCTGAACAGAAAATGCTAGCAGAAGCCGAGCGCAACAAATTAGCAGAAACAAACCCCGCTATTAAAGATTTGATGGATCAAATTAAAGACAAAGAAGAACAAATTAGTATTGTTCAGTCATTGGTAAAAGAAGAAGTAAAAGTTTAATGAAAAAATATGATTTGCTTTATTGTATGGGTGATAGCTTTGTTGTCGGTCAAGGTCAAGATGATGATATCAACCGTGAAGTTACGGTCGAAAACAGATTTAGTAATTTAATTGCAACTCATTATGGATTGGAATGCGTTAACAATGCCGTAGCTGGATGCAGTAATGAACATATTGCCAAAACAGTATATTCGGATATTTTAAAATTTAAAGATGAAGGCATTAATCCACTAGTGGTTGTTACATATACCGAACCAAGTCGAACTGAGATTTATTCTAATAAATTAAAGAGTACCACTACAATCAGTGAAAGCACAGTTGTATATTTCAAAGATTACATGATTGACAACTATAATGCACCATATGCATTAAATCGTAGCATTTATAATGCACTGTCGGTAAAAACATTATTAAACTATTGTAACTTTGATTTTGTTGATGCGTGGACTTTTGAATACCATGAGAATTATGTATCTCGCAGAATAAAAGTACCTTATATGAGTAATGTACAAGAAATAGATACCCCGATATCTACTATAGCAGGAGATGATAGATTTAAAGTAGGCGAGGCATATTTACACCCTACCCCAGCCGGCCATAGAAAAATAGCCAACACAATTATAGAAAAAATAAACACATTATATGGATCAAGATAATTTATCACAAAAACAAAACCCAGAATGGGCATTGTTTTTACCTGCAGTCAGTAGTTTTTATATTGCTGGCTTGGGTAAGCAACGTAAAGGTGAAGAGTACTTTGATAAAGCACGAATCCCTGCAGGCTTCAATGGTGATGTTGAGAAACTAAATTTCTTAAACAGCAAAGAAGGTCTCTATTATTATAAATGGGGACTATATAGTGCTGGTCATGCTAACTTAGATACCACTAAAGACGATCCTAATGAATCAATTATTAGAGAGCGTGAAGAAGGTACATTTATGTTAGGTGATAGTGGTGGATTTCAGATTCTTAAAGGTCAATGGCCTGCTGACTGGAAAGATCCTAATTGTCCACGTGCTATGGTAAAGCGTAAAGCAGTCTTGAACTGGATGGATACATACATGGACTATGGCATGTGTTTAGATATTCCATCACAGTCATTAACAACTTATCACATGAAAGATAAGAATGGTAATAGCCTGCATGGTATCAGTACTATTGAAGAAGCTATTACTGCTACTCATATCAATAATGAATACTTTATTAAGAATCGTAATGGTAAATGTAAGTTCTTAAATGTTCTTCAAGGTCGTAATCATGGTCAGTCAGAAGATTGGTATAATGAGATGAAGAAGTATTGTGACCCAAATATCTATCCAGATAATCATTTTAATGGCTGGGCGTTTGGTGGTCAGAATAAAATTGATGTACACTTGATGTTAACACGCATGGTTGATATTATCCATGATGGTTTGTTACAAGAAGGTAAGCATGATTTGATTCACTGTTTGGGTACAAGTATCTTAGAGTATGCTGTACTGTTTACTGATATTCAGAAAGCTATTCGTAAGTATCACAACCCTAAACTTCATATTACATTTGATTGTGCAAGCCCATTCTATAGTGCGGCTAAAGGTTTAGCATATTTCAATACTAACATTGAGCATAATAAGAAATGGTCATACAGTATGGAAAAAACTGCTGAAAAGAAAGAATATGCTATTGATAATCGTAAGTACCGTGATGCTGTATTAGCTGAGGGCATCCATAAACTCTTTACAGATAGTCCAGTAACTGATAAACTAGTACTTAAGGACATGTGTTATAGGGGTCATGGATTCTTAGGACAACATGGTAAAGAAACTAAAACTAGCTGGGATACATTAAGTTATACATTGATTCAAAGTCATAATGTTTGGATGCATATGAATGCTGTGCAAGAGGCTAATCGTCAATATGAAACAGGAATTGTACCTAAAATGCTTATTCATAAGTTTGAAGGTAGTAAGTTTTTTGGTGAATTAGTTGATGAAATATTCAGCAAGAAAACTAAACAAGAATCTATTGACTTAATTGATTATCACCGTAGCTACTGGATGCAATTTCAATCGGGTAGTCAAGGTATTAGCGGTAAACGCACAGTTAATGCTATGACAATGTTTGACCAATTATTTGAAGTAAATACAGATGAACCGGAAATTGATGAAGTCATTGAAGATAGTGATGACGAAATCGCAAAAGTATTAGGAGAATGATATGCCATACCAAAGTCGTATTAAGACACTAGAAGAATCAATTAGATTATTAGACAACCAAATTTTTAATTTAGAAAAAAATGGTTCAGATGATGTTAAAAAATTATCTGAATTAAAAGAAATTAAAGACAAGTATAACAAAGAACTTAGATTAATGATTCGGGCTCAATGGGATAATGACCATAATTCTATTGACCTTAGTGATGACCGTTAATGAAATATAAAAAAATTATAACCTGCGGTTGTAGCTTCAGTGATCCTGGCACACCATATACTTGGGTAAACCTCTTAGAAAGAAATCTTAAAAGAATTTATCCTGAGTTAGTGTTTGACCATAGAGGATTGAGTAGCCAAGGACAACAACTTATTCAAAAGAAAACAGTTCATGCTATCTGGAAAGCACTTAATGAAGGTTATAAACCGGAAGAAATATGCGTTATTGTAATGTGGTCTGGACATGATAGACGTAGTTTTTATATCAATAACAAGGATACAGTTGAACGTATTGTAAATCATTGGGCAAAAACTAAAACAAGATATACATTACAGTTTGGTGATTTAGAAAATAGCGGAGATAGTCTTACGGAATTAGGTTCGTTGAATACTAATTTATATGTTCCATATAACAAGAATGGTGGGTGGTACATAACCGGTGGATGGCATGATGAAGTTCCTTTCTTTAAGGAATATTTAATGTTCACTGAGGGGATACAGGAATCCATAACGCTTTCATTAGAAAACATGATTATGTTACAATCTATATGTAAAACACATAATATTAAATTATATGAACAATTTTATATGGATGGTGCATATGATTGTTTAGAAGATCACAAGGATCATAAAGAATGTAAACATCTATATGATTTGTTAGATAAATCAAATTATGTTACTACACAATCTATACATGGATATTTGAAATCAATGGAAGTAGAAAATTGTCAATACTTTAAATCAGTAACTGATCCTCACCCAAATGCACATGGGCATATGGTTTGGTTAGATAATGTTTTATTACCGCACTTGGAACGAACAGGATTTTTTAAATGAATAGTAAACCATCACTAACTATTAATTCAACATTATCGGCTGACACCGAAGAGTCTACCATTTCATTTAGAGGTGGCTCAGAGGAAATGTTACGTGTGGCAAAAGATGGGTTTTATGTTCGTGGTAAACGGGTAAATCAGGATGACAAAGAAGCTGAAATAGTGTATAATACATTTCATCAGTGGTTAACATGGGCTACATTAAACAGGACTTATTAAATGGAACAAAATATTCAAGCACAAACAGAAAAACGTATACGCATTAAGCAACATGCCAAGCGTATGATTTTCGTAACATTTCAAAAAGAGGGTATTCACAAATACCCGGCAGCGGCAACAGATCCATTACTCGCAACGGGTGATGAATATGATGTTAGCTTTTTAGGAACTCCACATCGTCACATCTTTCACTTTAACGTGGCGATTGAAGTATTTCACAATGACAGGGATATTGAATTCATTCAATTTAAACGCTGGTTAGAGAATCTCTATAAAGGCGGAACACTTGAATTGAATTACAAAAGTTGTGAAATGATTAGTGATGACCTCTATGAAGTTATTGCTACTCGCTATCCCGATCGTAACATTGAGATTACTGTCTCGGAAGACGGTGAGAACGGTGCAACGATTTATTACAACACAACACAACCTTATCAACAATTAGCTATTTAAAGGATTATCAAAATGGCAAAACAACAATATCAATCTAATCCACGTGTTCAACAAATCTTTGAGGACTTGGAAAACTATCTTGAATTTTGTCAAGATTATGGATACAAATACAACGAGGCAGACCTCTACGACCAACGTAGCTATGTCTTCCGTCAGTTTGCAAAGTACATGACAGGTAAGCCTGCAAAAAATCAATGGCTGGAACACGCACGTCCATGAAAATTGCATGATGCAAGAGCTACCAGTTAGCGAATGGCCTGTACTACCGGCTAATTCAATTTTAGCTGATACACAAAGTATCATCTTTAATGATTTTACACCGGCGCATAAAGATGATGTTAAATTTGCTAGCTTCTATTTGAAGCGAGGAAAAAAGACTCTGTTTATTAATATAGGCGAGAGTTGGACTTATGGTGAGCGTCTGCCGTCATTGGACGGGTCATATAGTATCTCTACTGGTAGCGATATTTATAGTTTTGGCAGTCAGTTGCTATATACTTTTGGCACACAGATGGCTAAAACTTTAGACTGTGATTTATATCAACACGCAGTACCGGGCAATTCTAATGTCAATATGTTAGTAGATTTAGATAATATATTAAAATACGTAGCATCTATGGGTTACGAAAAAATATATCTATCTTTACAGATAACTGAATCTCACAGAGACGGTGCATATACAAGTAGATCCTATTTTAATAGTACACCGCTGAGTAAAATATACTTAGGTAAAAATTACTTTAATCAACCTGTATCATATGAGCAATGGGTAAAACTATATCATAAAACATTGTTAGATTGGTATCAGACTACGTTGGATAAATATTATAACTTGAACATTGATCCTATTGTTTGGTCTAATTTCTGCATGTTTGACTCTAACAAAGAGTACTTGTTTAAGCATATCAAACCAAGTTGGATCGCATACTCAGCTATGTTATTGGGTGTCGATTATCAAGAACTTGTTATCCTTAATGCAACGGCAGTCGACCCTAAATCTAGTTTGTTCATTGACGGATCGGTTTACTTAGATTTAGATTGGGCTAACGATCAACTATCTAAGATAGATAAAACCTTGACATTCATACATAAAAACAAGTATCATAACAATCACCCTTCAATTGAAGGTCATAGAGTATGGGCAGACTATCTAATAGAACAATCTAAATGGACAAAGAATATATGAAAATTGTATTAGTCACCGGTGGATTCGATCCATTACACAGCGGTCATATTGAATACTTCAAGTCTGCAAGAAAACTCGGCGACAAATTAGTTGTCGGGATAAACAGTGATGCATGGTTGGCTCGCAAAAAGGGCCAACCTTTTATGCCTATTACTGAACGTATGTCAATCATTGAGAATTTAAAAATGGTAGATCATTGTGTTATCTATGATGACAATGATGGATCTAGCATTGAAGCTATTCGTAACGTAAAGATGATGTATCCGGAAGCACATATAATTTTTGCTAACGGTGGTGATAGAACATCAGATAATATTCCAGAAATGGTATTTGATGATGTTGAATTTGTTTTTGGCGTAGGTGGCGAGAACAAAATGAATAGTAGTAGTTGGATACTACGTGAATGGAAACAACCGAAAACATTGCGTCAATGGGGATATTATCGTATACTACATGATGTAGAGGGTTGTAAAGTAAAAGAATTAACTATTGATCCAGGTAAATCATTGAGTATGCAAAAACATTCCAACAGAAGCGAATATTGGTTAGTTAGTGAAGGTAAGTGTGATGTTCACTCTATGATGCCAAATGGTTACGCACTTCCAACACAAATATTAACAAAACATAATTCATATAAAATTCCTGTAGGTGACTGGCATCAGCTAAGTAATCCATACAGTGAAGTATGTCGTATTGTAGAAATTCAATATGGCTCACGTTGTGTAGAAGAAGATATTGAAAGAAAAGAATGAACACACTATATTACATGGGGCTAGAACCGTATAAAGCACGATACACACTACAATTACAAGAGTGGAATGAACGTGTTTTTAAACGTAGAGGTATTAACTATGTTATTGTACCCGGCGAGACACTCAGCAACGATCAGGCTATTGTCACAGGACAGGTACTAGACGCACACGGTCGAACATACTTTGGTATGAGTCAACTAATGAATCTTGTACGTATGATGAAGCAAGGTGATGTGGGTGCGGGTGATATCGTATACTTTGAAGATATGTTTCAGCCAGGCATTGAATCATTGCCCTATATTATGAAACAGATTCCTATCACAAGTCGTCCTAAGATTTTTGTTCGTTGTTTAGCACAAAGTATTGATCCTGATGATTTTGTTCATGTCTGGGGCATGAGTGAGTTCATGGGTCATTATGAGAAGATGGTAGACAGTTTTGCTGATGGTGTTCTTGCTTCAAACGAAGAAATGGTTATGCATATGAAGATTGCAGGTTGGAAAGCGCCAATCTACAATATCAGTGGTTTAGCATTTGGTAAAGAAGAAGTACGTAGTCGTGTAGATAATGTCATCAGACCCTTTGATGAACGACCAATGCGTATTGCATTTAGTGCAAGATGGGATCAAGAAAAGCAACCAGACTTCTATATGGATGTGATTGAAGAATTCTTTAATCGGTATGGTGAGAAGGATCGTTATGGTACTTATCGTGGTGTAGAGTTTTGTGTGTTCAGTGGTAGTAAATTAAAAAGCAATAACGATAGTTATATGCAACGCACAAGAGATTTTCAAGGTCGTGGATTATTAAAAGTTTATGAAGATTTGGACAAGAACGCATATTATGAATTGTTAAATAATACTAGAGTATTGTTTAACTGTGCGTTACAAGATTGGGTAAGCAATACAGTCAGCGAAGCAGATAGTTTGGGTTGTAATGTATTGTATCCAGCATATCGCAGTTTCCCGGAAACGTTTGCGAATGATTATACAAGAATGTATGCGCCCTGGTCTGTTGAAGATGCGGCAATTAAGTTGTATAATATGTTACATCAGCCGCATATGAATCAAGGTAAAATCAGTGATTGGACTGACGGTACTATTGATAGAATCTGTGATATTCTAGAGGGTAAGGGACGACAATGGTTGCGTATGGACACAGACTATCGCAAACACACTAGAGAAAGTAAATACTAAAAGGAGAATATTATGTTTGAAACAACTTATACAGATAATGTAAATTATCGTTCAGCAAGCGAAATTAATTCAGCAATGGGCCGTGTCTATGGACATATGAGTCTTGCTGTTATTGTATCAATGTTTGTCAGCTACTTTGTGGGTTCTAGCCCCGAGTTGTTGGCATTCTTTTTTACAGGCTGGTTAAAGTGGATTGTGATTTTTTCACCACTAGTAGCAATTTTTGGTGTTATGATGGTACTAGCTAACAATCCTAGTAAAAGTGTAGCACAGTTATGTTTACATGGTTTTGCGGCATTGATGGGCTTGAGTTTTGCCACAATCTTTGCTGTGTTCACTATGGGTAGTATTGTGTCAGCATTCATGGGTGCGGCAATATTATTTGGTGTAATGAGTGGCTATGGTTACTTTACTAAACAAAGCCTAGATAGTTTAGGTAAGTTTATGTTTGTTGGCCTTATCGCTATCATCATTGCTAGCATTGTTAATATCTTTATTGGCAGTACTGTAATGCAAATGGTAATTAGTGCGTTAGCAATTATTATCTTTCTTGGGCTTACTGCTTACGATACACAGAAGATCCGTGAGGAAGTTAGTGTAAACACCAGCGATGCTGTTGAAGTTCGTGGTGCATTAACATTATACATGGACTTTATCAACTTGTTTATCAACTTGCTACAACTTTTTGGTGATAGAAAATAATCATGGTAACACGTAAGAAAAAAGAAAACTTAGAACCAACCGTAGTTAAGGGTAATCACTTAACCGTAACTACTTTCCCTGATGGCAAAACTGTGCTAGAATGGGATGACGAAGCATTATTAAAAGAAGTGCGAGAAGCACTCAGCTCGGTAGAAGTACCAAAAACAAAACGCAAATTAAAAAAGGAAAAACAATGAGCGCACAAAACGATATTGAAACTAGTTTGGCAGCATACAACGCTGAGAACGATAAGTTTAACAAAGGCAATGCAGCCGCAGGTACACGTGCCCGTAAAGCATTAGCTGAATTAGCAAAAGCGGTTAAGGCTCGCCGTAATGAAATTACAGCAGAAAAAGCCGCACGTGCTGAAGCAAAAGTAAAGGCTTAATATGACCTGCAGAGGCTATGATAGCAGGGCAGTTAAAGTCCCTAAAGAAGTAAAACGCAGAGCAGCCACTATTTTAGATGACCATCAACGTGGTAGCTTTATTCGTAGTTGGGCTGAAATCTACAAAGAAGGCTTACGTGCTAAAACTTCTGGTAGAAAATCTAAGGATTAAAAATGGCAAATGTCTACTGTATTAAACCACTAGAAAAGAAAAGTATTAGCTGGCGGGTAGAAATGTACCGTGAGAATGAGGACGGTTCTATCAGTTGGTTTAATATGGAAGAACTATATCGTTGGGGTCAAGGTTTTATTGAAGAAGACCTTGATTGCAACCTACCTTGGAAAGGCGACAAGTCTGCTCACTGTAGAACAGATGCAGGTTGGGGTTGTGAGTTTGAAGATTCTATCAGTATAGATTGGGAATTCTCAGACGATATTCCAGAATTAGAACAACAAGAAATCAAAGAGTCATACTACGAAGGTGGTGCGGCTTGGTTGTTTGACGGTGAGCATGATTGGCAAACCGAAGATGATTATGTTATTGTGTTGGCACCCTTTAGTGTTGACTACGCTAGTGACAACGGTGATATAATCAAAGAGAATGTAAAATTAAAAGAACGTCCCCCATTAGATCCAAATGCGGCATGGCCTTTTTCTTAACAGACAAATTAAATGATAAATAAAGATGTAACACAAAGGTTACAAAACGTCAAAACAAAACACTCACAACGGAGGGTTATCTATGAGTTATAATAAGACAAAAACAGATCCAGAATTGGGTCAAAAAGTACATCAGCATTTACTTAAGTGTGGTGTAGAAACTCCTACAGTCAATAACAGTATTGATCGTAAAGCTAAAATCGAAATCATCGAAAATGCTTTCACAAACATTATGCTTACATTGGGTCTAGACCTGTCAGACGATAGTTTGATTGAAACACCAAAGCGTGTTGCTAAGATGTATGTAAATGAAATCTTTTGGGGACTAGACTATGAAGCATTCCCTAAATGCACAACAGTTGACAACAAGATGCAATACAACGAAATGGTTGTAGAGCGTAATGTTAATGTTCAATCTAACTGCGAACATCATTTTGTCATCATTGACGGATTGGCTACTGTAGCTTATGTCCCTAAACAACGAGTGTTAGGGCTTAGTAAGATAAACCGTATTGTAGAATATTTTAGCAAAAGGCCTCAAATCCAAGAGAGGTTAACAGAGCAAATTTTCCACACCTTACAGTTCATCCTTGAAACAGAAGATGTTGCAGTTATGATTGATGCACAACACTATTGTGTAAAATCACGTGGTGTAGAAGATACAGGTAGTAGTACTGTTACTTGTCGTTTAGGTGGTGGTTTCAAAACTGATCCAGCGGCAAGACAAGAGTTCTTACAGATTGCTAACAAAGGTTGCAAATGACTATTACATTATTAATTACAATAGCGGTAGTAGTTGGCATCGTAGTATTATTTGCTACAATGCCAAATAATAGTAGCTGTACAGGCGACTGCAATCAAGGTCGTAATTGCACATGTGGGAATAAATAAATGAAATTTAAGTTAGGTGATATGGTTAAGAAAGTGTCAGGTTCACAATGGCACGGTAAGGTAGTAGGTACGTATTCAACTGAATTGACCCCTGAAGGTTATGCAGTTGAAAGTTCTACTGAGAAGGGCTCTGTGCAAATATATCCTGCAAAGGCCCTTGAACTTTGGGAGATTAATAATGGGATTTAGAGCACCAATGGATTATAATTCAGTACATCATCAAATCTATCTAGCAGGGGTAGAACTACATAGCCCGTATAATGACGGTTATGTTCAATGGGGAATCAAACAAGATTTACATAAGTTAAAATGGTTGTTAGATGAGATTATGGCTGACAGTCCTACATTTGCAGGTGAGGATGAATTCTTAAAAGAACATGACCAAACTAAGATGTGGAGAACTCTTTCAAAATGATTTTCAATCACATTAAAGAACTAAAATTACAGGGTAAGAAGATTGGTGTTACTTTCAGTACATTTGATATGCTTCATGCAGGCCATGTTGCTATGTTAAGTGAAGCTAAAAATCATTGTGATTACTTGATTTGTGGATTACAAACTGACCCAACTATTGATAGACCTGATACTAAGAACAAACCTATTCAAAGTATTGTTGAGCGACAGATTCAACTAGCGGCTTGTCGTTATGTTGATGAAGTAGTAGTTTATCAAACTGAACAAGACTTGATTGACTTGTTGTTGATACTCCCATTAGATGTTCGTATTTTGGGTACAGAGTATGAGGATAAGAACTTTACCGGACGTAATGAGGGTGCAGGTCGTGGTGTCCAAGTTATATTTAATAAGCGTGACCATAGTTTTAGTAGTTCAAGTTTACGCAAACGTGTAGCAGAAGCAGAAAGGAATAAAGTATGAAAAATTTTACAGTTAAAGAAAATCAAGCATTTAGACTCCGTGTTCAATTAAATAAATGTCTTACTCCGTCGGATTTAAATTCTATAGAGTTTATACAAGAAAATCTAAAAGATGGAACAGTTATTGATACATCAACATATAATTTTTTTATGACAGATGAAGAATTAAAAACACTAATACAAGGCTTAAAGGAAAATTAAAAATGTCTCAAAGAATCTTAATCATGGGCTTACCCGGATCGGGTAAGACTTATCTAGCACAATATGTACTAGAACATTTACAAAACGAAAAGAAAAAAGTGGGTTGGCTCAATGCCGACGATGTTCGTAAAAAATACAACGACTGGGATTTCACTGAAGCAGGCCGTATTCGTCAAAGTCTACGTATGCGTGAACTAGCAGATTCAATGACAGAGTATGATTATGTTATCTGCGACTTTGTTGCACCTTTAGTTGAAATGCGTAACAACTTCAAAGCAGATTGGACTATATGGGTTGACACCATTGACAAAGGTCGTTACGAAGATACCAACAAAGCATTTGTACCTCCTGAAGTTTACGACTTTAGAATTACAGAACAACGTGCTGAATGGTGGGGTGAGTTTATTGCCGCCCATATATATGATAATCGCCGTAGACCGGTGTTTGATTGGCAGAAAGAAACAGTACAGATGTTAGGACGTTGGCAACCGTGGCATCCAGGACATCGTGCATTATTTGAACGTGCTATTGCTAAAACAGGACAGGTAGTGATTCAAATACGTGATTGTCAAGGATGGCAAGGAAGTAATCCATTTGCTATTGAACAAGTAAAGAGTTTTATTCGTAGAGACTTAGATCCTCTGTACCAAGGTCAGTACGAAATACAAGTTGTTCCTAACATTGTGAACATTACATATGGGCGTGATGTTGGATATAAGATTGAACAAGAAACTTTTGATGATGCTATTCATAGTATTAGTGCCACAAAGATTCGTAAGGAATTAGGATTAAAATGAACAAATACCACGTTAGATTTAATACCAAACATAACGGTAGTGAACTAGTCTGGCGTGTTTTTGAAAATGGTGTAGAACATTTGGCAACAGATGTTCGCATCATTGGAGAAACTTTTACCGAATGCACACATGAATATGGCGAAACCAAATGGAATATTGCTTGCCATGGTAGAATAGTTTGGGTAAATAAGGTTGCAGTAATTGTGACAGATAAAGATTAATTTTGAAGATGAACGGTAACCGAACTTGTATTATTTGCTTACCACGCACGGGTAGTCAATTATGTGAACAATTAGCTAATGAGGTAAACTCAGGGATTCAATTGGGTGAATATTTCGAAAATTGGAATCGTAGTGAATACATCACTGATGTGGACAATAATATATTATTAAAGAATTTTGCTAGCATTCCTACAGACTTTAAACTATTTGAAGGATTTAAAGAACGACTTGATTTATTGAAAAATACAAATATAAATCAGCCACTAACACTAAGAATATTTTTGATGGATCAACATGATAAAGATATACTATCTAATATAATAATGGAATTAAAAAATATAGGTTTTGAATTTATCACATTGAAAAGGGATATAAAAGAACAACTATTAAGTTACATGATTGCCCGCTCTTATGTAAAAAATGTATTTAGAATTAATAGTGAAATAAATCAACCGGTATACATTGATCTTAGAAAATTAAATAAAGCACTAACTCACATCTATGATAGTCATCTATTATGGGAAAAGAACTTATCTGTGGTATTACACAATATTGAATATCAAACAGTAAATTATGAATCTATACATTCAGATATGGAAAACATCTACAACACAAAATTTAAATATCAAAGTGAAAAGTCAATTAAAGGTGACCCATTTGATTTAATTATAAATAAACAAGAGGTTATGGATTTTTTAACAAATCTTTGACTTTACCAATACCGGTCTCTTTGGGCTCATCCCGGTATACAAATTCTGCGTCCTATGCTATAATCTAACATAGGAGAACACAATGGCAAACAAAAAATTCTTTTCAACAAAGACATACCGACAAATAGGTCCTGTTGCATATCGTCAATGGCGTGCAGACAGTCATTGTAATTTAATTCATGGCTATGCTATGAGTTTTCACTTTGAGTTTGAAGCTGATACACTTGATGCCCGTAACTGGGTAACAGACTTCGGTGGATTACGACCACTCAAAGATAAACTAGAAGAATGGTTCGATCATACATTACTAGTTGCACAAGATGACCCAATGCGTGAACATTTATTAGAACTAGGTCGTTTGAAATTAGCAAAGATTACAGAAGTAGAACGTACTGGTTGTGAAGGTATTGCTGACTTCTTGTATGAATATATTAACACAATCTTTTTACCTAACTGCGGTAGTGAAGAAGCAAAACGTGTCTGGTGCTGTAGAGTAGAGGTTCGTGAGACTGATAGTAACATGGCAGGACGTGGTGGTCACAGGGAAGACAATGAATTCGCTTGAGAAAATCTGGGCTAGGGCAACAGGTCATCTAATGGGTAACACCGATGATGACAGGCCTGATGTGCCTATTCTTACATTGGGTGAAGCAAGAATTGCATTGTTCCTAAAAACTTTCTGGGTGGTGCTACATGTGATAACATGTTGTTTTATTATAGCAAATACTATACATCATTGGTAAAATATGAATAAAAAAATTAAAGAACTATGGGAAGAAGCCGCTCAACGAGATGATATAATGGATGAAAAACGTTATGAACATTTTGCTGAGTTAGTAATTAGAGACTGTGCTAAACAAGTTAACCATCTTTATAAACAAGGTGGCGGCACTTGGGGTGAAGTTATTCTTAAACATTTTAATATAAAAATCAAATGAGTCATTTAAAAGTATCAGAGTTATTTTATAGTATTCAAGGTGAGGGTAGATTCATGGGAGTTCCCTCCGTGTTCTTACGAACATATGGATGCAATTTTACATGCGGTGGATTCGGCATGCCTAAAGGGGAATTGAGTAGTGAGAGAGATGTTATTGCGATTAAAGCAGAAGATTATACAGACTATAAATCCTTACCGCTTGTCAGTACAGGATGTGATAGTTACGCAAGTTGGGACCCTCGTTTTAAACATCTTAGTCCTGTCATCGCTACCGATAGTATTGTTGACAGCATTTGTGATATACTTCCTCATGGTCGTTGGATGGATGAACATCTTGTTATTACAGGTGGTGAACCTCTTCTTGGCTGGCAAAGAGCGTATCCTGACTTACTGTCACATGAGAAAATGAGAGCATTGAAAGAGATTACATTTGAAACTAATGGCACACAAGAACTAAATCAAGACTTTAAAATATATCTACAGAAATGGAAGATTAACAGAGAAAAGAATGCACTTACATTTAGTGTGAGTCCTAAACTAAGTATCAGCGGTGAGAAGTGGAGTGAAGCAATTTGTCCCGAAATTATTCATCAATATGAAAGCATAGGATTTGTATATCTTAAGTTTGTCATTGCCACAAAAGAAGATGCAATTGAAGCTGATGAAGCAGTAAAAGAGTTTCGTGGTAGAGGTTTTAGAGGTCCAGTATACTTCATGCCATGCGGTGGTGTAGAATCATTGTATAACTTAAATGCAAAGAATGTTGCTATTGAAGCAATGAATCGTGGTTATCGTTATAGCGACAGACTACAAGTACCACTCTTTAAAAATGAGTGGGGAACTTAATGCCGCAAACACAGCCATACGATCATTTCTATGAAAGGATGATCGGAACCGAATACAAGTTTGCTTGGTTACCTAAGAGATGTGATATATCAGGTGAACGTATTTGGTTAAAGTATGGATACCGATTAACTAGAATCATTACTGGGCCAGGTGAATCTATATTTGAGTATAGATGGCACGATAAGAATACCCATATTATGTGGAAACTAACAAGGTAAATATATGTATGAATTAAGATATCTTGTCCGAAACGGTTGGGACGGACCAGAAAAAGTGTTACAATATAGAACACAACTTGAAGTTACAGACTATAGTGGAACTACTACAAACGGTAGTTTTACTAAAAAGCGTGAATGGACTGAGTGGCAAGATGTGCCTACAGTAAAAGATACATGAGAACATACGATAAACGAATTGGGTTTTTAATAAACTCTGAACATATAAAATCTACAGGTGGCAATGGACAATTTGCTAGAAGTTTTTGCGACTTGATGTCAAAAAATAAAATTAAAGTAGATATCATTACTGATAAAACCCCGCACTATAAAGAGTTTGCAAACTCATTAGGAGTGAATATCATTACACCAGATGACCCATATAAAGATGGAAAGCACAGCGCCATTTTTGCTAAACCTGATAGTTATAATTTAGAAAAAATGCTAAACTTTAGAAATTCAATTCTAAAGGCTATGACTACTAATATGTATGATATATTTGTGTGTAACTCACCTGAGAGTATTTTTACCGCAATATCATTAGGTATGTCAGAAAACATACAAATAATTGCATATACACATCTAGAAAGTCAAATTTTTACTAACACTAGTAATCCTTTCTGTGATGAAGCAAATGAATTAATGAGGCAAAATCTTACAACTTCAGGAATCTTTGTTGCTACTCAGAGTGATTTTAACGCAAAACAATTTAATAGACCAAACGTGTATGAATGTCCTATTCCATTGACAGAAGCAACGTTGTTGAAAAAATATAACAACAAGAGAGAAGGTGTATTATTCGTTGGTCGTTGGGAACCAGGTAAGAAACCAGAATTGTTTATTGATTTAATAAAACAAACAGGTTTACCTGCAAAAGTTTTAACAAGCCCTAATGGCGTAAAAAAGTTTGAGGAAGCATTAAAACCATTAGGTGTTAAGTATGAAATTAAACACAGTCTTGTAGGACAATCAAAAGTTGATTTTATAACAAGTGCTAGAATAGCGTTCAATCCTAGTATAGTTGAAAGTTATGGTATGGCATTCCATGAACAAACTATACAATTACCTACAGTAGCGTTAGATGGCATGCGTTGGTTAAATAATTTCAATAGTGATTATTATTATACTTGTGATAAAAAAACTATGGTTGATACTATTACGAGTTTATACGGGCATTTTGATAAAGCAGAAGAATGGTATAACATCAATGTAGTTGAATATTATTCTGAATTAGAAAGTCAAGTGTTTTCTAAATGGAAGAAATGTTTTGACGCATTTATTCCTAAACAAGTTAAAGGTGATAGTGCTTCTATAAATCAACAAACATCTGTATGCTATGATACCTTTATAAAGAGTTTAAAAAGAACACAAATAAGTTTAGGTAATGACTTACGAGCAATTTATAACAACAAGCATAAGTTTGACGTAATTTATACAGATAATCACACCCATTTATCTAAAGATAAAAATTATATTCCAATTGACCCTATGGTAGAAGTTAAAGAAGATAACGCTGATAGGTTAGTTCAACCCTACAACAATTTGTTTTACGAAGATACTGATGCAACAGAAAATAACTAATTTTATAAATTCATCTGACTTTCAAAATACGTTTAATGTTTTAAATAAGTCAATTGTGTCACCTGGACCGCAAATTTTTACTTTAAATCAGTTAGTAAATAATTCCTCAATAAAAGTTAAAGGCGGGATATATTTTTTGTATGATGACAATCAACACGGATTATATAAAAAGGATGCGCTATGGTATGTGGGTATAACTGGTACTTCAACTCTAAGAGACCGTGTTCGTAAACATTGGCAAAGAGCAACAGGAACTTTTAATTTAAACAATAATACTATTGTTCCGAGTTTTAACTATTTTGAAAATTGGTTAAATTCAAAAGGACATGGTGGTGTTAATGGCATTTGGCAAAGTAATTGCCAAGTTCTTTGGTATGAAACAGTTAACCTTAGTAAGGATGAAATGGAATATCTAGAAACAAAGTGTATTATGTCGCTTGATCCTATTCTTAATAAACAAAGATTTTCTATTTTTGGTATACCGGCATTAAATTTATTATGAAAAAAGTTTTAATAACAGGTTGTTCAGGTTACATAGGATCGCATCTATGTAAACTATTAGCAAATGACTATGAGGTGCATGGATTAGATATTGTTGATCCACAGGCACCGCTCAATGAATTCTATCGATGTGATATCAATAGACAATTTACAATGCCGGAAGATATTGAATACGATGCTGTTATTCATTTAGCCGCATTAGTTCGTGTTGGCGAGAGTGAACAAATACCAATCAAATATTATATCACTAACTTGAATGGTACGATGAATGTTATCAACAGAATAAAAGCAAAGAACTTTATATTTTCAAGTACAGGTGCCGCACAAGATTGTAATAGCGCATACGGTATTAGTAAACGTGCGGCAGAAGATGTAGTTAGAGAATATTGTACAAACCATCGAGAAACACCATATACAATCTTTAGATTTTATAATGTTATTGGAAGCACCGTCGTATCTCCCACTAACCCCGATGGGTTAATGTATAACTTAATGAAGGCACGTGAGAGTGGTGAGTTTACTATATTTGGTAATGACTATGATGTGAGTGATGATGGTACCTGTGTACGTGACTATGTACATGTCAATGAAATATGTGACGCATTAATGCAAGCAATTGAAAAACCTAGCAATAGTGTTGAATCACTTGGGCACGGAGTAGGATGGACTGTTAAAGAAATTGTTGATGAATTTCAAAAAGTCAATAATGTTAGCTTTAATATAAAATACGGGCCAAGAAGAAAGGGCGACATTGCTAGTAGTGTACTAAAAAATGTATCGCCCTATATGCGTAACTTGTATACGATGGATGAGTTACTTAAGGTTTAACTTAAACCAATCTTTCCCGGATACATTGGCCCGTCTTTGATTCTTTCACCACCGTCAAAGTAACGTATTTCAATAGGCATATCTTGCCAGTTTAATCTGTATGCAGCCATGATACGATGATTGCCTTCGTTGACCCATGCTTCACCGTTGTAGGCAACCATGATGTATGGAAGATATTCGTGATCGGGACTGTGTGACATGGGTGGTAATTTACCAGTCTTTTCCATATAATCCATCAACCACTTTAAGTCAGCTTTACGGACATTAGTTTGTTCATGGCGCATACCCGGCAATGATGCCAAACGCATTACACGTACTCTTGGTGGTGTTCCTCTTACTGAAGCTGTAGTACTGCCCATATATGGTACACCATAACTATTGCGTCCTTGCTTTTTAGCATAGTCAATCTTGCTTTGTAACCAATCCTCATTAGGTACGTCTACACTTAGTGTGCCTTCTGTGACACCTTGCTGACCTTTATCTAGAAATGCTACATTGTCTGGTATGCCTAGCTTTTTAATGCTCCACAGTATTTGATTATATTTTCCATCATATACTAATTTGTCAGATCCTAGATTTGGCGCACTAGAGTTAATTTGTTGTTCTGCTCGTTTATAGCTTTGAGGTTTGAGATACTTTTTAGCTTCACTAGGCCATCCACCTTGAAGAACATTATATAATGATAGTAAACTAAAAGCCCAGTCTTCTTTATCATCAGTTTCCCAACCTTGTTCACCGTGAGGATGAGTAACTAATATCGCACCCTTTTGTATAAGAGCCGGTACATTTAATTTTCTACGGTCAACATTAAATGTAGTGTTTGAATAGCCTTCCGCCACACTTGACCTTGATTCTCCGCCGCCACCATCACCTCCGCCTTCACCGGATTCTCCACTACCTCCGTAGTAGCCATAACCAGGAAAATAATATCCTCCTGTTCTGCGAATTCTTTTAGATTTTTTTCTAGATTTTTTGCGTTCTATTATAAATTCATTAGCTCTCATGTATAACCCCTAACTCTATCAAAGAAACTTGGTTTACCCTTTGACGGACCTTTAACTTCTCCATGACGTTTATGTTGACTACCATAGTCATAGAATTTACCTACTACATCGAATCCATGCTTAAAGAAAATTGCAGCCGGGAAAGGTCTGATATTTTTCATCATTCCCACACGTTCTTTACCTTGTGGTGCTTCTTGTTTATCAGTTGTATTTCTATCAACTGGTTGTAACCATGCATTTGGTTTTAATCTAACTAACCAAACATAAGGCTTTTCCATAGCATACAAGTCATTATCATTTATATAAGTTTTTAATGGATAGAACCACAATGCAGGATTACCCTTGCCTGCACCAATATAATCTGGATAATAGTCTGGATGGTCAATGTCAACACTACGTCCAAACTTTTGTTTAGCACTAAAGCCTAACTGGTCAATGTCAGTAAAGCGAACAAAGTATTCTTCTGGTCTGCCACCATCACGCTTAACAGCATTGATGATTTGATCCTTAACACTTACTTTGGCTTCTGTGATAAACTCAGTGGCTCTCATTTCTTACGTCCTCTAAATCCTGCTGGCATATGTAAATCATTAACGGGGAACATTGATTTGAACCATTCATCAGTGCCCGGCTTTGCAGTAATCTTACTACGGTCTATAGGAATAGAAGATGTAGGTTTTCCTCTATAATCATTTACACCAGCAAGTCTTTTAAGTTCGTCTAAGTTCATAGACTCTTACCCCAACGTGTATTGATTACATTCCAGTTAATAATCTTCCACTGTTCTTTCAAATATTTCTTTTTGTCAGAACCATAGTCTAATATCCAGGCATGTTCCCACCAATCAACTAACAACAGTATGTCATTGCGTACTTCATGGTTCTTGATAGTTTTAATCTTACCATCAGTTGCTAAGTATACCCAACCACTACCTTGAATCTTCATTGCTTCAGTTTCAAACTGATCCTTCATTGATTCGTATGAGCCAAAATGTTTGTTAATAAAGCCCATCATAGGACCATTGGGATTATTTTTATTTCTCACTTCACGGAACTGAGGGAATAATGTATTATGTAAAAATGCACCTGCATAGTTAAAATCCTTATCACCCTCACCCTTGTTATAGCGTTCAGCATAACCTTTAGCTAGTTTGTCATAGTGAAGTTCTATTGTATCTTTACTAAGAACAGGTGCAAGTTCACCTTCAGTAAAGTTTAGTGGAATGATTTCTATGTCTTGGGGTTTACTCTTATCCTCAAGTAAAGTAATTAAGTCACGCATTAGTCTGTATAATCCTCAACTTGTACAATCATATTAGGTAATATATCACCCAAATACATACATTGATCTGTTTCTTTTAAACTGTCAATCCAATTATCAACTGTAGTATGATCCAAATCTCCTACAAGTTTTTTATGGTCTAATTTATTTACATCAACTGTGATTAATGTTACATAATCATTACCAGTTCTTTCTTGGTCTGACACCGCATACTCTAATGCTAAGTCAGGATTATCTGTTAAAAATACTGCATGGTGTCTACCACCTCTTAGACCTTGCTGTTGAATAACATCAGCTGGCTCAGATGTTCCATGCCATAATTGAGTATGATCATTTGTATTTTCAAAAATAAACTCTTTGGATAGCATTAGTGTTTCAATAGTAATGTAGATATGATGTTAGGATCATTAGCACTGATATCACCTTCACCAGGAGCAACAATAACATTGTACTTCATACCTGCAGGGATAGATTTGCGTTTAGCCATGTACTCATCATAGTTTAGAATACTGTTAGCACTTAGTCCATACTCTTTAGCAAGACGATTCTTTAGTTCAGGTAACTTGTTAGGTTGTACTTGCCATTGGCCTTCTGACCCCTTAACTAAGTTTTTCTTTTCGTCCTTAACTAACAAATCTTGGAACAAATCATCTGGAACAATGCGACTATTCTTAGTTGTATCTAAGTTAGCATCTTTGGCTTTGACTTGCTTCTCTTGTCCTGTATTAGCACCTTCACTCCAGTTGATAATGAAGTTAGGTGGTTTCTGACCTAGCGCGGCACCAGCCATCTTTGTATACGCATAGAACTTAGTATCAGGATGCTTTGCAGCCATCTTCAATGCTAAATCTAAGTATTCTGGGCTAAAGAAGTCACCAGCATCATGCCAACGAATGGTTACTGTATAACCACCCTTCTGACCTAATTTTTCTTCTTTGGCAATTTCACTGCTTAGTTGACTGAAGAAACCATCTGGGTCATTCAATAGATATGTTAGTATACGACCATCACTCTGCCAAGCGGCTTTGAACTGAACTTTACCACCCTTCATGGCAAAACAATCTATTTTACATGAACCAGCTCCTGGGCATGTATTAACAATGATTAGTTTGTTTGTATCTTCATCCAATGCGATACCAGTCAATGCCGCAAAGCCAACGTTAAAGAACTGTTCTAATTCACCGTTACTATGCTTCATCTTTTCGTTTTGCTTTAATAATGCTTTTGGTCTTTGTGCCAATGCTTGTTTGATTTTATCTTCATTATATGTTTGACCATCAGGACCTAAATATTCAATCACACTACTACGATGTATGTAAGGCATTTTATATCTGTCTGTCTTTGTTTTACCAGACACATACTTTTCATTGCCCTTCTTGTCAGTCTTAACATTACCTTGTTTATCAACATCAGGAGTACCAATGATACGTTTCATGTAGTCTTGGAACTCGTCACCACCAAACTCACGGCTACTTGCTGGTAGTTTAGTTGCTTCATCTAATCCAGATAGTTTGCGAATTCTGTCTAAACCTTCTGCTACGCTTTTGCCCAACACTTGTTGAACTAGTAGTTCGGGAGCAAAATCCATGTCACCGGCTAATTCTCTTGCCGCTGCCAATACTGCTTCTCTAGTTGGTTGTAGTCTTCTTTCTTCAACATCACGGCGCAACTTCATTATAAGAGATTGTGCATCATAACCTAAATCACGAACTCCCTCGTCAACTTCTTTTTCACCGGGCATATCACCAGCTTTAGCAACGAATTGCTGAGGTGTCATAATTTGTATGCCACTCGGTGCTCCGGGCATTTTTGGCTCTGCGCCTTCAAATAGTTCTTTAAAATTCATAGTATTTCTTTCCTAGCTTTAGCTACCATTTGTTCGGCAAGCATTAGTAATTCTTCCATCTGCTCAATGGATTCACAATTCCATCTACGTAAACTCTTATTAATATTGCTATTTGGATCTCTTGCTGTCTTGGCACTTGTTCTACTTTTCTTCATACCTTTCATTCTAGCACAGAATGACTTACGGCGTTTAGCGGCTTTACTACCCTTTTTAAGTTTGCTAGGTTTAGTAGTTACTGCTGTTTGAATCTTGCTACCAGGGTGACTGCGGCGATAACTACTCACAGATTTTTTGCTCATCCCGCCAACACGTTTGTTATTGTGCTTTGACCAATTCTCACCTTCATTTGTTGCCATTTCACCATCATCACTATGACCATAATATGCGGCTACTTTTTGTAAATCAGCAGAATTTCTAGCATTGAGATAATCAGTTACTAAATCGTGAATTTGATTTCTTTGTTCCATTGGTGGAGGTAATTCTATTTCACCTTCACTGGCATCAGCAATATGTGCGGCACCGGGGCTATCTAAGAACCAGATTTCATCATCTTCATCCCATTCTAATCCCCATTTGTCTATTGTTGCAGTTAACACATAGTTATTGGTAGTACCTACTACAAACTTGTTACCACCTATATAACGTGAACTAGTAGGTTTACCATAATCTTTTGGTCCGCCACCACCGCCTGTGGGAGGCTTATTAGGAGCAAATTCATTTAGCTCGCCTTCACTTTTAGGTTTCTGATGATGTTTTTTCATATTGATAGCAATAGCGGCTTGTTGTGCTGGGTTTGCGGCTTCCCCCACACCTTTATTTCTGCCGGCCATTTGAATTACTATTAATGGTACTCTATTATCATCTTTGTCACCGCTATGTGTTATTCTATTATATTCTTTTACTTTTAGTGCTACTGTATCGGGATCCATAACCTCTTTACTTATCACCTCATATCTAGTACCCGGTTCAAGCCCAGCTTTTTTTAAATCGTCTATATGAATAGGTGTACCAGTGCCACTACCATCTGCATATGTTACGCTTTTTTTTAACCATCCGGGTTGAGGTTTTGTACTAATATACACAATGCCTCCTGAATCCACACCCGCATAAATATAATCAGGTAAATGCAGAATGCTCTGTAAATTTTTATTTGGATATGTTTTAAAATATTTTGTTACTACTGAACTAGTGTTCGTGTAGTCATCTATTTTTTGTTTTTGAATTTCTACTGCTTCTTCTTCAGATCCAACTTCAACCTCAGGAAAAAGTTTTGTTATATTAGTAACTTGGTTACCATTTCTATCACCCACCCAGGCTTTAGCAGTGTTGGAATTTTTAAGCGTAAATGCTTTAATAACATAGCCTTTATATGGCAATTCTACACCCTCATTTAACACATTTTCAATTAAAAATTCGTTTGCTCTCATGTTAGTTCCCGTAAATAGTTGACTTTATTGCGTAGGTATGCTACACTATATCTATTATTTATCATTTTGGTCTATCTATGTACACAAATCAGTCAGTCAAACGTATCGGTTTTGCTTGCAAATGGGCAGAAATTAACAAGAAGGGTGAGATTGTTTCAGCCGAAGGTCTTAACACAGGTGGTACAACTCATGCTTGGGCAAAGCGTAATAGTCGTAGTGTCGTAGAAGAAAAGATTATGGATGTTGCTAAACGCAATATTCTAAATACACATGCACTTGTTAAGAAAGTTGCAACACTTGATCCACAATTGCGTATGTTGCGTCTTACTAGCGATATGCTCAGTTTCTACACTATGGATGAGTACAAAGACTTTTGGCAATCAACTGATGTACAAAACAGTTTACAACGATGGTTCGCACCGATCGGTGAAACTGCTAGGGCTAATGATGTTCGTCTAAGTTTTCACCCCGATCAATTTGTAGTTTTAGCAAGTGACCGTGAAGAAGTAGTAAATAAGAGTATAGATGAATTTGAATATCATTGTGACATGGCTCGTTGGATGGGCTATGGTCAGAAGTTTCAAGATATGAAAATCAATGTTCACATCTCTGGTCGCAAAGGTCCTCAGGGCATCAGAGATGTTTATAATAGACTTAGCCCCGAGGCACGAAACACACTTACATTAGAGAATGAGGAATACACACATGGACTTACAGACTGCTTATCATTATCTGACCTCGTACCTACGGTCATGGACATTCACCATCACTGGATTCGTGAAGGAGAATATATTTCCCCCAATGATGACAGGGTTAAAAAAGTTATTGATAGTTGGCGCGGTATTAGGCCTACTTTACATTACTCCGTCAGCCGTGAGGACGTACTTGTCGGCCATTCCGGATCACAGTTACCCAATCATGGTGCGTTGATTGAATCGGGATACAGTAAGCAAAAACTTCGGGCACATAGTGATTACTATTGGAACGAAGCGGTGAACGATTGGGCATTGACATTCATTGATAATTTTGATATGATGTGCGAATCGAAGGCAAAGAATCTTGCCAGCTTTAAATTATTAGAGAGATATAAATGTTTGACAAAATAAAGAACTTATTCAAAAAGCCAGAACCTGTAAAGCCTGTACAGGCAAAGAAACCTCGTCAGCCTAAGAAGAAAAAAGAAGATAGCGTTCTATCTGATAAAGAAAAGGCAACCAAAGAAGGATTGCCTTATGTTAATATTCTTAAGATGGAACTTGATCCATATGATATTAATACGGGCGCATTCGAACTTGACTTTAATGATAAGTTTGTGTTAAACTTGATTCGTGCAGGATATAAAATACGTGAAGATGATACTGATACAATTATTGTAGATCGTTGGTTTCAAACAGTATGTCGTAATGTAGCACTAGAACTCTATGAGCAACAGCAGGCCGATCCGGAGAATCGGGCAATGGCTACGGACATGCGTGTGGTTCGTGCTAAGGACCTTGGTGATGGTAGAACAGAGGTAAGTTGAAATAGTGTTGTAAAAATACAACAATCCAAAATTTGACAATAAATCCAATTGGCTATATAATAGAATCTTAGACAGTTAGATAACGGTCTAAAAAGAGAAAAAAATTCGGGAAACTGAATACTGTACAATAATTCAATCATGTGTTATAGTACATACATCTACTGAGATGAGGACAACTAAGTTGAATTCTACTCAGGGATAACAGGTAAAACTGTTTTTTTTGTTAGTTAATTTTTTTTATATGAACCAAAGGAAATATATGACAGATAGTTTTTTGATTGCAACGGCTGTGAATCATTCTAAGCAGACCGCAACCGCAACTGTAGTAGATGAGTTGGCACTACCAAATGGTGCATCAATCGTTACTAAACCCAGTGGTGAATTCTTACGCTGGACTCACCCCAACGGCACTTACAAAGAGGTGCCTATCGTGTTCAAAGGATTAGATGGTCAACGGGCCAATCGTTTGAAACATACATTGTTGGACAACTACTATCTTGCAGGTTATGATTGTAGTAACCCCAAACCTCTACGTGCTAGAGTGCTTGATGAGCCCAACAATCACATCCTTAAGGTATTTTTGTGCCCACTCACAATGATGGTACATATCTGTAGCCGAGATTCCAATGATCCAAGGTACATGAAAGGCATTGATTGGTCTACTATGACTGTGAAGTGGCCGTGTGATGAGGACGCAGGTACCTATCACATCGTTAAGTTTGGTTTGTCCAAAGACGAAGGTGAAGAACTGAAGCGTCAACTGTATGCACAATACGTTGAAATGGGTTACACTAAAGTATCTGCTAGGGATCAAGTGCCGAAGTATGTTAGTAAGGCACGTGACATCAGCAAACAATTTGCTGTTTAACAAAGGAATACAACAATGAGAAACTATACTACTGTTTCCGAACAATTACAATGTTTACAATCCGAATTGCAAGGAGTGCTACTTGACGTTGAATACGGCGACGGCTTTGACGAGGTCTGCTATAACACAATCATGCGTGTATATAACGAATTGAACAATCTTTCACAACAAACTAAAGGACACTAATCATGGCTACTAATCAAAAAGTTATTTTGAAATATACTAAACCCAAAGTATTGAAATACAATAAATCACTTATACATCGGCTTCTTAGAAAAAAGAACGAGTACAGTACTACGAATGCTATGGACAGACTACATGAATTTTTAAATAGTGATAGAGTACAGGTACAAAAACATTTTGACCAATTAAAAAAAGAAGGTAAAATGTATAGCCGAAAACAAAGAGTTAAATTTGAATTAGTAAAAATAAAAGATATTAACATCGATGATGATATTCAGCGTGAATTGGATCACGGTCATGTATTAAAAATAGGTGATCCTGACACATTTGCAGTTCCCTTTATGTCTGTGATTACTGGAAGTAAGGATTCAAGTGGCAAGTACCATTCAAGCAATGGTCAGCATACATTGATATATGAGGCGGCCCTTGATTATCATGGTCTTTGGTATGATTACGACGGTGAGGTAGAAGAATTAACAGTACCTTTTGTATACATTGAAACCGATGACCGGTCAATTTTGCGATATGATTGGTATGTTCGCAATGGTATGGCAAGTAAGAAGCCACAACCCTATGACCATCATCGTGTTGAAGTTTTGTGCTGGCGAGTAGATGATAAAACAGATCAAAAATATAAAAATGCTCACCTAATACAAAAGGTATGTGAGGAAGAGGGTTATGAACCTATTAGTGAATTTGATTTTGAAAACATAGATCATCCCAAAGCAATCAAAGCAGTGGATCAAATGCGTAAATATGCAAAAACTTCTGAAAAACGTGACGCTTGGCGTTTTATGTTGAGAACTCATGCTCAGAATTTCCCTAATCGTCAAATCCATCAGATGGAGATTACTCTGTTCTGTGAACTATACAAGTATATGTCTAATATAGAGGGGGTTGATGTTTATAGTAATAGTTTTCAAAAGGATTTTATGGAGCCTTTTATTGCTATTATGCAAACTTTTTTCAAGGGCGGTCCTGATAATTTAGCAAGCGAAAGCACAGTTACCTATACGAAATGGTTTGCTGCCGAGTGGAATCTTGACCCTTCTACAGATGAAATAGGGGTAGACAAGTTTGCTTCACTTGTATTAATGTTAAAGTTATATGTTGTCCTAGGAGGTACCCACAAGGTTCCGGATATTGTTAACAATTTCAAGAGTCCTAAATCAGGAGATTTATTGAAATACCTTTCAAAGTCTATTACTCAAGATTTGAAAAAATATGTCAAATAAACGTCAACTACCTGAGTTTCAATTCTTTTATATTATTGAAACTGCACATCACTTCTTGCATGACGGTAAACCGGTGCGTCGTTTAGGTTATGGTATCACTATAGGACCCAAAAAACGTTTAAGTCAATATGCTGACCATAGTGGAGGAGAACAAGAATTTGTTCATATTCTTTACGGTGATTATAGACAACAAACTAGTTTGGAAAATATTGTCAAGGAAAAACTAGCTAGTAAAACCGCTTTTATTTACGGAGAACCGGTTGAATGGTTAAGTTTTGATAGCGGTATGACAGTACAATCACTGTATAATTTAATTTTGGATATAGTTGATTCGGAATCATATGATATTTTTTCTGTGAAAAATATTTATCTGCCTTTCAATAATAGTACTCGCCACAAAAAAATGACCAATTACAATGTTAAAAATAACCCTTTGCAATATTTGGATATTAGTGAAGTGCCTAGTTGTCTCATAGACCATAATATTTGATTTAATCTAAATAGTAGTATATAATAGACACATGAAATACGCACTTATTGACACAGCTAACACATTCTTCCGTGCCCGTCACATTGCATCACGTAATAGTGATACATGGGAAAAGATCGGCATGGCCCTTCACTTAACATTAGCAAGCACTAATCAAATCGTTCGCAAGTTTGGAATCGATCACGTTGTATTTTGCTTAGAAGGTCGTAGCTGGCGTAAGAGCTTCTATGAGCCATACAAGAAAAATCGTATTGTTGATACATTATCACAGACAGAAGCAGAGATTGAAGAAAACGAAATGTTCTGGGATACGTATGAGAAGTTTACAACTTTTCTACGTGAGAAAACTAATGTTAGCGTTTTGCGACATGCTGAGGCTGAAGCTGATGACTTAATCGCACGTTTTGTTCACTTGCATCCCGATGACGAACATTTTATTATCAGTAGTGATAGTGACTATGTTCAATTGATTAACGAGAACGTGAAACAATATAACGGTGTAGCTAATCAATTAATCACACTTGATGGTTACTTTGACGATAAGGGTAAGATTGTCAAAGATAAGAAAACTAAAGAACCCAAACTGTTAGAGGATCCTCAATATTTGCTATTCAAAAAATGTATGCGGGGCGACGGTACTGACAATGTGTTTAGTGCTTATCCAGGTGTACGTGAGAAAGGTAGCAAGAATAAAGTTGGCTTGATTGAAGCATACGCTGATAGACATAAGCAAGGCTTTGATTGGAACAATCTAATGCTACAACGTTGGACTGACCACAATGAAGTGGAACATCGTGTACGTGAAGATTATGAACGTAATCGTATCTTAATTGATTTGACTGCACAACCACAAGAAATCAAAGATAAGGTTGATACAACTATTCGTGAGGGTGTGCGTATAACTACTACCCCTCAAGTTGGTATTCACTTTATGAGATTTTGTGGTAAGTATGATTTGACTAAGATTAGCGAACAAGCCGAGACTTATGCTAAATGGTTAAACAGTCCCTATACTGGTTCATTGGTATGACGGACAAATATCAAGAACATTTTGGAGTTGAAGTATGAACGATAATATTAAAGCAGGTGCAGACCTCAACGCAGGTGATGGTGGTTATAGTCTAGGCACTAAAGAAAAGTATGATGAATTTGTCAGGGGCCGTAATCAATCATTAGGTAAAATGAGAATCCGAGAACTTGCTGAACAGGCTACAACTTATATTGAGCCAACATCTAATAGTGGCGAAGGCTGGATCTTTGACAAGGAAAAGTTCGCCGAGTTGATTGTGAGAGAATGTGGAGAAATTGCCTACAAAGCGTATTGGAATAATCCCGAAACAGTTAGAGGCGTACACATTCAAGAAAAGATTAAAGAACATTTTGGAGTTGAAGAATGAAATTCACTACTACTGGTACAACTTTTAAAGAAATCAATCAAGGTGATCCAGACTTTATGATGAATGATGGTATCAAATTAGTACCACGAGCTGCCATTAAGATTAGCCAACGATGCCCAAGTAATTATGCAAGTTTGATTGCTGAATGTATGAATCACGGTTGGATCAAACCCGTCGCACATGTTAAAGAATCAGATTATGTTTGGGAAAAGGTAGGAGAATAAAATGAGTGGCGGGCATTTTCAATACAAGCAATGGGAAATAGGTAATATTGCCGATGAAGTAGAACAACTAATCATTGACAATGATAGTGAAGAAAAAGATCAATGGGGCGATAGAAAAGGTTGTCATTTCACTACAGAAACCATTGAAGAATTTAAAAAGGGTTTAGCTATTCTACGACAAGCACATATCTATACACAGCGTATCGATTGGCTAGTGTCAGGTGATGACGGTGAAGATAGCTTCCATAGTAGATTGAAAAAAGAATTAGAGAACTTAAAATGAATAAAGATTTTAATAACATTGTGTTTATTCTAAATAAATCCCCAAAAGAATTACATGCATGGTGGAAACTATTAAGTGAAGATGAACAACAGTATGCCATAGAAATTCTTACCGACTATCGTAAGATGTTAGATGAACCTGTTGTAGAAGAATATACATTAGCAAGAGAATACTTAAAGAAGTTTCAGTTATGAACCTAGCAGAATACTTTGAACAAAATAGATACAAAGCCAAATATCAAATTGGTGATCGTATCTTTGGATATTGGAATAACATTCCGTTTGTTGGCACTGTAGGGAACGACACCGTAATAAGTGAATTAGTTGGACCACAACTTAGTATTCATTTAGATTTACCAATTTGCTATGAAAAGGTAATACGTACTGTTATAATAGCAAAACATAAAGAGTTTAAAAAGATATCAAAATTGGTATCAATCATAGAGGAAACAAATGACAAAAACACTAATCGCAAAACCAGTAGTAAAGAATCAGTTCTGGATAGTAACAGACGGAAACGAAAAAGTAGGTAATGTATTAGCTGATGGTTCTGGCTTTGAAGTTAAACTGAACGGCAACAAGACTCATTTTAAGAATACAAATGCTATTGAGAAGCAAACTAAAATTGAGTTTCAAAGAGTTACTAAAGAAAAAGTTAAACAAGAAATTCCTTTTAGTGAATATCCAACACCTAAAAAGGTATATAATTCTATACTAGACATTAAACGTAAGATTCACTTGTTTACAAAAACATCCAAAAGTAAGTGCTATTATGCCGCAGGATGGTATATTGTTAGTCAGGGAAGTGAACCTACTATAGAATTTTGCCCTAAATACATCTTTATTCAGCGTTATGAGTATGTAGGTCCATTTAAAACTGAAGATGAAGCAAAAGACTTGATAAATATCTAATGATTCAAATTAAGCGGTTTATTGAGAAAGTATCGTTGATTGAGGGGCGACAAGGGAAAGATGTGGTTATTCCAATATCTGACGCTAGAGGCCTACGTGATGAATTAGCAAAACTATTAGCAGACCACTATGAAATGAAAAAGGATTCCCCGGAAGAGGTAATTCAAGTTCAAATATCCGGGGGAGGATTTAAATGAGTAGAACACAACCTAAAGTCTTACTAGAATTAGTAGACAAAGTAACATACAAATGCGATCAAATCGTTGAGGCAAGTGGCATCTGGGCTGTATTCTATGACGGACAACCTATCAATCTAAAGTCACAGCATTACTTAGATAATGAAGCAACACCTAAATACAAGAAGACCAGTTTCAGTAATCCTGGTCATGCACGAAACTTGTGTAGAAAATTAAACACACAATTTAAATCTGATAAATTTACTGTCGTGTTTATGAATAATGGTACTACTGTGTACCCCGATGAGTGATAATAAATCAAAGAAACAACGTATCACCGAGGCTGTACTTAAACAGTTGCCGCCTACAGATCAACCAATAGACAAAATAATTAATGAGTGGTGGTTCACTAGATCCAGTGAAGGATTGCGCCTATCCGCTATTGGTGATTTAAGTTTTCGCCACGCACAAATAGAATTTTTTAACTTACCACTAAAAATTACTCAGGATAATTGGCACAAGTTCATAGTTGATTGCAGTAAGAAGATTAAATGCCCGTACTATTTTGGTGTCAATAAAAATGATTTGAAAGAAAAAGAGGCATACATAAGATTGTATGACAGTAAAATCGCTATGATGATACAACTATATGGTGATGTACATAGTTACTTAGAATCAGTAAAGGCAAGAAAATGACAGAAGAAAAGAAAAGCAAGAACCCATTTATAAACTTAGCCAACGCCGCTAAGAAAGATAGTAAGCACCCTGGATTAGGTAAAGCACCTAAAAGCCAAGGACCTAAACCAACTAAGGGTAACGGTGGTGCAACGGTTGTTCGTAGAAGTGGTCGTGGTGGTTAATACCATCTACCTTCATTACGCATTCGTTTGATTAGATTTAAATAAGTGCTACATACTCCGTAGCATTTTAATTGTACCGTACTAAACAAACTACGGTCATCTATTTCTGGAAGAAATATAATACTAGTGTTGTTAATAGGTACTGTACCAGGAGTGATAAGTTTACCACTACTAGTGGTGACTGGCGTACTTTCTGTAGCGTTTGGGAACCAAAAGTAATTTGGGTATAGTTTACTTGGTTGAGTAGTTAACCAATTTTGCATATCTGTATTTCTAGCGTTTATCCAAAAGCGCACACCTTGTAGATATTTGTCAGTTACGGGAATAATTGGTTCATAGCTACCTAAATATAACTGTCCGTCTACTCTCCAAACATCGACCATACAGGAATAGCCTGCATTGAATGCTTTCCCAATTTGTGCAGGTGTATTAGCATCCTCAAAGTTTTGGCTATCAAAGATACCCTGGTAAGATATATATAACATAATATGTATTTATGTCAACGAAATCAATAGCTACCGCGTTATATATATGTAGACATTAAAATCTACTTCATTAACTTAAAGGAAACTTAAAATGAAAACATTAGCAATCGCCCTAATCGCTACATTGTCAGTAGCAACAGCAATGGCTCAGAATACAGCCCCTGCCGCAAAGCCAGCAACAACTGCTCCGGCAGCTACAGCACCGGCTGCACCTGCTAAAGCAGAAGCACCAAAAGAAGAAATGAAATTAGCTAAGAAAAAGGACGCCCCCAAGGCAGATGCCAAAAGTGCTCCTACCACGACACAAGCGGCTCCAGCAACAACTGCTCCTAAAGCAGACGCCAAATCAGCTAAATGAAGTAGATGATGACGATAACTATGATATAGTTGATTTAGACTTACATCGTAGTTATAGTCGACCAAGACTAGTCGGTTCTAATCTTTGGGATGATGATGAATTATCGGATAATATTTTAAAGAGACTTGCACAGGCAAGAATGTTAGCACTAGAGGCATATCATAATAAATATGTGTTATGATTTTATCTAAGTTAAAGCTAACATTAAAATGTCATCTATATGGTAGATATACAGGCATAGATTCTCCTAATAAATGTTTGAATAAAGAACATTTTTCAAATTATCCATATGAGATAGGATACAGACATAACTCTAGAGGCTTTAGAGGGCCTGAATGGCCCTCTAACATCGATAGTGTATGTTGGTGTGTAGGTGATAGCTTTACTAGTGGTGTAGGGCAGCCATATGAACACACCTGGCCATATGTATTTTCAAGTAAATCAAATATTCACACAATCAATATATCTATGGACGGTGCTAGTAACATGTGGATTTCACGTAAAACAATTGAATTACTAGAAATACAACCAAAATATATTATTATTCAATGGTCGTATATTCATCGCAGAGAAAGAGATATAATAATAGGTGGTAGTGATTATGATAATTGTGATGAAGAAAGAACATTGCATCATAGCAACTCTACAACAGAAGAAGATATACAACATAATATTGATTGCATAAATTTAGTAGAATCTAAAAAAAGAAATACGACTATTATACATACTTTTATACCAAAGAATGTACCCGATGACTATCAAGTATTATTTAAAGATTTGATTGAAAAAACGAATATAAATGTAGTTTGGTTCGATCAACTAGACTATGCTAGAGATTTTCACCATTATGACATAAAGACTAGCAATAGTTTGGCAGAAAAAATAATAGCATCCAAATATATAAATATTTAACAACATTACATTGTATAAATAGTTATGAAGTTAAGGGTTCTTCATAAAAACCCAATTTTTAAACACACACATAGGAGATATAAAATGTTTAACACAGCAACTTACGCCTTTATCGATGGCGTTACAGACTTTAAAAAACAATGCGTAGAACAAACAGTTCAACACGAAGGCATCAAAACAGCATTGAATGGTTTTATTGATGCACAATCAAAATATACTAAATCAGCCGCAGATGCAGGAATGCAATCAATGATGGCTTTGGGTATGATTTTCTCAAGCAAAGATTTCTACACAGAAATGGGTGACCAGTTCAAAGCAATGGTTCCAGCTTTCAACGTAAAAAAAGCAAAGGCTAAGTAATCATGGTAAGCGTTCTATTAACAATTGGCGCACTAGCCATGGTTGGTATTATTGGTCCACTAATTGCAATGGCAAGTGAATCTAATACTTATGGTTCTAGATTAGAGGAATACATTGTCAGTAAGAATCCACAAGATAATTCTGACATAGAACGTCTAACTAGAGATTATGAAATAGCTTCAAGTAAGAGGTATCTATGAACACACTTAAACAACTATTTCAAAGCCTACTAGAGGCAATTCAATCCATTAAAGAATACAAAGCGAGTAAAATGAAATGAGATTACTTAATGACCTAATTATGCTATACAAATGGGCTAAAGAAGGTTGGGAAGTACATCCAATCATTGACGATGAATTTAAGGGTTGGTTATGAATAATTGGTGGCCCGTCTCGGATGAAGAGTGGGAACGTTTAAATTTTCCCGAAAGATTTGAACAACCTAAAAAAATGTTTTATACTACATGAACATTAACACACTAAGGAAATAAAATGACAGACTTTACACCAAAATTGCCCGAAGTTAAATTTAACAAGAATGGCTATGAACTACGTACAGATATCTTGGCTATGGCCAAAGATGCGGTACAACATGAATATCAAATGAAATTTCAGGGTTGGGAAATGAGCGCAAAGCGTGATGCAAAAACAGGTCAACTTGTAAGCACAGTATCTATGCCTGAATTTCCAGGATTAGACAAGATCCTTGAAACTGCTGAAAAGATGTATGGTTTTGTAAATCAAGGACAAACACAGTCTAAGAAGTAATTCTTAACAACCGAAGGTTCTTTTACAGAACCTTCCTTTACGGCTATAAATAAGAGTATGAATGTACTAATACTAACCCCCGACCGTGTAGGAAGCACACTACTACAACGTTTAATTACCATATACATGAATGCACATGAGTATGACAAGCCAGTTATAAATCTACATGAACTTACCAATGGTTTACAATTATACTATAGTGATGTTTACAACAAAGAAGTACTTGGCAAACCTAAATTCCATAAATCTTGGGGATACTACCAAACATTGGAAGAAATAACAACGTTGTTGCGTGATACTGATCATTACAAAACAGGTCGTTTGGCTAGGTATCACGTTGTTAATAGGAATGATTCATTGCGAGACCAAGTAGAATTCTATAATTATATTAACGAAAACTTTTATATAATATCAGCACGAAGAAATAATTTATTTGAACATGCTATCAGTTGGGGAATACACGGAGTAACAAATAAATTAAACGTGTATACTCATCAAGAAAAAATAGATGTATTCTATAATGTTTATAAAAACGGAGTGACTATTCATCCGATTAAATTAATAAAGCATCTAAACGATTATAAAGAATATATAAATTGGTGTGACACCTATTTCAATGTTACTTCATATTTTGATTATGAAAAAGACTTAAAAGATATTGAAAAATATATATTAGGACTAGATATCTTCCCAAATCAAGAACGTAAATCTTGGGGAGATATATTTGATATCCCATGGCATGATTGGAATAAATGTCATAAATTAATTAGTGACTTTGGTGGATCCGATGTTAAACTACTAGAAAACAACGCTGTTTCTAATTTGACTCCGGCTTTATTACAAACAAGTTTAAGTTTAGTTGACCAAAATTATTTAGTACAGCATGGTCCAAAATACATGAAAGCGCACGATGAAATAGCACAACTTATTTGGCGTGGCACTCTACCTACTAATGTGCCTATTAAGTTACAAACAATGGCAGAAAAAAGAAAAATAATTAAAAACTTTGATGAATGTATTGAAGTATATAATAAATGGGTAGATGAAAACGGGATGGGTATCAAATATACTGATAATGACCTAAAGCAAATAGCAAATGAAGAAGTTAAGACTTGGTATAATGAGGTTCCAAAAAACTTGTTACTAGAATAATTTCAAATGTTCTATCTGGTTGCGGTGGGGCCGGTACTGATACATTAATCACAGTCTATACGTGATAAACCCACCGAAAACGTAGTCAAACACTGGTACTCCAAAATTTGACAATAAATGGATTTGGGTATATAATTCATTTATGAAATCAAAAATCTTCATTATTCAGCGTGACAACGACAATTATTTCAAGCAAAAGTTGCCTACATGGCGCAACGGTTTTTGTGAAATTACTCGCAATGTCATAATTGAACCAGACCCGCACGGTATCTATTTGGATGGTGAGTGGGGTTATATCACAGTCTATGGTAAAAAGATTTATGTCACTAGGGCCGGCACTGAATTTGCATTTGAAATTCGTGGCTAAAAATTTGACAATAAATGGATTTGGGTATATAATAGAATCTTAGACAGTTAAATAAAGGACTACAAAATGGCAAAGAAAATCTCTATCAAAGTTTTTGGTGACCCCGGACACGCTTGGGCACGTTTCCCCAAAGCTAAATTGGTTAGTCTTGGTATTGCTGATAAGATCACCCCTTACAGTTATCAAAATGGTACTAATGCTTTCCTTGAGGAAGACTGTGACCTGTCAACACTAATGGCGGCTCTTAAAGCCAAGGGCTATGAAGTCAAATTTAATGAAAGTTTTACCAACAGGCAAAGCAAAATCCGTGGTTATTGCTCATACAGAATTTGACAATAAATGGGCTTTGTGCTATAATAGAATCTTAAACAATTAACAAACAGGAGTTATTATGAAGGGCTTTTTAATTATCAGTGCGATTGTTGGCATATTTTTCTACAATAATTCTTCGGGCACTGTTTCCAGTATCACCGAAAAAGGTTCGTGCGAAAAAGGCGGAGTGTATTCAAAACAATTCAACTGTGAATATGTTTACAACAAGGCCACCTACGATGTGTATTATTGGCGGTATCTTAACAGTGATAAGTCTGACAGACTAGTAGGAACTACTGTTGGTTTATCTGCTTGTCGAGATACTGCAATATACGCTCATAGAAATGCCAATAATCAAATGAATCAAGATTTGGACTGGAGCGAACGCATGTATATTTGTATGCTCACTAAAGATGGCAGAAATTTAGAGAAGCATAGGTATTAAAAAGTTGACAATAAATGGATTTGGGTGTATAATACATTTATGAAATCAAAAATCTTTATTGTTCAACGTGACAACGACAAGTATTTCAAGCAGAAATTGCCTACATGGCGCAATGGTTTCTGTGAAATAGTACGTAATGTCACTATTGAAAAGGATCCGCACGACATTTACCAAGACGGTGAATGGGGTTACATTACGGTCTATGGCCGTAAGATTTATGTCACTAGATCCGGCACTGAATTTGCGTTTGAAATTCGTGGCTAAAAGGTTGACAATAAATGGATTTGGGTATATAATAGAGTCTTAGTCAGTTAAACAACAGGAGTTAAAAATGTCAGCATTAAAAACATATCTGGATCGCAAGAACGCTTACGCTACAATCTTTGGTGCAAAAGCACTTACTTTAGACAATGCTACTGACCGTCAAAAGATTGCCGATTCAATCGATTCAGATTTGAGTCCCGAGAATTTATCTTGTGACGGTGAACTGCCCCGTAGTCTGGTTCAGAAACGCTACAAGGAATTGACAATGGCGGCACGTGAATTGCAAAAATTAGATCCCTCAGTTAAGTTTTACGAATTCGTTTAAGGAGTAGTCATGGCTCGCAATCAAGACCCAGTTTTCACTTTCAATGCCGATGATGTGTGGGCGGCGGCATGTGCGGCACAACGAATCAATGGCAGTTATGTTAAGTTGGCAATGATCTCCGAGTCAGATCCTTCACTTACAAAGTTGTCTAATCGTATGTTGGCAATGCAATTGTTGACTGACCCCTTTAGTATCACGGATGAAGACCGTGAGCAAAGTAAAAAGGTTCGTGCATTTTATCAGGCATTGACTTTCAAAATCTTGCAAGGTAAAAAATTGAATGAGTTTGACAATAACGCAATGGTGTTGTCCAATCGTGATGTTATCTCTAGCAATTATGACTTTGCAGTTATTTGCAGTTTGCCAAGTTGCTATGAGCGAGGTGTCGTGCGCCAGTCAGTAGAACAGCGTATCAGTTTTGCTAAAGGTGGTTACATTAGTGCAGTTGGCAATAAAGTATCAACCTCAGTTGAGGTGTTGAGGTGTGTTTTTTCACAAAAGTGGATGACTAATTTTGTTACTGGTATTACTAGTGATGACCAAGTAGTATTCTTTGCTTACAAGAGTGAACTGCCAGTAGGTAAGATGTTTGACATTTACGGCACTGTCAAATCACAGCGTGATAATACAACCCAATTTAATCGTGTAAAGGTGATTGCTTGAATACAGAATTAATTAATAAATTGAAGGCACAATGTATCGTGCGTGAAATGCGTGGTACTAATGCGTTTGACAATTATATGGTAGATCGGTTTGATACTGAAAAGTTTGCAGAACTGATTGTGAGAGAGTGTGACCGGTATGCCCGTAGTGTATGGGAACATGGTCCTTTGTTAGGTAGAGACTTGTTAATTCATTTTGGTGTTGAGGAGATGAGTGATGAATAAAACTATTGAATGGCTTTTTAAGCAGGCTGGTGGCTATGTTGAAATTGACAGTAAAGGTAATCGTTTTACCTATACAGAAAATTTTGACCCTGATTTATTTGCCGGGTCAGTTATTGCAGAATGTGTTCAAGCATTAGTCAATCATGGTTATACAGATGCGGCAACTATGTTAGCAAACGAGTATCCCGAAGACTGGCAAAAATTTGAATTTCCGGAGATTTAATTATGACTAAATTACTAGTAGGTTTTATTCTTGGTATCGTTGTTTCAACTGTCGGCTTTAGTGGTATTGCTAGAATGGCTGACAACGGTGTTAACAAGATTAAAGAAGTAACGGTAGAACAGGTGAAGTAAATGGGACTAGATATGTATGCTTATGTTGCCAGCAAGAAAGGTCAACAAAGTGAATATTATGAAACTGCCGAGTTTGATAAGACAGTTAATGAATTTGTAAGCACTACTGTTACTAAGCCACACGAACTTGCTTATTGGCGTAAGCATCCTAACTTGCATGGTTGGATGGAACAACTATGGATTAGTAAAGGTCGTCCAAGGCAAAGTGTCGCTTGGCCGGTGTTCAACGGGATTGAACTTGAATTAACATGGGATGACTTAGATAAACTTGAACGAGATATTCGTCAAGGTAGACTTCCTAATACAGAAGGTTTCTTCTTTGGTAATCCTAGTGATAATTATTACTATGAACAAGACCTTGAGTTTGTTAACAACGCTAAGGCAGAAGTGTTCTTAGGATTGAAAGTATTTTATAACAGTAGTTGGTAATGTATATAACAAACAAATACGATTCGGTTAGGTTGCCATATAGCGAAGAAATGTTAGAATGGCTATTGGCAACTTATCCGAAATCTGAGTATAGAGTGGTTATATTGGAAGAACAACATTTATAGCTAAATACGCTACGAGGTATAGCGTGTTTCCCAAAATGTTTAAAAATATAATTATAACTATCTTAACACTAATTTTGATGTTTGTTTGGCTGACGTCCGATCTGGAAAGTGATTATTATAATCTGGATGATGTTACTATTGAATATAAATGTAGTGTAATTAGAGAGTACAAAAATATTCCGCCCGAAGTTCTTGAGGAATGTAGGAGACGGAAAAACATAACCGAAGATGTTGACAACAAAACATCGGTGTGATATAATTTACAAATTATTAACTTAAGGAACTTTCATGTCAGCCTCATGGATTCGTAAACTAAATGAATCAGATAGCCGCCTTCATAAAGAAGATGTACTCAAACAAGCATTAGAGGCAAGTGTCCTTGGTAGCAGTAATGCTATCAATTTCTTGTCATTTGTAAAAGCATGTTACAATCCTTACGTTACCTTTGGTGTTCGTCAAGTACCAGACACAACAGGTATCGTTGATGCAGAAAATCCCTGGGATGAGTTTAATGAGTTGATGCTACAACTTAGTCAACGTAGATTAACAGGTCATGCCGCACGTGATGCCATTCAAAGTACGGCTGAACGATTTGATAGTGATGAATGGAATACATTCTTAGCACCAGTATTGCGTAGAGACTTACGTGCTGGTATTAGTGACAAAACAATCAATAAGATTTGTAAGAAAACAGCTTACGAAATTCCAATCTTTGGTTGTCAACTTGCTACTAATAGTGAAGGTCGTCCTGAGATGAAAAGTATCAAACGCCTTGAGCCTAAGTTAGATGGCGTTCGTATGTTGTTGATGGTTATCCCAAGTGATTTTGGCGATGTTACTACTATCTGTTTTAGTCGTAATGGCAAACAGTTTGATAACTTTGGTCACATTGAAGAACAGGTTCGCAGTAACTGGATCAAGATGGTTCGCAAAGCCGGAACAAGTAACTTAAGCATGGGCTTTGTGCTTGACGGTGAGGTTATTGGTAATAGCTTCCAAGAACTGATGCGACAAGCACGCCGTAAAGAAAATGCTCAGGCAGAAGATAGCGTGTTCAACGTGTTTGACATTCTACCGCTTGATGCTTTCCGTGAAGGTCATTGGAATAGTCAACTTGAAAAGCGCATTAAGATATTAGAAGATATGCGTCCAGTAATTGATAACATGCCTAATGTTGAATTACTGCCACACATCATGGTTGACTTAGATACAGCCGCTGGTCGTGACCAGTTGGATCGTTATGCTAAGGATCAAGTTAATCTAGGCTTTGAAGGCATTATGATTAAAGAATTACAAGCACCATATATCTGCAAACGTAGCACAGATTGGATGAAGTGGAAGCCAACTATTACTGTAGATTTAGAGGTCGTGGGCATTGAAGAAGGTACTGGTAGAAACTTAGGAAGACTTGGAGCACTTGTTTGTCATGGAATCGATGATGGAAAAGAAATCACAGTCAATGTGGGTAGTGGCTTTAGTGACGGTGATAGAGATGATTATTGGACTAACCGCAATTTGGTCATTGGTCGCACTGCTGAAGTATTGTGTGATGTGATTACCCAGAATCAAGATGGTACTTACAGTTTGCGTTTCCCCAGATTTGTTCGTTTCCGTGACGATAAATGATAAAATAACTTATTAGGAGAATACTATGGTAACAATTGTTAAACATGAATGGCATCAACACGATAGACAATATGCTATTGAACTTGATGAATCACTATTAAGTGAAATCTATCCTGATAAGGAAGAAGATGAGATTAAAGTAATACTAGAAGGTATTGCTGACGGCACTTATGATTATGAAGATGTACTCAATGACGCCTACGAGAATGATGTAGAGATTGAATGGGACTTCCAGTATGATGACTGTTGGACTGACCGCAAAGGTGGATACGATGTTACCTACGAACTAGGTGATGAATCTAGTTGGGTAGAGCCTGATAAAGAACCAGAACCAACACACAAATGTACCAAGTGTAAATGGAAGGGTCAGTATTATGATGCCGATTGGCAATGGGAAGATAGTGCGGGTAACGAGTTTGATGAAGCCAAACATGTTTGCCCAATGTGCGAGTCTGACCTTGAACTAACCGAACATGGTTTAGTAGAGGAAGAAGCAAAAAAGAAACGCATGGCAGAAATTGATGCTATGTTTAACGAAGAAGAGGAAGAGTAAAATGGCAACATGGTCAGTAAAACCAACATGGAAGAAATCAATCCTTGAACGTAATTACCTGTCAAAGGATGATAACCGAGTTATGATTGAAACTGGTTGGCGTTGGGGTGAATTCACAGTTGAAACTGATGATGACAATCCTCCGAACATTGAAGCAGGTGTTAATATCTATGACTGTGGATATGAATCTGAATTAGTAGAGACTAATGATGGTTGCTGGGAAGAACATGACATGGATGATTGTGATGAAGAAACCCAAGAATGGCTAGAAGAATTTTTTGACGAAGGCAACAGTTGGCTCGATTTAGAAGAACATGGCTGGAGCCAAGACGAATGTGAAATGATTATTGATTGTGATTTAGAAATTACAAGAATCAATGACGATGGTTCTGAAGGTGAAACTATTACTACTGGTATGGATGAAGAAACTCAAAAGAGTAGAGAACTTCCGCTTAAGCTAGAACCACAAGCAGTTTGGCCCTTTGAAAAGCCTAACAAAGATATTGAATAATGGAACAAGACATTAATAACTATGTAGGTAAGTCTTACACGTTTGAAGATGGCAATAAAATTGAAATCATTCAAGTAAGAATGGTTGATGAGCAGAGGTGTGGCCCATCAGTCACTTACTTTATTCATCAAGGTCGTGGCATACCACAAAAACTAATTATGCCTTTGGAACCCTTCATTGAATTGTATGGCCATTTATTCGAAGATAATCCATCAACAGAATAGACTAAATACTTAGATGTTTAATAGAATATTTACTTTTTCCAACCTTACACTATTGGTAGCATTGACACTTAGTTCAGTGGCAGCTTACTATAGTATCATCGGGTTAACAGCTATCTTTGCAGGTGCGGTTATTCCTGTTATCATCATGGGTACAATACTTGAAGTAGGCAAGATCACTACAACAGTATGGCTACGTAAATACTGGAACCGTGCAGGCTTCTTGCTCAAGCTATACTTAGTACCTGCTGTTATCGCATTAGCATTGCTTACCTCTATGGGTATCTTTGGCTTCTTGTCAAAAGCACACATGGATCAAGGCATCACATCAGGTGATAGCCAAGCCAAATTATCATTGTACGATGAAAAAATTAAAACACAACGAGACAACATTGAGTTAGCCCGCAAAGCACTAACTCAAATGGATAATCAAGTTGATCAACGATTAAGTCGTGGTGATAGTGAGAATAGTGCTGAACGTGCCGTACAAATTCGTAGACAACAAGCCGGTGAACGTACTAAGTTACAAAAAGAAATTGGTGATGCTCAAAAAGAAATTGCTAAACTAAATGAGGAACGAGCACCTATTGCGGCAGAGAATCGTAAGATAGAAGCAGAAGTTGGCCCTATCAAATATATTGCCGCACTAATATACGGTGACGATGCTGATAACAATACACTTGAATCTGCTGTTCGTTGGGTTATTATTTTATTGGTTATTGTATTTGATCCATTAGCTATTGCACTTGTACTTGCCGCTAACGCAAGTAAAGAATGGGATAAAGAAAAACCAAAATATGAAGAAGATGATGGTCCATTAACTGACGAGCAGATTGATCAGATAAAAGATTCGGTAGAAGTGCCCGATAATTTAGTAGTTAAAGACGATGCATTATTCAAATCACTTTCAGTGACCAATGAAGAGGAAGAAGCATTTAAATCACTGGAACCAAAAGGTAGTGATCCTACAATAAACTGCTATATGTGTGGCACTGAGTTAATTAATGCCCCCGGTATAGGACCATTCTGCCCCAATAAGGCGTGTGATGTTAGTGATGGTCCTTTTGAAGAACCAGAAGAACAACCAAAATCATTACTAGAACAACATCCTTACTTAACTAAACCTTTTGTTAGTTTTGTTGTTAAACCAATGGTAGCTCCTAAAGAAGAACCTTCTAAAGAACTTACAGTAGACTCTACTAAACCAATTGATATCGTAACAGAGGGTGTTACTACCCGAAAACCATTCAAAGACCTCGAAGGTGGTTATGTTACGTATGAGGGTAGACACATGCACCGTGATGTGTTAATGGGTTCTCACCCTGAGATATTTAAATTAGTAGCAGATTCGGCAAGATCAGCTAATACTAGCTTTGGAACTGAGTTCCCAAAAATGGCAGAAAAGGGTGATACCTTTGTTCGTGTTGATGTATTGCCAAACCGTGTATATAAATTTGATGGAACCAGATGGATTATGGTCAACAAAGACACATCCAAAAGTTACATACATGACCAAGAATATATCAAGTACCTAGTATCCAAAATAGAATCGGGCGAGTATGATATTGAGTTGTTGAATGATTCCGAAAAGCAACAAATCGAAGAATACTTGACCAAAAAGTCTTGAAAAAAACTCCAGTTTAGTTTATAATAATAACATTATTAACTACTGGAGTATCCCATGAAAAAACTAATTGTTTGTGCAACTGTACTAGCCTTAACTGGTTGCGGCAGTTTTAGTAAAAAGAATAACGAACCTGAACAAATTCGTAATCAAAAACTTTCAACTTCTTTCAAAAATGATACTATTCGTATTGAAACAGATTGCGCTTGGTATAAGCCATTCAAAAGCGAGTGTGATGTAGTTTCTATTGAGGCAACTGCTACAGCTGCCAGTAATGGTAATACTGATAGTAATCGGCGTACTGCATTAATTCGTGCAGGAGATCGTGCCCGTGCTAGTGTTCGTCACTTCATTCAGGAAGACTTGAATAGCACACGTACACAAACTACACTTGCTAAGAACGTTGAAAAAGCAAGCGATAGATTGAAATCATCCACTGTTAACGGTGAGACGGTAGCAATGAGTGATACTGATGCTGAAAAGGATTCAAGCCATAGTATTCGCACTAATAGCAATGACACCGCTTATCAATTGCAAGAATCTATCCGTGTTAACGCTACCGGTATCTTGCGTGGTTTCCATGTAATTAAACAAGAAGTTACTGGTAATCAGGAAGTTAGTGTAACGATACGATGGGACAAGGGTTCTGAACAAACCGCTAATATTCTGCGTAAAAAATTCGGTAACTAAAAATGAGACTGCTATTAATAGCGGCTTGTTTATTCATTACGAATGCATTTGCGAATGACTACATACGAGTAGTCGGTACAGGTCCTACATTAGAACTTGCAAAAGAAAATGCATTTCGTGAAGCAATAATGATCCGTGTTGGTACAGTTGTAGTTAGTGAACGTGAATCTACTATAACCGATCTTAAACGTGATGACATTAGTGTTTACAGTGCCGGTTATGTTAATGACTATAAAATCATTTCAGTAGTTAATAATGGTTCTGTTGTTAAAGTAACTGTCAACGTATTAGTTGCCGATAGTAAACTTGTTAATCAACGATTGAATTCAGGTAAAACAACTAATACGATTAACGGAGAAAATGCCGCGGTCAGTTATAAAACATTCATTGACCAAAAGATCAAAGCTGACAAACTAATTAAAACAGTATTATCATCTTATCCCAGTAGTGCATACGTTGTAGAACAATCACCTTATCAAATTGGTGTTGATTCGTTTCGCAATGCTGTTTTATCAGTTCATTATAAATTAAAGTGGAATTATGATTATATTATTGCCTTCAAGGAATTAATGTCATTGGTTGAAGATGGCAAGTATGGAATGTTTGAACGTGCTCCTAGCAATGTCGTTGTTATGGGCAAGAACCCTAAAGATTTTATAATAGGCGAAAAGAAACACTATAAATTTACTGATGTTCTATTATTAGACAATTTAAAAAATTCAATTACACATGGTCGTGAAGCAAAATTAAAACTATCAATAAGTGATAACAGTCTTAATAACGTAGTGTCACAATGTTTCAATATGAATAACACTTATTTTTCTGTAGGTGAACCTAGAAATCTTGTAATATACGGGAACACTAAAGAAGAAGGGGTATTGCAATTACGCATACCTATAGAGTATAATAGTATCTTACAACGAGCAAGCAATATACAAGTATCGGTTGTCCCTTTCAACCAATGCTAAAAAATATCAGGCAAAATAAAAACGATAAATTAAAGTATGACATCTGAATCTAAACTAAACCATTGTTCCTTTTGTGGTAATCACAAAGATAAAGTTACTAAACTTATTGTAAGCGAGGATGTTGCTATCTGTAGCGACTGTATTGAATTATGTAACCAATTGGTTATTGATGAAATTGGCCCAACTGAGTCAACCCAAAATACAACCAACGATCCACATGATATTAAACAATACTTAGATGAACATGTAATTGGACAAGATAGTGCTAAAACAGTATTAAGTGTGGCCATTGCTAATCATTATAAGCGCATTACACATCCACCCAAAGACTTAGAAATCAGTAAGGGTAACGTATTGATTATTGGACCTACTGGTTCAGGTAAAACACTATTAGCTAAAACTGTAGCCAAATATTTGAATGTACCATTTGTTGTTGCTGATGCTACCAGTTTAACCGAAGCTGGTTATGTAGGGGATGATGTTGAATCAATGATTAGCATGTTGGTCAATGCCGCAGGCGGTGATCCTAAATTGGCAGAACGTGGTATTGTGTTTGTTGATGAGATTGATAAAATCGCCCGTAAGAGTGAGTCATCGAGTATCACACGTGATGTATCAGGTGAGGGTGTACAACAAGCATTACTTAAACTAGTTGAGGGCACTGTGTGTCGTATTCCAGCAGCCGGCGGACGTAAACATCCCGGAGGTGAAATGATGGAAGTCAACACAAAGAATATCTTGTTTATTGCAGGAGGTGCGTTTGTTGGATTAAAAGATATTATTTCTAATCGTCAAAATGGCACAAGTATTGGCTTTGGCGCAAGCATTAAAGAGAACAAAAAAGAGGGTGATTTGAGTAGTGTAACACCAGATGATTTAACTAAGTTTGGTATGATTCCTGAGTTTATTGGACGCTTTACTACGACAGTAAGTATTGGGGAGTTGGGTAAAGATGAACTAAAACTAGTATTAACATCTGTCAAAAACAACTATATAAAACAGTACCAATATTTGTTCAGTATCGATGGTATTGAGTTAAACTTTGATGATAGTGCTTTGGATCAGATTGTAGATAACTGTTTAAAACTAAAGACTGGGGCACGAGGGTTGCATACTGAAATCGAACGTGTATTAATGCCACATATGTTTAACATTAACAAATACAAAGAAAATAACGTAAAAGTGATAAATATTAATCAGGACAGAGTTTTAGAACCAAAAATTAATTTATGAGTATAAAAGGAAGACGAGTACTAGTACAAGATGGAAATTTTGAAAAAGCATTACGCAAATTCAAAAAGAAGATTTCCGACATGGATGTTCTACAAGAAGTCCGTGACCGTCAAGAATTCGTCAAGCCAACTGTGAAACGTAAATTAGCAAAAGGACAAGCTCAACGTAGATGGCAAAAGTATTTGCGTGACCAGAGTCTTCCTAAGAAACTATTCTGACCCTAAATAATAGAATTTTTTGCGTGTTTTTAGTATAATAAATACGTATTCAGATGCCGATGGTCGGGTCTGAAATAAGTCATCTTGCTTAATAGGAGAAAAATATGACAAAAACTTTAACCCTTCGTTCCCTTGACATTCCGTCAATTCACAAATTTGGTATCGGTTTCGATAACATGTTTGATGAACTAATGCGAATGAACTCTCAACAATCACTTAACTATCCCCCATACAACATCGTCAAAAATACCGAAGATTCATTCGATATTGAAGTTGCTGTATCCGGCTTTAGTGAAGGTGAAATCGAAGTCAATCTTGATAATCGGGTGTTGACTATTAAGGGACAGAAGAATGAGGACCTTGTTGCTGAATACTTACATAAGGGTATCAGTACACGTGATTTCGTGCGTGAGTTTACTCTAGCTGAACACGTTGAGGTTATCCATGCTTCACAAAAAGATGGTATCTTAACTATCAATCTAGAACGTATTGTTCCGGAAGATAAGAAGCCAAAAGCTATTGTAATTACTTACACTAAGTAATATAATAGAAGTTCTATAAATAAGTGTGCGGGGCAACTCGCACACGCAACCAAAAGAAAATTATGTCCAAAACTGATACTAAAATTAAAATTAAACCTAATCTTGCTTTACGTGAGCCTCCATTGTATAAAATCATTTATTTTAATGATGAGGTTACCAGCATGGAATTTGTTGTAGGAAGTTTGATTGATTATTTTAGCTATAATCAGGATACTGCTACCTCTATCACACAAAACATTCACGATCAAGGTAGTGCTGTAGTTGCTGTATTGCCCTATGAAATTGCCGAACAAAAAGGCATTGAAGTTACATTAGAAGCTAGAAGTCAGGGATACCCGCTTCAAGTTAAGATTGAAGCTGAAGTTTAAATAGTTACTTCAATTCGTTTAGCCCAATAAGGGTTACGATTGTAATATGAATTGTTAATGTAGTTGATGCCACGAATGGTTGTGTCAACTACTTTTCCATATGTTCCATAAATCCAATGTGATACTTTGCTTTCTGTATCAAAAGATAGAATCATACCTAGATTCAATTGATCTTGAATTGATTTTGGTGCTTCTCTAAAATATAGTTCTTCACTAGGAACTGAATTAGATACCAATATAATTTTCTTAACGTCTAAATGTTTTTGTAGGCGTTCAAGTGTATTTTTAAGATATAGTATATCTTCATTTCTATGTTGTTCTACAAGTGCTTCTGTGACTGGATCTGATGGTATTGTATTACCATACCATCCATTTGCACCTGCAATTGCTATACCATCAACAATTACAACATGATGGTGCATAACAGCAATATTTTTTACTGTTTGACAGATTTTGTGAATTTCGTTAGTTCGTGCGTCTATGTCGCCGGTATAGTTATATTCCGTCGAACCTAAGGTATAGAATATACCTTGATAAAATCTAGAGAGATGCAATAGGGTTTGTCTAATCGTGCGTAAATCACTACTAATATTACCTGCAATTATGAGGTATAAACTAGTTGCTTTGCCTTCCCAATTAAAACTACTTTCAGGTGACAAATTTAAGTCACTGATTATGTCAAACCCTATTGTTGTCATCAATTATTTTGCAACGCTAATTTTTGGCTTTGCTGTACGAGCCGCAGGCTTTGCCTTAGCAGGTGCTTTAGCTTTTGCTGGGGCCTTTGGCTTAGCAGGTGCTTTAGCTGGGGCTTTAGCTTTTACAGGTGCCTTTTCAGCAACAGGAGCAGATGCTTCTACAACCAATGGAATCGGTGTAGTTGCGGCTGGTTCCGGTACTTTGTACGGGGCAGATGGGTTAGCAGGTGCTGCCTCTACTGGTTTAGCTGAAAAGCCAAATAAACGCTTGATAAAGTCTATCATTTCTATCTCCTAAACATATATTTACTCGGGTTTAAACCATAAAGTTTTTTTCCTTAAGTATATGAAGTTTCCAAAATAAAACAGTATCATAAATACATGATGTTCAGAAAAGCCAATCTCGCCGAACTTATGCGTGAGGAGTTGCCTCCCATAGCATACCAAAAACGTCTTTGTTACAGGACCGACCGTGACGAAGTTATAGCACTATATCGTCTAATTAATAAGACAATATTCAACAACAAATTAAAGATGCCAGAAATTGAAGTCATGGCCCGTTGTAGAAAATATTGGGGAATGTGCTATGGGTCATACGATGAACCAACTAAAAATCGTAGTTCCTGCAAGATTAGATTGATGGATAAATGGTACTGCCGTCAGTGGCTAATTACTACACTAGCACACGAAATGTGCCATCAATATCAATGGGATGTGCAGGGTATTGAGCGTAGGAAAATGGGGAAAGACCCTATTATGAGTCATGGTCCTAGCTTCTTTGTATTCAGAGATAAACTTAAAAAGCATGGAATTTCATTAAAAAGCGCACACGGACGCAAACGCTGGTTCAAACATCAAAACTTCTTTAAATGCTAACCGTGATAAATACTCTATAGGTATATTATTATGAGAGCAAAAGAATTTTTATCAGAGTCTAAAGGTATCATGGGCCGTATTCCCGGAGACAAATTCACCAATGGGGATAATATTTTAGAATTTCAAAATGTTACAGTATTTCCAGAAGAAACTATACAGTATGAAACACCGGAAGAGCGTGACGCCGTAATTGCATCTATAGAAAAAAAGTTAAAGACTAAAATACAATGGTCTAATAGTCCCAATAAAGGATCATTAGCATTTGGTATAGCAACCCTCACTGACCCACTAAACAATGATGCTCCAGTATACTGGGGTAGATACTTTAAACAAAAAATGGTAGATATGATGGGTGCTTGGAAAAATAGTGAAGTTCCCGCAGGATGGAAGCTACAGAAATCAGGATCTTTAAAATTAGATATAGCTATTGATCCACAGCATCTTATTGCAACTGATGGAAAATTTAAAACAGTAGAACAAGTTATTAGAACAGTAGATAAAAACAGTCAAGGCAATCCGTTACATGATTCATTAGTAAATGGATTAAAACAAATCAAAGCAAGACAAAATCCTGTATTCGTCAATCAAATAAAAAATTTACCAGCACTTAGAGATTACTTCGGTGAGATCATGGGCCCGTGCGCCCTAATGTCAGGAATGATTGGTGGTCAAGCAGAAGATGCTAACAAACAATTATTAGAAGGTTCAGGTTGGGCTTCATGTCAAGTATTTTGGCCACAGGCCATGAACACAAACCTTGTTGACAGTGTATTCATAGGACCAAAAGGCCAAGAAATAGGTATTAGTAGCAAAGGTGGTAAGGGTGCTAGAGCAAGCGCAAAGAACATTGCAGACGCTATTAACAAAGCACCAGATGAACTAAAGGCTGAATATCCCTTTACTGTTGAAATATTAAACATAGTTCAAAATAGTACGGCATTAGATGCACCTTTTAGATTAGCAGAATTACTACAAATGTTACCTGCAAATCTTGAAAGAGAAATACTAAGTTATATTAAGTCAGGAAAAACTGATTACAATGGACTAAGCAAAGATGCAAAAGAACTTTTTGATTATGGTACTCCTAGGCAAGATGTTCCCGGTTTCAACACAGGATATGCCTTGTTAGCATTGCTAGCTAAAAAAATGTCAAGTATTGTGAATGAAAATCCAACCTTTAGTGAAGGTGCAATAACATTCTTAAACCAATCAAGTATTGTTCAATTATATTGTAAGATGGGTAAGAGTGGAAATGATGCCCGTGTTACAGGTTGGGACGCCGTTTATCCACCAAACTTCCAAGGCCGTGTTGTATTAGATGGAAGTAAAAACTATTATAGTTCACGCATTGGCGGCAAATTCGCATTCGGGTTTGTTTGATCCTTTTCTACTTGCAAATATATTCTTTTTATTATATAATACAATATAATTTAAGGAGAATTTATGAGTCTAGTCCCAATGGTCCTCGAACAAACAGCAAAAGGTGAGCGTAGCTATGATATCTATAGCCGCTTACTACGTGACCGTGTTATTTTGCTTGAAGGTGAAGTACATGACCAAATGGCAAATCTTATCGTTGCCCAATTGCTTTACTTAGAAAGTGAAAGCGATAAAGATATTTCAATGTACATTAATAGTCCAGGTGGTAGTGTTACTGCTGGTATGGCAATCTATGATGCAATGCAATTCATCAAACCCGATGTACAAACTATTGTAATGGGTCAAGCATGTTCAATGGGTTCATTACTTGCACAAGCAGGCAGTGCAGGTAAACGATTTATGTTGCCAAACGCACGACACATGATTCATCAACCAAGTGGTGGCGCACGTGGTATGCAAAGTGACATTGAAATTAGTTACAAAGAAATCACTTATTTGAAAAAACGTCTTACAGAAATCTATGTTAAGCATAATTCAGCCGGCAAAACATATCAAGATTTTGAACGTGATATGGATCGTGACAAATTTATGAGTGCGGAAGAAGCATTGGCATATGGTTTGATTGACAAAATTGTTGAAAAACGAGAATAAAAAGTATTACTTTTTGCCCCGGAAACGGGGCTTTTTTATGACTATCCAAAATTTGACAATAAATGGATTTGGGTTTACAATACATGTATTGATTAACTAAAGGAGCTAGTAATGTTTCAAGAATCTATTGTTCGTGGTGTTGAGCGTGATATGCAACAAAAACGTGAAATCCGCATGTATGGTTGCACAGAAGCCCAAATGCGTGAGGCTGTAGAACAAAGTATTACTTTTCGTTTTTCAGGTCCTGCAATGATGGCCGCTAGTCTTATGTCTGACGCCCAAGAAATGATCAACACCGAATATGGTGAGATTGATTTTATGCGAGCCGAGGACGCCCGTCAATGTCTGAATCGTGCTAAGTGGATTTTGTTTGAATATTGCGACACAGCCCGCGGTTGACAATAAATGGATTTGGGTATATAATAGAGTCTTATTCAGTTGAAAGGGATTGTATGAAAGTAGAAACAGCACTTAAAGTTATCCAAAAAGAATCACAATTTTTGGGTATGGGCGTGATGGAAACATTGCAATTTATTGCACAGAATCCATTAGCACAGCCCATGAAAACACTAGAAGCATTCAAGGTTCTTAATCCGACTTTTCAGTTCCCTAAGAAAAAGGTCAAAAATCTGATGTCCGGTAAGGAAATCGAAATTGATGCTGATACCCCACACTGTTGTAATCCTGCAACAGAGACTTATTGGTCAATGTAAAAATTTGACAATAAATGGATTTGGGTATATAATAGAATCTTAGACAGTAAAGAAAAGGACACGAAATGACTACAGTATCATACGGAATGTTTAGCGAAGAAGGCAACAAACAAATTGCCGATATCATTGAATTCCACAAAAATCGTAAAAGCACTTGGCCCGTAGTATTGCAAAATTTGCGTGATGTGGCTGATAGTGACTATGAATTGTTCGGTGAAGCAATGGATACCGAAGTCCGTGAATGTGTCTATACCGCTTTGAATTTTGATACTGAATTCTATATCTAAAAGGTAATACTAAATGACTAAATTTGAAAACCTCCAAGAATTGTTGTCTTTGCTCAACGAGGCTCAGGACCTCATTGAGGAAATATTTGGTGATGCAGACGAGGCTTTTGACATGTCCATCAATCTTAGCAATGTCATCTCCGATGTGGAAAATGAGATAGATTTTGAGGACTTTAAACTTGACCAAAATTTGACAATAAATGGTGTTTCTGTTACAATAGAATCTAGACAGTAAAGAAAAGGACTCAAAATGCGTACAAAAACTATCATTGACGGCTTCAAAAATTCACAAAAATTCCGTGTAATTTTCAAGGGTGACGGATCCGAAAACGATATCGGTATGTATATGACAATCCAGCAAATGACGGAAATGTTTGCTACAGTTAATGCCCGCGTTACATGCTGGGATTCGTTAATTAAATTGTCGTATTTGCGTTATGAAGCCAAGCGCACAAATCAACCATTACCGACAGGTCTAGGTCACACACTACGAGGCAAACAAGTCCAAGTTGACTTGGTGTAATTATGGCAGCATCATCTTTATTGGAAGCATCTACATTGAAGCCGAATGCGCTTTGGCTCAGGAATAGATCAGATCCGATATCAGCACTTAAAACCTGTTATAATAAAATCAAAAGTTGTTGCAACTTAAATGTGCGCCGTAAGGAAAGAGGTATTACTCTAGAGGTAACATTTGAACAATGTTTGGAATTGTATTATAAACAAGAAGGTAAATGTGCTATATCCGGAAGAGTCTTAGTTGGTAATGCCGGTCATGTAGACAAGATTTCAATTGATAGGGTTGATTCAACCTTGTCATACAATATTGGCAACATCCAGCTTGTAACGGTTCAAGTAAACCGTGGCAAAATGGACTTTCAAGAGGAAGATTTTATTGCAATGTGTGCGGCAGTTACCGAATTTCAGAAGAAATTAAAAGGTGCCAAAGGTTGACAATAAATGGTTTTGGGTATATAATAGAATCTTAAACAGTTAAATAAAGGACTTACAAAATGGCAACACGTTCAACAATCGCTCTCGAATTTGCAGATGGTACTATTGGTCAAGTGTACTGTCACTGGGATGGTTACTTGGCTCACAACGGTAAAATCTTGTTTGAGAATTATTCTAATCCCTTTATCTTGCGTGATTTGATTGACCTCGGTGGATTGTCAAGTCTGCGCCCGACAATCGGTACAAAGCACCCCTTCAGTCACTATGATGTTGCAAACATGACATTGCAAGAATATGGTAACTTGTATCGTGACATGTGTACATTCTATGGTCGTGATCGTGGCGAAGGTCAGTCTGATGCAACATACTTCAAGGATTATGAACACTTTTTGGTTGATGGTCAAGCAGAAGAATACGATTACATTTTGCGGAATGTAGACGGTGTTGCTACTTGGTTTGTATCCGATCATGGTGGAGACTTTATGTTGTTGACAGAGGCTTTTGCTAAAGAAGCTGAAACAGAGGTAGCTTAATATGGAAGCAGTAGTAGAAACAACAGTTTGGAATGATAGCAACCTTGCTAATCATACATACTTACTTGATGGCACTAAAATGGTTGCGTATATCAAGGTTGGTTCTACTACTCCATTCTATTTCAAAAACCCAATCACAATCGACAAGCGTGGTCGTAAGTTTACTCCAGTAAAGCCTAATCCATTCAAGTCAGTTAAAGAAAAAAGTACAATCATTAAAGTGTCCGGCAGTAAGGGTAATATCTATTCTATTGATACAGAAGAAAAGACTTGCACATGCCCGGGCTTTATGTATCGTGGTACTTGTAAACATATAACTGAGTTAGTAACATGATGGAAATTATTCTACTATCAGTATCCGCATTTTGCGGATATTGTGCCTATAACTGTTTCAGAGTTGGTAATGACTTTTGGGGCTGGGCTAATCTTTTTATGAGTTCATGGAACTTTGCAAATTATTTGAATAAGGTAATGTAATGATTAAACTACATCAAAAGTATAGACCAATTGAACTTAATAAAAAATATCGAATCCATTATCGGTTAGAGACAGGTAGAAGTGAATCATATAATTGGCGTAGCCGTGTAAGATGGTATCCTGCAGGATGGAGAGTCAATCGTCAAACATTAGGTAGACTTTTTAGTCGTTTACATTATTTAGGTTGTCATTCGCCCGGACCAATTCAAAAGAAATGGTATAAAGTGTATAATCAATTTGAAGAAAAATATTTCGCAACAAAAGGTAAGGCTAGTAAGCGTTACCAAGAAAACAATACAGCATATAAATGGTTATGAAAATCGCATTATGCAGTGACCTGCATTTAGAGTTTGAAGATATTGACCTCAAGAACACCGAAGGTGCTGAGGTCCTTATCCTATCGGGTGATATTATGATTGCAGAAGACCTGCACAATCATCCTGAAGAAAAGGTTCGTATTGCGGCAATGATTGACATTCTTGGTCGCCGACAAGAAATTGCTCAACGATTCCGTGACTTCCTAAAACGATGTAGCAAAGAGTTCCCTCATGTTGTTTATGTTGCAGGCAACCACGAATTCTATCACGGACGTTGGAAAGAAAGTCTAACACATTTACGTGAGGAATGTGACAAGTTTCCTAATGTTTACTTTTTGGAACGTGATGTAAAGGTTATCAATGAAGTGTCCTTTATTGGTGCTACATTGTGGACTGACATGAACAAGGGTGATCCACTTACGCTACATGCAATTAATGACATGATGAACGATTTTCGTATCATTCGCAATGATGAACATGGATATACTAAATTGCGGCCTGCTCATGCTATGCATCGTCACCATCAAACATTAAGTTATTTGAAGGCTGTACTACCTGATATGAAAGATAAAAAAGTTGTATTTGTAGGCCACCATGGTCCTTCTGCAATGAGTACACATCCGCGCTATGCAGGTGATTACTTAATGAACGGTGGTTATCGTAGTGAACTAAGTGAAATGATTCTGGATAATCCACAAATTAAATTATGGACTCATGGTCACATGCATGACCCATTTGACTATATGATAGGTACAACCAGAGTAGTATGTAATCCTCGGGGTTATTCAGGCCATGATCCTCAAGCAGATGTGTTTGAGTTAAAGTTTTTGGATATCTAAATGAAACAAGGTGTCCAGAATATATTGTATGATAACAGAAAGTATCGTATAATCTATGTACGTTGTGACAACAACGAAATTTTAAAGGAAAATAAAATGAACGTAACTAAGCAAACAGCCTTGTTGAAGGCTCTTCAAAACGGTGAGCAACTTACCGCAAAGCAAATCACAAGCCGTTTCGGTATTGCTAACCCAACAGCAACCGTAAGCGACCTTCGCATCCGCGGTGGTTTTGCTGTTTACGCTAACAAGCGTACAAACAAGCGTGGTGAGACATTCACTAAGTACCGTTTGGGTACACCAGCCCGTGCAGTTGTAGCCGCAGGTTACAAGGCCTTGGCAATGGGTCTAGTTTAATCTTTAACTAGATTGGGTTAAAAGGGCGTTTATCGCCCTTTTCCTACTTGCGTTTAATTCAAAAGTGTGCTATAATAACACACGCACTAATTTTATAGGAGTAATCAATGGGTTTATTTCACAGAATAATGAACAAGATAGGTCGTTATCGTTTGATTCCAGATCGCCGCACTGGTCAAGATTATATGCACCGTTATTATTTATTTTTAAAAGACCGTAGTTGGTTCCCCTTCAATGTTACACTACACAAAATTGTGCGTAGTGATGATCCTATCATGCACGATCATCCCTGGCCTTATTTGACAATCGTACTCAAAGGTGGTTACTGGGAACATACTCCAGTCTTTGATAATAACGGAAATATGTTTGCTGAATTTCAAACATGGCGTGGTCCTGGTAGTATCATTTATCGCAAAGCAAATGACTATCATTGGCTTGAACTTGAAAATGATAAGCCAGCTACTACATTATTCTTTATGGGACCGCAACAACGTGATTGGGGTTTTTTAACTAACACAAAGACAGGAAAAAATCGCTGGATTCAATGGGAATTGTATTTGACTAACTATAAAGAATATCATAAACGATACATTGAACCTAAGATTACACAAATGGCAAACAAAAAGAAGGATTGATTATGACTGATAGATTTGATTTAGAACAACATATTATGAAATGCTGGAATGTTACTGAGGATATTGACTTACTCAATTACAATGTATTAGAGAAGGACATGTCCAAAGATGATATCAGCAATTTCTTACTTGGATTAAAAACAATTTACGAATGCAAGTTTAATAACTTGTTTGATAATTTTAGTGAACTAATTGAGAATGGAACAATCAAATGAACGAAGATACTAGAGAAATATTATTGATTTTGCAAGAGGAATGTGCAGAAGTAACACAAGCTGTTAGCAAGTGTTTTAGATTTGGTCCAGATCAAATGAAACCCAATAAACCAATGACAAACATTCAAATGCTTGAAGAAGAATTGGGTGACCTGTTAGCAATGATAGAGTTATTAACTGATAACAATGTAGGTGTTACTACTGAGGGTTTAACTAAAGCAAAGAAAAAGAAATTTGAAAAACTTAAACAATGGTCTAATTTAAAAATTAATAAATAAACTACTATGCTAGAAATTATCGTTATTGGTCTTATATTTTGGATAGGTTATGAAATTGGTGTAGGTGTTACAGCCTATAGGTTGCGACACTTAGTTTATAGAGAAGCAAAGAGAATTGGGTTGCTTAAAGAAATCGATACTGAATTAGAAGAAAATCCTATCGTTGAACAACTATATGTAGAAAAAACAAACGACATTTTGTATTTGTATAATAAGGAAGACAAAACATTTTTATGCCAAGCCAAATCATTAGATGAGCTTGCTACACTTTCAATGAAGTATAATAATGTTAAGTATGCCGCTGTAATGATCGGTGAAGAAATTTATGCGTTTGTTGATGGTAAAGTTAAATCAGAAAAAGAAGTTATTAAATGAAAATTAATATTGGCAAATTCAAAAAGACTAATGATCGTAGAAAAAGTAATATACAGATTGATAGATACGACACTTGGAGCTTAGATCACACCCTAGCATTAATTATCTATCCTGCATTGATACAACTTAAAGCAACAAAGCAAGGCATTCCTGGTGAGTTTGTGGAAGGTGTCGGTGGTGAGGATTATATTGACCAAGATAGTTTTGACTTTTATAAAGAGACTCACCAAGAATCTTGGAACACTGCCGCAGAACGATGGGATGCAGTGCTTGATAAAATGATTTGGTCATTTGAACAATTACTTAAAGGTGACTATGATGAAAAATATCATCACGGTAAAAGTGATTATGATTGGGTTAAAAGTAATAAACAATATCACAATCCATTAACTGGTAAAATGGAAGATACATTTCAAATGGTCGACAAAGATCCCGATAGTCATTGGTATGATAGTGAAGGGCACAAACTACACGATGAACGAATACAAGAAGGACTTGAACTTTTTGGTAAATATTATCGTAGTCTCTGGGATTAATATGTTTGACAAACTAGCAAAGCAACTAGACTTACAAACTCTAGGTAAGGGACAACAAGATTTTAAAATTAGTAAACAAGAATTTGAAGATTTTTGCAAAGGGTTTCTTTTTGAACAGATTAAAGGTGATCTTAAATTAGGTGATGCCTTTTGCAAAAAGTATAACGAATCAAATTATGTGCTAAGTATATTACCCGACGATAGCGCAAGAGAACACATTAGGAAATTTTACGTAAAATGACACACTTAGTAACAGAAGCCTGCATTAATTGCAAATACACAGATTGTGTAGTAGTATGCCCCGTAGATTGTTTTTATGAAGGACCAAACTTCTTAGTTATTAATCCAGACGAATGCATTGATTGTGGTGTGTGTATTCCTGAATGCCCAGCCAAAGCAATTGTAACAGATGATGAAATTAAAGATCCTGCCGAACTTAAAAAATGGTATGATATTAATGAAGAACTTTCGGCGAAATGGCCTAATATTACAAAACGTAAAGAACCACTACCAAGTGCAGATGAGTGGCAGAATAACAAAAACAAATTGATTTACCTTCAAAAAGAATGAAACATAAATTTATAGACTATTACATGGATATCGCTGATCTAACTAGTAAACTAAGTTCAGCAATTAGATTAAACGTCGGTGCAGTTATCGTTAAAGGTAACAAAATTCTAGGTACAGGATACAATGGTATGCCAACTGGATGGACTAACGAGTGTGAATATAAAGAATATATGCCCGGTGATAATTTAGATGGGCAACTATATCCATTAGAAGAATACGATCCTACAGTTGAAAGTAATCGTAGATATAGATTAGTTACTAAGGATGAGGTATTACATGCGGAAATGAACGCAATTGCTAAAGTGTCCGCAAGTACAGAATCTAGTGAAGGTTCTACACTATTCATTACACATGCACCATGTATCCATTGCGCTAAAGCAATCTATCAATCTGGTATCAAAAATGTATTCTATAGAGAAGCATACAGAGATACTAAAGGATTAGAGTTCCTTGAACAGGGCGGAGTCAATGTCACCAAATACCCAATTCAAGACTGAAATTTCAATTGGATATGGGGAATTGAAACCCGTCATTGATTGGTGTCAGAGAAACTGTGCTAATGATTGGGGATATGATTGCAAGTTCCCGGCTGGTCGTGATGCTGGATATTATGATTTTTATTTTGAAACTGAATCTGACTATATTAACTTTATACTTTGGAAGAAATGAAATACTATACTTTTTACCGTGAAAATAATATCTTTACTGATATTGAAACAGATCCTATTGTAAAGAGATTTGCAGATACAAAAATTAGATGGTATCAACATTATATGATTGGTATTAGTACCTATGTCAAAGATAGCGACCAATATTTTAGTCTGCTTACACTAAAATACGGTGACGATATGATTCAATCAGTATGCAAAGATTATTCTCCTGTACCCGGAGTAGACTATATGCCTAAGCGTGATGCTAACAAATATAAACGCTTATTACCATGATTACTTCAATTTTACTCTTACTACTATTATTGCAATTAAAACATTGGTATATTGATTTTGTTAATCAATCAAACATTGAAATTGCTAGTAAAGGTATTTATGGTGATAGTGTCGGCCTTAACCACAGTATTAAGCATGGTATAGGAACGTTGTTATGTATTACTATTGTTACCGGTACAAACTACATTGCATTTGCTAGTATTCTAGCATTGTTAGATTGTATGATTCACTATCACATTGATTGGATTAAATCTAATTATGGTTGCAAAGATACAAATCAAAAGTCATTTTGGGTTGATCTTGGGTTAGATCAGATGATGCACCAACTAACTTATATATTAATTGCTTATCTTGTTATTTGAGATAACATTCGTGCTTCAGGAATACGTGTCTTTGTATTCTTACTTCCCAATAATACAACTGTTCTAATACCCTGCGCTGTATCTAACATCATAACAATACAGCCTCCTGCTTTACTAATAAATCCTGTCTTACTAACTAAAAAGTTATAACCATTACCAACTAAACTGTTTGTGTTTCTAAACTCAACAGATTTCTTTTTGTTTAATGACCAACGAACAGCATCCATATTACTTGCCGCAACAATCAATGGGTAACCACTTGCGGCAAATACTAACTTAATTAAATCTTCGGCTGTGCTTACGTTAGTATGATATCTACCAGTTGGATCAGTAAAAACACTATTGTTCATTTGTAGTAATATTGCTTTGGTATTCATTGCTTCTACACAACTTTTATATCCACCGGGATAATAGTCACATAACATTTTTGCGGCATTGTTATCACTCTTTACAATTGCTAAGTCAATTAATGTTTCTCTTGTTAATTGTTTATTGTATAACTTCTTTGGGATAATTTCTGTTAGTGATTGACCACTATCTAATACAACCATTGCTGTCATTAGTTTAGTAATACTGGCTATGCTACGAACTTCAGTAGTGTTTGATCCTTCAAGTATCTTTCCATTGCTATCAGCTACTAACCATGCTTGTGCTGTTAATGATTGATTAGCATATGCTGAACTGGTTACCAATACTAAGATTGCTATCAGTTTTTTAATCATATGTTTGGTCCTTTCTTATAAGGCACGAGCTTCATGTCGTCCCCTAATCCTACAATGCATGATAGATTATTTTTAGTTGCTACTATAGTCCAATTATTGTCAACTGGATTTATCCAAACACTGACTATGGATTTGACGGCATCACCTGCTTTACCCGTCATGACGGGCATCTCTTTGTACTTTTCTCTTAAGGATTTGAATAACTCAGATGAATCATAGCAAGGTAAATCTATTTCAACCTTGTCCTTAATTTCTTGCGAGTAGGAATTACTTGCTAGTAGCCCTGTACACACCATCCCAATCAGTAGGCAAATTGTTTTCACGTAGTTCTCCTATTCGTGCTATCATTATATCATAATAGTGGTCCATGTGCGAATCAAATTCACCCTTTAATTGATCTATCATGTGTAATGCTTGATCCCATTTCTGTTCCCTATAGTAATCTATCATCAAGTCATGTAATTCACGTGCTGATAGATATTCTGCCATGCTGTTTGGATCAGTCTTTAATGGCGTGTAGATATTTAATCCGATTGTTTTACCCTTCACAGCAATACAATCTAGTTCTAAGGTAAAGATTTCATCCTTAACTTGTTCATTGGTATTAGGACCAATGATACATAACACACCATAACCCTTAGTCTGTCCTTCTAATCTAGCCGCAGTAGAAACGCTGTCGCCTAACACATCATAGCCAAACTTAGTCTTAGCACCTATATTGCCAATCAATGTTTCACCTGTGTTAACACCTGCACCCATGCCAACTGGTGGACGGCCATTGGAGGTCAACTCTTTATTGAATTCTTCAATAGCATCAATCATTTGCATGGCAGTATTAACAGCAGTTACCGCATGTTTACTATCATCTAATGGAGCACCATGCACATGCAAACTTGCGTCACCAATAAACTTAATTAATGTACCATCATTCTTTAATACCGGTACACTTAATGCGGTCATGTAGTCATTCATAATCTGTGTCAAGCCTTCAACATCATCACCAAAACTTTCACCTAAACTAGTGAAGCCACGCAAGTCAGTCATAACAATAGATAGTTCACGCTTCTCACCGCCTAATTTAATTAAGCTAGGATCTTTTTGTAATCGTTCAACGATTGTTGGATTAACATAACTACCAAATTGTTTCTTAATCTGTTGCTTCTGTAAGAATTCACTTACAAACTTAACAGTATAAGCATGAAGATAAACCAAACCAATGCCACCAACAGGGGCGGTAATATCATAGAGCCATAGATTGGATGTGAATAGATATGACGCAACATAATGACTAGAAGCAAGAACAATAATAACTGGGATAAAAGCATATGTCCACCTTGATAAAAATATAACTAATAAACCTAACGCTAGTATAGCGATAAGTTCTACACCGTCTGCATAATCAGGTCTTTCAATAACAACTTTGTTAAACATTGTACCTATTACACTTGCTTGAACATCATGTGGCCATACACTACCTTTACTTGTTGGTACGGGGTTGTTTAGTCCACTTGCTGTCAATCCTACAATAACAATAGCACCATCAAAGTCTTTTGGTAGTTCCATTAATGAAACTGATTTACTTTGTTGACTGTAATCAATCCAAATGCGACCCAAGTTATCTGTAGTGATAGGGCCGAACTTAGGTATACGCATTTTCTCTACACCGTTCTCATTTAGTTTAACTTGAAATGTTGTATCGCCGGCTGCCGCTCTTAATACTTCCATACTTAAACTTGGATAGAGTTTACCATCTACACTAGCAATCAATGGAATACGTCTATTGACACCATCAATCTCCGGTAATGTATTAACTGTACCAACACCATAAGCACTGTTTTCTAATACAGGCACGTTAGCAATGATGCCAGGATATTGAACGATTTGATCTAACCATTCAGGGGCTAATACTGCCGCACCTGGATTACGGGGTATGTTTTTTGTTTTGTCGCTTGGTACATTGGGAAGTATAACAGGATACTGTTTCATTGTACTTGCCAATTTAGTGTCTTGACCACTTCTATCAGTATCGGGCATTAATACATTAAAGACAACAAGTCCGGCGTTACGACTATATAGGTCTTCTATTATCTTTGCGTATTCACCTCTAGGTAATGGCCATTGACCATACTTAGTAAGTGTTGCTTCATCTATATTGACTGTATAGATATTATTTTCTGTTGGGGCTTTGTTAGTGATAAGAGTATCAAAATAGCGTAAGCGTACAGATTCTACGAAAGAAGGATCAGCAATTCTAATAGATAGCACAAATGCTAAGGTAAGAATAGCGGTCCAGGGACTAAGTATAATTTTCTTAAACATTATTTAACCTTAAGGAATTGGTGTTATTGTATCAACGAAGGTACTATTTGCATCTACTAGTGATGAGCTGCCAGCGTTTATGTAAGTTACATTGGCACTATTCATAGTTGTTGTAATAGGTGTAAGATTAAGTACTGCATCAGTGTAGTTGATTGTATTATAATTAATAGTAATTCCATTAACCACATATGTGCCGGTTAATGTGCCATCAGATGGCATCTTAAAAATAAACATATTATAATTATTTCCAGTTTGTTGATTTGCTTGCCCACCTATAGTCATAATACCTGAACTATCTAATACTATTGATAGTCCGTAAAGACCTACTATGCCTGCGGTAGAACTTCCTGAAAATACTCGTTGCCATTGCAATACACCATTAGTATCATATTTTGCAATTAATCCGTTGTATATGTTTAATAGGCCAGTCACATACACATTTCCTGAACTATCTGTTGTAATACTTTGGTAAAAAACAGAGCCGGTTGCATCATATAATTGTTTTTGCCATAATAGAGTGCCGGAAGTGTTATATTTTGCTATCATACCCACATTCAATGATGAGAATACATACGTATTGCCACACACAAATATATTATTTGAACTATCAATTGCTATATCGTTAAATTGATTGCTGTTGGTACCTACATTATTAGCTAAACCTTTTTGCCATTGCAATACCCCGGCACTATTATGTTTAACCAATACGGCTGTGTTATTACCACCAGTAACAGTACTACCTGCAATATATACACTACCGGTTGAATCAAGTGCCACTGCATTAGAATTGTCGTTTGTGCCGATTGTTTCTATATCTCTTGCCCATATAATTGAACCAGATGTGTTATATTTTACTAATGTCATGCTAGTTGGTTGCGATCCAGTAGTAGGTCCTATAACTACATCTCCGGTAACATAAAAATTACTGGTACTTTTTTCTACAACTAAGCCGGTGCCAAATCGGGGCACAAATTTTGTAAACCCATATCCCAAGTCCTTCTGCCACTGTAATGAACCACTAGAATTATATTTTGCTATTTGAAAGGTACAATACTTAGTAGACGACAACCAATTTTTTGCAATAACTCCAGAAATATATACATTATTTGAACTGTCTGTGTCTATGGAATAGAATATATTATAATCACTACCGCTACTAGTAGACAAACTTTTTTGCCATGCAACCGTTTTATCTGAATTAAACTTTACAGTAACTCCTTGCGACCCTGTAGTATTATTAGTGCCGCCGCCGGTTACATATAAGTTATCAGAACTATCATATGCTAATGCACTTGTCCCGTAAATACTAGAATCCATATTGTTAGGAGCACTTAAATTACTACCAAAAGTACGAGCATAATAGGGTGTGGGAGGCGGTGGCGGCGCCTCTATTTTTATTCCGGGTTCTAGTTTTAATCCTTCTAGTTGCATAATAATCCTAATATAGTATAGTATTTATCTTATTGGCCCTGTTGAACTGACAATTTGGCGCACCCACCGACTATTGCACAGTTGAAGTTTAATGTATATGATTGTTGAGTAGATCCACTTTGACTCAAACTTAACCCGGTTGGTAATCCAGTTAATGTTACATTTGCTTGATGACCAGCACTTCCCTGCTGTAATATATCTACATCTTTATATCCACCAATTAAGTTTAATATGATAGAATGATTCCCGTTGTCTTTTTGTTGTAACAGAACTGTGTTATTACTATTGTTTACATTGGCTTGTATTGACTTATTGCCGCCGGTACTACGCTGTTCAATGTTAACAGTATTGAAAGAACCAGCACTATAATAGTTTATATAGTTTGTGCCGTTTCCTATTTGTTCTACCGTTAATGTATTGAAATTTCCCACTTGCTCAATATAAACTTGAGCAAATGCTGAACTTGAGGATAGTAGTAATATTAATATTTGTTTCATTTGTTGTTTTTAACAAACCAGTAATGTTTTTGTAATTCTCTGAGTACTTCACTTTCTGGTTGTTTGAATTGTCTTGCTGCCATTTCAACAAAGTCTAGCCAACGAAAAGCAGATTGGTCATTCCCTTGACACCATTGCTGATACATTATTTGTAATTCTCTAGCCGTCATTTTTTTCTTAATCCTGTGTTTTGTTTTATGAAAACTATGTTGCCACCGGGCTGACCATCACCTAGTAGTTCACTAGCAATAGTATCATTGTGTACAATGGTAACTAATGTATTTGACATGAAGCCTTGTGTTTTTACTTCAGCATAATGTTCGTTTTCACTATTACGATATGCTATACCTCTACCTCTTGCAGGTAATTCACCTTCACTCTTTTCCCATAAGATACAAACAGTAGTTGTAGCATTGCAGTTTGGATCTGGTTTATAACTATTAGCCGCTATAATCTTTGCTTGTTCTTCAGCACTTTGTTTTTTAACTACATTGGTTAATCTATTATTTTGTTCTTCTTCTAGTTCCTGTTGTTCTTTTTTACTTTTACCATTTTGATTATTAACTGCTTTAACAATTTCCATTGGCTTTACAATAATCAAATTGTTTGTTAGTTTTGCCTCGACTGTATTCATAACTGCAGGCACTGTTGGTGATAGACTAGCACTAGCAACATATGTACCATGAAAGGCTTGATCCAATATAACTTTACCTGCTAATGTTTCTACTTCAATACTTCCAACTTTACATTTATTTTCTTCTAATTCGTAATCTTTTACTTTTTCATTTTCTTTACAACTTGGAACTAGAACTATCAACGACTGTCCTGCTTCATCAACAGTCATTGTAAAATCTGTACCACGAACGGCGATACTTGCTGTAGGTGTTTTGATTGCTACCTGCTGTGCATTTGTTTTTGATATTTGTCCACTAGCATAACGAACTGTACCCATACCAACTTTAAGTGCTAATTTACCGGCATCACTTTTATTAGGATCAAAAACAAAATCGTCTATTAGTAGACGACTGTTTTCTGTTATTTTTACTTTAGTATCATCCTTGAAGGATAGTTGTACATTTCCGTTCCTAGTAGTGTATATGTCGTTACTTTCAATACCAGCACCTTTATTTCCTACTACTTTATTTTTACCGCGAGTTATTTCACCGGGGACACCGGTTGATTCTGATACATTTCCTATGCTTGCCCAAGTACTAATACTTGTAAGCAAGAATAAGAATAATACGAACTTACGCATTTTATCTTGCTACTGCTGTTTTTGGATTTGTAATTGTGCCAGCACTAGTTGTGCGTACAGTAATAGTATTATTGTTACCATTGGCTTTGATATCAACCGTGGTGTCATTAGTACCTTGCTGTTGAGTTACAACACTATTAGTGTTACCTTGAATAACTTTTTTCAAATTATGACCGTTCGCACCGCTAGCATCATTTTGTTCAACATCAAGTTTGTTACTATCACCTGTTAATGTGATATCACTTATACCGTTAGTACTTTTTAGATCCTTAGTAACTTCATTGATATCACCTGTAATAGTTAATGTACTTAATATATCGTTACCAATAATATTTTGAATAACAGTATTGTCATTACCAGTAATGGTTTCAGTAATAATGTTACGTAGATTACTTGTATTAGTTATATCACCAATAGTTAACTTAGTCTTGTTATTATTTCCAGTAACTGTACTTGTGTATTCATTGTTGTTACCTCTAATATTATATTGACCTAAGTTGTTATCACCTTTTTGAATTATAGCAACAATGTTACTATTACCGTTAACTGTAGCATAGTTAGTGTTGCTCGGTGTTGCGTTGGTAACACCACCGACACTGTTAGTGCCGCCAGTTTGTTCTATTGTAACAGTATTGGTATTACCAATCTGTTCAATATAAACTTTATTTGGACCGGTAGCGGCATTTAATCCTTGTGCCATACTAGTTCCACTTAGCAATGATAATGCTAATATTGAAAGCACCTTCTTATAATTTTTATAATGCTTCATTAAAATACAGTAATCAGTTATTATTCCTGGTTACGCTCCTTGGGTTATAACCCTAAAATGTTTACCTACTATCTCATTATGGATATCTGTTAGACTGTAGGGTCATCTAACAGATATATTTTATTCTTTTACTTCTTCCTTAAGTCTAAATCCGTCTTTAATTTTGTCCCAGTAACTTCTCTTTTCGTTTCCTTCAGTAGCTTTTCCGACGTTGGGCTTAGATGGTGAGGTTGTAACTTGTGGGCTGTCTTTAGATGGGGTTTTCTCTTGAACCAACTCATTTTTCTTTTCCTCCTTTTTAAAATTCCAATGTCCTTTACGTGCGCCTTCACGAATCGTATCTACAACGGCTGCTTGAATAGCGAGACTAGTTGCTTTGTTTATACTTTCATTAATACTTGCGCCAATTTCTGCTTCAACTGCATTAGTACCACTACTGGTAAAACGCAGTACACCTGCTTTGTCCATATAACTTAATACAGTTTTAGTAACTGTTACACTTGTTAATACTTCACCTGTACTAACACTGACTGTTCTTAAGTTAACAGTAACAGTATCACTTTGGTATTGAGTACTAGTGCCAATGCCCAATACTCTTACACCAGACCCGCCTGTCAATGTATTTGAATCATATCCAATAATTCCACCTTCAACTAATATACCAGCAAAAATCATTGGGGGTAGTGGTTTAGCATCACGACCTTGATATTGTTCACGTGCTTGGCGTATCATCTGTCTTTCTTTGATAATATTTTCTAATCCACCACGTTCTAATACAGTAAACCAACGAGCATCACCTACATCTTGTAATGCTTTAATCAAGTAACTATCAGCACCCTGTGTTACTGCTGAACTTAAGCTAGCTATATTAGCCAATGACTTGCGTTGTCCTGTCTTATCAGCAAATCCATATACTGCAATAGTAATAGGACCATTTAATGGGGGCAATAACTTATTGTCATCCTTTTTCATGTAAACATTTTGCTCAATGATAGGTTCATCAAATTGTTCACCAACAACAACGTTGCGAGTGGCACTACTAAGAGCACACCCTGATAACATTACAGCAAGTAATAATAGTAGTAGTTTATTCATTAGAAGTAAAACGTCCCCGCTGGTACTTTCATTGTAGTTGTTTGCGATGGATTACTGTTATTTGTAATTGTGATAATGATTAACCCGTTATCACTTCCATCACCTAATTTCCAAGTGATACTATTGCCACCTAAATCAGGTATAGATCCACATATTACTCCTTTTGTGGTACATGTTGATCCTTCTCCAAACATACTATCGGTCAATTGTTTTGCTAATTGACTGTAAATTCTTGCTTCTAAGTTAGCTAAAAACTTAGCCTGAGGAGTGTTTAATGCTTCACTTTCAGCTTTCGCCTTTAAGGTGTCTGCAAGTGCTTTATTTTTATCTTTTTGTAAATCTTCTAACTGTTTTATTGTTAGGATATGGCTGCTATAACCCTGTCCACTGAAGGACGGGCTGTTAAATTGATGCTGTAATTCCGCAGAATATGCTGAAATAGTGAGCATCGTTAGGGTACTTATTGCTATACCTCTTATCATTGTCTGCTCCGATAAATATAATAATACTCATATATTTAGTTGATTTGGATCAAAAATATAGCATAATACATAAGAATAACAAGGGGAGCAATTATGGGAGAAGTTTTTAAGATTATAGGTGATTTGGGATTTCCAATTGCTGTTGCATTAGCTGGTGGCTATTTTGTTTATTTGACAATAAAATTGTTGCTAGCAGGAGTTTTGAGTTCCATAAAAGGCATGGCTGGTATCATTACAGCACTTGATAACCGTGTAAAAACGATGAACCATGACGTTGTTCGTATTGATACAATCGTTAGTAATGCATTGGGTTTACGTCCTGACGTAGATAGAATTGCACGTGCTGATGGTAAAAATGATGCTAGGAGAGATTGATGCTTTACGTTGATTATAACTGGGATTTAAGTCCTACGTTGATGATTCCGGATGAAGAATTGAACACCGACCGGTTGCAATGGAAAAGGGGAGATTACTGGAAAGTAGTAGAAAATTCAAAAGGTAGAAAGATGCTTATAAAGGTCGATGAATTAGAAGCATTTTTGTTAGCGGGAACTACCGAAAACATTGATAACAACAAGAAAAGAGAGTAAAATATGGATGTAGTAACACTAATTAATAAGTATGGTTTCCCTATCGTTATGGCGGTGGGTATGGGCTTCATTATCAAATACGTTTGGGAATGGGCCACAAAAGAAGTTAAGCCTGTTATCAAAGATGCTGAAGCTGTATTGATAGCATTGATTGACCGTATCAGAATGTTAGATAATGACTTGATACGATTGAATCAAAAAGTTAATACAGTATTACATTTGCGTGGCAAGACTATTGAACATGAACGAGTTATTGCTGAAAAAGAAATCAATAAACCTTTTGTTGAGTTCGTTACAAAAGAAATTACTGAAGCTAATAAAGATACAACTACTAAAAAATGAAAATTACTGAATTAATGGAAGACACAACTAAAAAGATGCCTCATCTATATTTAGATATGGATGGCGTACAAGCCGATTTCTTCGGAGCTTGGGCCGCAATGCATAATGTCGGTAACTATAAAGATATTCCTGATACTGAAACATCAATTAATCAATTAGCCTCAAGTAGCCCCGAAGAAGTATATAAATTTTTTAGAGAATTAAAACCACTTCAAGGCGGTGGTAAAATTGTACAATGGTTACATAAAAATAAAATTCCGTTCACTGTGTTAAGTGCTCCATTACGTGGGCCATATTCTAAGGCTAGTGTTGAGGCTAAAAAAGATTGGTTAGATGAATACAATCCGGGCGCTACAGAAAATGCTATCTTTACTCAACATAAACACAAATATGCATTAAGCAATGGTGAGCCAAATGTATTAGTGGATGATTATGGTAAATATCTTAATGCTTGGAGTGGTGCTGGTGGTATCGCTGTTAAGCATGAGGATGGTAATACTAACCATACTATTAAAGAGCTAGAAAAGATTTATGCTCCCTACTTGATAGCTAAGTAATATATATGGCCTTACCTAACCCCGGACAAAATAATACACGATATGAAGTAATCACCCAAGAAGATCCTGAAACGGGTGATGTGATGTTACCTATTCCTCAAGCTCTATTAGATAGCATGGGCTGGAAAGAGGGCGACACGATTGACTTTGGATTAGATGAAAATGGTCATTACATATTAAAGAAAATTTAATGACTTATACAATTAATCAATCAATGCTCGGGTCTGATCCTAACGACACATCTTTTGTAGTTACTGCATCAAACAATACTGCTAGTAGTGGACTATATTGGGGTCTAAACGGTACAAGTATTAATCCCGGTCAAGTACTAACATCAAATGTTAATAGTGCTCAGTGGGGTAGTATTACATCAGACCCTAGCCTTAAGGGTGCTTCACTCAGTGTCAAAGGTGATGCTGATTTTGAAGGTGAAGTCACTATCAAAGGCAAGAGTCTATTTGATATGTTTGAAAAAATTGAAGAACGATTAGCAATTCTACACACAAATCCTAAACTAGAAGATAAATGGGATGAACTAAAAGAATTGGGTCAACGCTATAAAGAACTAGAACAGGAAATCATAGAAAAAGAGAGAATGTGGGCAATCTTACAAAAGTAAAAAACTTGACAAATAATCCATATTTTGCTATAATAGAAACTGTTTAATAACTATGACACATACATCATGACCATGCATCTAGCACATCCCGCACTATCTATGGGCGGCAAACGCAAAGGCAAGATTAAATTTCGCAATAGTGCAGAAGCACAAAAAGCCCGTCAGCTTGATGCCGACTGGAAAGAATTGCAGGCTAAATGGGGTGTTGAGGCAGAAGAAAAGAAACGCAAACGTGCATTAGAGGCAGAGCCATTACAATATAAATTATCTACACCACCAGGTCGTACTACATCAAATGGTATTCCTAGTCGTGTTACTGCCGGCGGTTCAACTTCATCGGTTCACAAAGTTTATACTGGTACTAAAGTTCTTGGTATCGGTACAATGCATAAGTCTAATGCAGTGCCTATTTTCTCTGATGAGGAAGCTAAGGCTATCAGTACAATGCGTAGAAATTAAAAAGGAGCTTAACAGCAAAACAACATGGCAAAAGAAGAAGGTATTAAGATGGATGGTAAGGTAATAGATGTATTACCCAATGCCGTCTTTAGAGTTACTCTTAACAGTGGTCCAATTGTGACGGGGTACATATCAGGTAAAATGCGTAAACATGATATTAAAATTCTACTAGGTGATATAGTAGAGGTTGAGTTTAGTCCCTATGACCTTTCAAAGGGAAGAATCACACGGCGTAGATAATGCAATTCTATGATAATCTTTTAGGTCACGATCCTGCAGATATTTTTAATTCTCGCGGTCATAGATGCAAAGAAATTGAAGAAATCAATTTACAGAATTATATTCTCTTTGCAGGAGACAATGTTGGTGTAGGATGGGGTACGCCACTTGAAGAAACCTATCCCTATTTAATTAGCAAGGCACTTAATATAGATTATTATAATCTTTCTATATTCAACGGTGGCCTAGATACCCTAAGATATAATTTAATTACTTGGTATCACAAGATACCACAAAAGCCACGTGCGATTATTATAAGTAATGAATTTTTAAATTCTTTTCTAGTATGCGACCAAAACTATAATAACTTTTCTCAGTGTAATCTAGATGATGAAAAAGTTCAAGCCGTATTAGATGCAGGTAATACAACAAACTACTTTAAAACCAGACAATACTTTACTGACAAATTGCTATCTAATCTTATAAAAAATCCTATCTATCAGATAGAATTTAAAGACAAAATACCCGGATTGACTTCTAATGTGATTAACTTAAAACACAACGGTGATATATTCGACCATAGTGCGATAAGCAAGTTAGTTATTAATGAAATTAATAAAACAAAGAAACAAGTAAGACCATGAAGATTTATAATGATTTCATAGGTAATGATGAAAATAATATCACAACAAATTTTCATGGTGGTGATAATGTCACAAATCTTAATGAAAACACACCAAAACAACCATCTGATTGGTACTATCATAATAAGAAAATAACGTACACGTTTAACAATCAAGGTCATAGGTGCAGAAATTTTGAGGATATAGATAAAAATAATTATATTTTATATACCGGATGTAGCCATACTATGGGTACAGGATTAGAGTTAGAAAAAACATATCCTTACTTACTGAGTAAAGAGCTGGGAATGGATTACTATAATTTAGCAATGCCTGCAACTGGTATGGATATAGTAGAATATAACTTATTGTTGTGGTTGTTTAAAGTACCAAAAAAACCAAAATTAGTAGTAATTCAATGGCCAGATCACAGTAGATTTGCAGAATATGATTCATTGAGAAATAATATATTAGCACGTGGTTCATGGCAACAGTTAGATAACAATTATCTAGCATTAATAGCAAATGCAGAAGATACCGGAATGTCACATGCAAGAAAGTATATGACTTTTAAGCTGTTAGAAAATAGCATCGATCTTCCGTTAATTACATTTAATTACGGAAATCAAGAGGGTTGTTCTATATACGATCTCAACATGCCAAGAATAGATAAAGCCAGAGATTTAAGTCATGCAGGGATCAAATCACATGTTAATTTTACCAAAACATTACTCAATCACATAGAAGTTAATAGGCTACTCAAATGAGATAAATATGTGTTATGATAACACTTACTCAATCAGCACAAGAAAAAATTAAAGAAATATTAATAGACGAGACTCCTGAATCTCGCTTAAGAATGTTCATCCAAGGTGGAGGATGTTCTGGATTTTCATATGGTTTTACCATTGATGAAGTCAAAAATGAAGATGATTTTGAGATTGAATCTGGCGGAACTAGTGTACTAATTGACAGTATGTCAATACAATATGTAACAGGTGCTGAAATTGATTACATAGATGACTTGCAGGGTTCAAGATTTAATATAAAAAATCCAAAAGCAGAATCAACATGCGGATGCGGAAGTAGCTTTAGTCCAACATAATTGATTTGATCCTTATTGATAAATACATAATAAGGATCAAATCATGGCAATTTCTGGAATACAGGTTATACAAGTAGGATTACCCAACGAATCCATAGGGAGTGATTCATTATACTCCGCATTCAGCAAAACAGTAGTAAACTTCAACACATTATTTAATACGGCTAGCCCCTATAGCAACGTTACCAACGGCATAGGAACGGCAGCTAATGCTAATGCATCAACCGGAGTATTAACGTTTGACAACACGGGTGTTCTTAATATTCTAGCCGGTACCGGAATATCACTAAGTGGTAGTAACGGCAATGTAACTATTTCAAGTAATGGCGGTGGTAATGGGAGCGGTGGAACTGTTACTAGCGTGGGTGTTAATTCGTCAACATTAAGTGTCAACACCACATCAAGTGGTAATATTGTTAGCTCTGGTAACATTATAGTTGATTTACCAAGTTTTGCTAATTTAGCAGGAACATATACATATCCAACTGTTACAGTTGACCAGTATGGCAGAGTTACTACAATTGCAAATGCATCTTCAGTTGGTACTGTATCAAGTGTAAATTTAATTACTTCCGGTGTAGGTATTCAAGTGTCCGGTGGTCCAATTACTAGCTCAGGAAATATTACTGTTATCAATACAGGTGTAACAAGATTGAGTGCAGGTACAGGCATTAACTTAAGCGGTAGTAATGGCAATGTTACTGTTTCTGCTACTATTACAGGCGGTACTGTTACTAGTGTTGGATTGACTAGTTCTTCATTAACCGTTACAAATAGTCCAGTTACTAGTACCGGTACAATGAATGTTGAGATACCTGCTAATGTAGCAATAACTGGCAGATTATTATTAAGTGGTAGCGAAGACCTTGCAAGTGCAGGTGCCGCTAACTTATCAGTTACAGCAAGTTATTTTACTACTACAAGTCCAAGTACTGCAACATTAGCCGCAGGTACTGCAGGCTTAATCAAAACATTTATGATGGTAGGTGACGGTGGTGATATGGTTATTACAGTTACTAACGCTGGATGGAAATCTAGTGGTACAGGTACAATCACATTTGGTGATATAGGTGATGGCTGTACACTACAATACATTAATAGCAAGTGGTTCTGTATTGGACAGAACGGCGTAGCATTCGCATAATTAGGATAAAAAATGACAACAATAAAAATAACGCAACTACCAAGTATAGGCAACGGGCTTTCTGCATCAACAATATTACCAGTAGTTAATACTAGTGGTACTGCTGTAACAGAAAAAGTTACAGTGGGTGCTGTAGCAAACTATGTATTAACACAAGCTGGTAATACACTATCTCCAGCATTTCTTTCTACTATAGCATACTCAGTATCAAATGCCTCACAACCTAACATTACTAGTGTTGGTACACTGAGTGTTGATACATTGAAAATTACAGGTGGAATAGTAGGCTACTATTTACAAACAGACGGATCGGGTAACCTAGCATGGGCACCTGGCGGCGGTGGTAATGGCGCAGTTGGCGGCATCAATACACAAGTTCAGTTTAACGATGAAGGTAACTTTAGTGGTAACACTGGGTTTACATTTAACAAGACGACGGGTGTATTTACATCACCTTTCTTAGCTGGTAATGGCAACGGATTATCAAATATACAGGGCGCAAACGTATCAGGTTTTGTACCTAATGCTAATGTTGCTAATACTGCACTTGCAGTAGCAGCCGCAAATGTTTCTGGCTTAGGTAACATCGCTACTATTAATTTAACTGGTAGTAATAGTAATGTATTGTATGGCAACGGTGTGTTTGCTCCAGCGTCAGGTGGCAATAGTACATATGATAATAGTAATGTGGCAACATTCTTGGCAGCATTTGGTAGTAATACAATCACAACTACAGGTAATATTAGTGGTGGCAATTTAGTAACCGGTGGACAAGTCGTAGCGAGCGGTAATGTATCATCGGGCACTGGACTCAGTACCGGTGGCTTTCTAAGTGTAGATGGCACTGCTGATCTGCATGATACCACAGTAACTGGTTATGCAAATGTAACCGGTACTGCTAATACAGTCGGTGGTGGTGCAACAGTTGGAGTACGTAGTATACTAGCAATTGATTCAGCATTTGGTAGTAATTCCTCAGCAGATCCAGCAAGCGCACAAGCAGTGCGTGGTCGTGTGACAGGTAGCAATCTAACTAAGACACGCAATTATGTTGCCGGCGTAACCGGTCAATACTTAGTTACTGGTACCAATGCAAGCGAATTTATTAACACTGGTTTACTTGGTGTCGTAGGAGATCAAACAACTACAGCAAATGCGGCTGTTGTTGCTTATTTGGACGGTGACGGTGGATTGACTACGGCTGGTTCAGCATATGGTGTAAGTATGAAGAACTCAACTCCTGGCTCAGGATTTGATTACGGCCTAGATTTACAATTTATTGATTTAAATGTGGCTGGAACAACTACTCCATTCAAGCAAGCAGATATTCGTTTTAATAACGGTGTAGAACTTGTTGCTAATACGGCTAACAATATTTCTATCAATGCTGATGTTACAGTAGGCAACATCACTGCTACTAATTTAGGCAACATTGCAACAGTCAATTTAACCGGTAGCAATAGTAATGTGTTGTACGGCAATGGAGTGTTTGCGGCAGTAGCAGGTGGTGGCGGATTACCATTAGCCAATGGCTCATCAAACTTTAATATTGCTACCAGTGGTGGTAATGTTACTATTGATGTAGCAGGATTAGAAACTTGGACATTTGATACCAACGGCAACTTGACTATTCCTGGTAGTATCGTTGGTACTGCTACTATAGACATTGACAACCGTGCTTCTGGTAACGGTGCAGATATTAATCTATATTCAGCCGATGACATTTTGATACAGGCACGTGATCGTGATGCAGGATCTACTGCTGAAGGCGGTGACATTAATATCTTTGCAGGTGATAGTGCTGAAGATAGTGACGCATCAGGAGGTGACATTGTTATTGAAGCCGGTCGTGGTGGCGCAGCCAATCTTGATTTTGGTGGTGATGGTGGATTTGTTCGTGTAGAGGCTGGACAAGGCGGTGCTGCCGTAGGTGCTAATATCTCTGCACGAAGCGGCGGTTCTCTTACACTTAATGCAGGCAATGGTGGTACAAACAATGGTAATATTGACCTAGGTAATTCAGGCGGTGATGTAACCATAAATGCCGGTGATAGCACAGGTAACGGTGATCCTGGTGGTAGTATTATTCTAAGATCAGGTGATGCCGGTGCAAACGCATTAGCAGGACAAATACAACTAATCATACCCGGTGGTGATGTTGGTCCCGGTGGCACTTGGATATTTGACGGTAATGGCATAATTCAACTACCTAATAGTGGAACTATTAGTAATGAAGGCAACAACATTGATATTGGTAGCACTAGTGCTATCAGCCTTGAAGCATCTAGTGCAGTAAACATCTATACTGATACAGGTACTAACGCTTGGCAATGGCAATTTCAGGATGACGGTAATCTAAGATTGCCAACTATTGAGTTAGATGTAGGTAACACTATCAACGAGCAGACAGTAATTCAAAGTCAGCGCAAGATTATCCCAGGGCTTAGATACAGTGCTGAAATTACTGGTAGTACACCGACTACTGTTTACACTGCTACCAGTGTTGACACAACTTCAATGAAAGTTACAATGCAAATTCAGCACAGTGGCTTAGGATTTGAATTTTTTGATGTGTCTGCTACATCTACAGGTGGTAATACTTACTACACAGTAAGCAACAGACTTCAACCACCTACAATTGCTGATAGTACCGTCGTAGTTGACCTGAACGGCTCTAACTTTATGGATATTACAGTAACAATTAACTCAGGCGCAGCCAACAGTTGGGTTACATATGATGCTACCGAATTCGGTATCGCAGTAGATTAATAAGAATAAGGAAAAATAAAATGGCAGCAAATTTACAACCAATATCGTCGGACGGTGGATTTACATCTGGCGGAAATATCAACTCATCCGGTGATCCAAGTTCGGCACCAAGTCTAAATGATTTCTTCAGTATAACTTCTGCGGCTAACTTTGCTATTGTAACTGACAATGCTAACACTGACCAAACTTGGACATTTGGCACAGATGGTAGTTTAACATTACCTATTGGTATATCTATTGATAATAGCGTAGACCCTCTGTATCCCAAGATCATTGCAGACAGTAACTTGCTATTCAGTGTTCAAGGGCAAGGTGCTAATGGTTCCGCGGCATTGGCTTGGACTGTGGATCCTGATGCGGCATCTCAGTATGCGGCTGTCGCTGTTACCCGAGCCGGTGGAGACGATCTTGCCAAGGTGATATTAACCGCACAAGCCAATTCAGGTGATAGTGCGAATGCAAAGACTTGGACATTTAATGAAGCCGGTAACTTAACATTACCAGGTAATACATTTGCGGTTAACTATGCTAATGGTACACAAGTATCAATTGGAGGCGGTGGCAACACAGGCAATGTGACATTCAGTGATATCAATATCATCGGTGACGGTAACTTAAAGTTACAACCTGATTCTGCTAACGCTGATGCTTATTTGGATATCTTTCTAACCGCAGGTCCAGACATTCACATTGCCGGCAATGGTGAAACTGTTATTCTCGGGACTGATGACTTTGCTAATGTTGCTGTCAATGTTGATGGTAATGTGTCTATACAAGCCGGTGATGCCAATGGCACACATACTTGGAACTTTGATACTGCTGGTAACTTGACCTTGCCATTAGGCAGTATTGTTTATGAAACCAACATTCCAGACCAATCACTTAGTGGTAGTGCTATTGCTTTAAAACCAATAGGTGGAACTACTGCCAATCAACAGTTATTAATATATCCAACAGCGAATGACGGGGACCATGTACATATGACAAGTGGAAACTTGTATGCAACCGAGTTGTTCTTAGGTAGTGATAACTTCTATGTTAAGTTAGCAAATACAGGCAATGTTGTTATCAACAGTAATGATGGTAATAGTAGTAATGCTATGTGGACATTTGACACAGATGGTAATCTAACATTACCAGGCAATACTTTCGCAGTCAACTACGCTAATGGTACTCAAGTATCAATTAGTGGTGGTAATGCTAACACAGGCAATGTAACATTCAGCGATCAAGTAGTTATAGGTACCGGCAGCAATGATGGCAGTGGCGGGTTGTATTTGGCCCCTGGAAATAATAGTATT